CACTCTTTCCCTACACGACGCTCTTCCGATCTTTCCTGTATCAATTTTATCAATCATTTCATTAAGTACCTTACGGCTTACACTGTCAAAATACTTACTAATGTCTACCTTATACCCAACAGCTCCTTGATGTTTCTTAAGCTCCATACAAATATCATCTACGATATTTTTAACTCCAATTCCTTTCTGATAAGACACACATCTTGGATGAATCATATGACCATATAGTTGCATATAAACATAATTGATTTGCGTCATAACAAATCTGTCAATTGGCTGATTAACATACACTTCTCTTACTTTTCCATTGTCTTTAGGAATTTCTACTACATACGGAGGTGCAATTTTGTAATTACCATCCCAGATCATTCCTAAAAGCCGTGCTTTGTATTCTGGATCGCACACAATTCTTAATACATCTCTATGTACACCTTTACTTTGCTGATGTGTAATATTTTGTCTCCATAACTGATCATCCATAAACAGTTCTAATTTCCTTTTATTGATCTCGTTCACTTTGTAACACCCCCTTTAATAATAATTATTTTTCTTTGACATGTTCAAAAATTTAATAAGCCCTCGATCCATTCTTTCTTCAATCTCGTCATATAATAACCAAAATCCGTCAACTGATTCACTTTTGTCTTCCAGTCTTTGGAAATACATTCGTGATCTATGATAATTTGTACTTTTCTTAATGTATGAATATAGGGAATAGAGTCTCATTGTTCCCCATTGTTTTACAATATTTTTAGTTATTATGTAGGAATGACCTCGATAGCTTACTCTCTGACCAACTTTAATGTCTTCTAAATACATCACACCACCTCAATAATAATTATTTTTACGATTTAAAATTTTTATTGTTCCATATTTCAGTTCTTTAAAGAACCATTCCATAGTCATTGATTCAGGCACAAAGCGTCTCTTCGATGCTTCAATCCAAATTAGTGAACTATCTTGATCAATGATTTTTTTAGTACAATCTTTCTGAAGATCCAAGACATTATTATATTCTGCAAACACGTCTGTTATAGTCCATTCCCAACCTCTATACTGAATTTTCATACCCTCTTTAATATCTTTTGCGTCTATCATCTTAAATCACCTACCAGTAATTGTTCTTCTTGTTTGACACGGGGTAAAGTAAGTGTTCTTTTATTCTAACAGGCCTTCCTTGTATCATACATTCTCTGTTCTTTAAGTCTTCATAGGTTTGATAAAAAATGGCTTTAATTATATGATGTGGATTTCCTGTAAATTCTCCTTGACCTTCTAAATAATCAATGTCTTCTATAATACCTTTTCCTGTAATACCATATGCTTCATAGAACATATTATCTGATCCTATCATATCAGGTCTAACCCTAAAAACACCCTTGTATCCTTTAGGCACTGGAGGATATTTACCATCATTTTCCATTTGATCACCTCTTTCTTAATAGTAATTATTTTTTCTTTTAAAAGGAATATAACAATACTTTTCTGTCCCAGACACTCTTCCTACTTCTCTAATAAGATTTTCACCTCTTTGCAGATCTAAAAGGCTAGGGTAAAAACTTGCTCGAATTACATGATTAGGATCTCCCTTAAATTCATTTTCTTCATTATAATAATCTTCATCGATTAAAAATTTGTCGTCTATAATGCCCCATGCTCCATAAAACTCATTGTTTAAGGACGTCATATCTTCTCTTAGTCTAAAAACACCTGTATACCCTTTAGGAACTGGACGGTACTTTACATCCTCTGGCATACGATCACCTCTTTCTCAATAATAGTTATTCTTACGTTTGATTTGGATTTTCTTAAAATACTTATCCCACAGTGTCGGACGAAAACAATACATAACACAATGACCGTTCTTACCCTTAGCAGACGGAAATCCACCATGTCCACCAATATTCTTATCAAATTCTAAAACACATTCATAAACAAGCCCACTTGCTACTTGCGAAACTCCAATAACCGTTGCGATATCTCCCGGATGTTCATCAAATATATTGCAATGTCGACGGCTTTCTTCTGTTAGTACGATCCTATCTCCAACCTTAAACACCTGTCATCATCCTTTCTCAATAATAATTGTTTTTTCTCTTTTTCGCTCGTGTGCAAGTAATGCCGCCCCAAACTAAATCATCACCATTTTCATAGAACCACATACTTGTTTCTGTTCCATCTATTTCAACCAATACGGGTATTGCAGATTCATCTATAGCAATGACTGTCCCTTTCGCTTTAGTCTCAAATACGCTACTAGCTTTAATTCCACGAGTAACTACTACTCTGTCACCTACTTCCCACATTTTAATCACCCCTTAGTAAAAATTATTTTTCCTTTTGACTTGCTCAATGCTTATGCCATCTGTGATAGTAACCTTTTCTAAACAATAATCAAACCACCAACAATGTCCCCGCTTTCCTTCATAAGCTCCATTTCCACTATGCCCACCCATGGATTCGTCAAACTCTACTAAGAAGCGATCTCTAATGTCATTGACAGGGGTTTCTGTGCGCTTAACAACCACTGTCCCCATTAAGCCGATTTTTGCTCCCCCTATTATCTTAACTCTTGTACCTTTTTCCCACATATTCTCACCTACCAATAATTATTCTTACGTTTTCTTGGGACATATAAGCTTCTTTCTTCTATAAGGCCTTCCCTTATACACCTACCATTGTTTGTTAAATCTTGATAAGTCTTGTACAACTCAACGTACACTGTGTGATCTGGATTACCCGTATAGTGATAGCCCTCCTCCAACTTAACATACGCATGGTAATAAGGGCGGAAACGTGCTATTGTTGGCTTAAGTCTTACAATCCCCTTATAATTTTTAGGTACCGCTTTATATTTTTCTTCTATCAAGATCATCACCTCTTACATAGGGAATACTGTCACATCCATTGTCTTCATATCTGTAATAATCATCTGTTTTGGTTCATTCCCCAAACAGAAGTTAACAAAATTTGCAATTCCATAACAAACAATATTCTTAACTGTATAGCATACACTTAATTCCACTCCACAAGCGCTTGTAGGAGTTGCTGCAGCTGCTTCTTCATGGGTAAAATTCATGGTTCCAATTAAGTTTTCAACCTGTTCTTTAACTGAACAATCAGCAAAATAATGCTGTGCATCTGTAAGTCTCATTCTAAAATCAAAGAACGCAATACAGTTTGGATTTAACTTATTGGCCTCTACGATTTTCTTTCTAAGCTCAATATTATCTACACATAAGAACACATATCCTGTAAGAATATATGGATTATCAATCCCTCTTTCGTGTTTGATTATTTTAATCTGTGGATTAATTAACTTACACAAATTTTCAATTGCATCTACCTTAGCTTTTCCGATATCCCCATCAAAGAACATCTGATTAGTTACGTTTTTAGGCTCAACATGATCGTAATCCCAGAGATGAATCACTGAGACTCCTAATCTTGTAAGCTGTTCTGCGACATTTGAACCAATTGCTCCACATCCAATTACATGAACTGGTTTTTTAACTAATGTCTGTGCATCAAAAAATTCTAAAACCTTACTTGTATTCATAATCATTCTCCTTTATTTCTTCTTTGTCCCACTATAATCTGGATAAGTAATACAATACTCTTCAATTAAATCATCAAGACTTTCATCACAGCTGATCATCCTCTGTAAACATTTACTCCATTTACTATGCCATTTTGGAGGTGTTAAATCTGCAATAATTGCTCCACTTAATTCTTTTCGCAACTCTGCTTCATCTTTTTTTGGCTTCTCTTTGCCTTTATTTTTGTCATAGTTCTTTTTCCAACTATCATACAGCTCTTCTGTTCCGTATCCACCGCCTCTGTAACCATATCCATTAGAATAATATCCACTTGTTTTTACAACTACTTCTTCTTTTACATTCTCTTTAATCTGTTCTTTAGCCCATGCCTGTTCATCTGACTGATAGAAAACATAACTGATATCATCTGTCTCATAAAATTTATTGTTATAAATGTCATAAATATTTAACCAATAGCTTCCCTTTTTGTTGAAAATGCCGAATATGTAAAAATTATTTTCATCAACTGGACTAGACATAAACTGTTGAATAATCTGCTCCTGATACGTATCATCTACACCACTTGGACTTGTTGCCATATTTACATGTGAATGTCCATGAAATCTAATCTTATTGTAAATCTCATCTGGCTGACTAAGCATCCAAGTTGGATATAGCTCATCATCTGATGTTACAGTAGCTCCTGTAACTTCCTGTGGGAATACAATAATGTCTTCTACATAGAATCCATTTTCGCTTCGACTGACAAGTCCATGCCAACCAATTTCTTTTTCACATTCGTGAATGAGATAATACATTTTCTTTTCTGCCATTTCTGAAAAAGCAATCTCAATTTTCTCTTCTTCTTTAAGTTTTACATTAGGATTAATTTCCATCTGTAATTTTTCTGGGGTTAAACCAATAGAAGTGATAGCTTTCGCTATCACTTCTTGTACTAATCTCTGTGCATCTAATTCTTCAATTCTAATTTTTCTCATTTTTTAATCCTCCAATGCTCTTGCTTCTTTGAATGAAATAAATTCTTCTCTTCCTGGAACTTTAAGACATTTTTTATTTGTAAATCTGTCTTCACAATAATTAAAGAAAGCTCCTACTACAGAAGTATCATATAAAGAAATTCCAGCGACAGCTGATCTAACAAGATTGAAAATTGACATATAATCTCTGTTTGAAATCGCTTCAATTAAATTTGCTTCATTTGCTCCCCAACAGTTAAACTCATGGAAATGTGGATTAGGAATATACATATCATTTGTGTAATTATAATCTCTCATTGCAACTGGTTTATTATTAACCAAGTCAATCATTATTGCTTGCTGTAGATACAAAGTGTATTCTCTTGTCTTAAAGATTTTGTCGAATACTTTTTTCGTCTTTTCATATTCAGCCTCTTCTTCAAAGTATTCATCATCAAAGTTTCTTTCGTAAATATCATCATCCCAATATAACAATGGCTGAACGATTGCAAAGCTAAACCAATCACCGCTAGGATCACACCTAAAATCACTTAAATCATCACCCATCATGTTTAACATTTCTCTTACTTCATTGAACTGGGAATCATCTTTCATATGTAAATATCCGAAGAGTCTTTCTTGTGACTCTCTTAATGTTTTAAGAGAGTGTCTGAGATTATCTTTATAGCTATTAACTCTGTCCTGATTATTCTGAACTTCTCGTTCTAAATGTTTCTGCTGACCTTTAGATGCAACCTTTAGGAAGTTTTCAATATTAATTTTGTTTTTGATTTTTACATAGTGTTTATCCGTTTCTGAGAAAATATCACGAATCATATTCATAGCTTCTGATCTATCTCTATTGCTAACAACTTCTAAAACATCCTGCATTGTATCTCCATAAACATGGCTAACAATCTGCATGATCAGTTCATAAGCTTCAAAATCTTTTTTATAATCTTCTTTTTCTCCATTTAAGAAAATTGTGGTTCCTTTCTGCTCAGGATGAGTAAACACCTTAAAAACTTTATCGTGGTGGAATTCAACTTCTTCCCAGCCTCTTTCTGCCCACATATTAACAAGTTCTTCTTCTCTATCCTCAAAAACATCTTTTATCGCTACAACCTGCAAATGTGATTTTCTGTCAGTGTAAAAATGGTCAAATGCATGAACACTAACTTCATGACAATGGCTTAGATATTCTGTAACTCCCTCATTAAAATCAATTGATCTTAAAATTGATGCTACATAGAAATAAGCAATTAATTCATTACCTCTATCTCCTCCGATAAAATCAATACTTCCATTGACCAATCCTACATAACTTAATAATCCATTTGCTCGAGTAAAATCGTAGTCCTGCATTACAAAGTCATCATCTTTTTTATTAAGCCAAAAGATATAATTCTTAACCTCATCTTCGTTTACAGGCTGTAAAATCTCTTCTGGGATAATACTGTCAATGTAAGTATCGCTTTCCAGCTGGACACTTCCATCTTCTCCATATTCTTTGACCTTCATCAATCCCATAGTTACAAGTTCATCAATCATTGCTTTTCTTGCTCCCCATGGAACATTAATGATTTCTGGATTGTATTCATTAATCTCTTCTTCTGACCAATAACAATCCTCATCATTCCTCATCTGTTCTCTAACAGATTCGGGATTAACCAACCCATATTCTTCAACCAGTTCATCCCAATTCTTTACTACCACGTAGTCATTTGCTTTAAATTTTCTTTCTTCCATAATGTATTTTCCTTTCTTATGAATATAATTAATAAGTAAAAAATAAGAACGTAGGCTATGACACCTACGCTCCTCATGTTCTTCTCTCTTTACCTGCTAGAACTAGAAAGCAGAATCGGCTTTAACTACAGCTGATAACATAATAGAATCACCATCATTACATTCAAGGTCTTCAAATGTATCAGTTAATTCAGCTACACTTAATGGTCTCATATTCATAGAGATTGTAGCTCCTGTTGTTGCTACATTATTTTCAGCTAACACTTCCATTGGAGTCTGATTTCCTTCTGCTGTTACATAACTTTTACCTGCTGTTGTTGCTAACGTTACATTGATCATCATAATTTTGTTCTCCTTTATATCCTTTTAATACTTGTGTTCTATAGTTACTAAAACAAAAGCTTTGCTGTCCAACCCCTACATGCAAAGCTTTTGAGTCGAAAGAGAAAAATATTTTGCTTGATTAACAGTTACTCGTAGGACTTATTGGGTTGGCTGTCCATGTTTGTTGTGAAATTACATTAGATATTATTTTACTTTCTATTCCGCAAAAATCGCATCAATAGCTTTCGTATCGGCTTCAATTCTCCCAGCAAGGACTTTTAATCCCTTTTCTGCATTTACAAGGGCTTTACCATATTCAACTTTGATGTCTTCCATTTTTGTTTCTGGAGGCAACACAATTGTTACAGCTAAGTTCTTGTCAATTGTAGAGTTACATGTAAGTCCTAACTGAGAAATTTCTCCCTCTCTTCCACAGCGTAAAACAAATGTTGGTACACCATCTTTGTTTGTCACTGTCATGTTGCTTACTTTCTTATCAAAGTCAGCTTTTTTGATTTCTGTGTTGATTTCTAATGCGTTTTCTTTTAATGATACTTTCATGTTTGTTCTCCTTTTTAATTCATTGTTTTTTATAAGTTTCTTTATTTATATGTAAAATCTCAAATCATCCTGTCCCATCTAATTTATTACTTCCCATGGCGTTATGATTTTCAATATTTACTATCTAATTTGATTTACTACTACATTGCTGAGTCTGCTTTTACAACTGCTGATAACATTACGGAATCACCATCTGTGCATCCTAATTCTTCAAAAGTTTTACCTTTTTCATTATCTGCAAGCGGTCTCATATTGAGTGATACAGTAGCTCCTGTTGTTGCTACGCTGTTCTCTTCAAGTACCTGCGATGGAGTCTGATTTCCTTCTGCTGTTACATAACTTTTACCTGCTGTTGTTGCTAACGTTACATTGATCATCATAATTTTGTTCTCCTTTTAATCTCCTGAATATGTAAATGTGTAACTAAAAAGGACGCCCTTGGGAGACGTCCTATAAGTGAATGAATTAATATTAGATTATATTGTTTTACCTTTACTCAAGGCTGTTCCTAGGCTTCTGTTGCTTCTTCTGTGTCTGCAAAGATTCCATCAACTGCTTCTGTATCTGCTACGATTCTGTCAGCAATTACTTTCAGATTCTTTTCAGCTGCTACTAAAGCCTTACCATACTTGATTTTGATTTCTTCAACATCTGTTTCCATTGGAAGAATCATTGTTACCGCTAACTCTTTGTCAACAGTTGTGTTGCAAGTTAAACCAAGCACTGAAATGTTAGGCTGTTCTCCAACTTTTAGCTTAAATGTCACATTTCCTTTGTCATCTTTAACAGTCATGTCTGTTACCTGTTTGTCGAAGTCTGCCTTTTTGATTCCTGTTACTACCTCTAATCTGTTTTCTGCGATTACTACTTTCATTTTGTTTCTCCTTTTCTTTTATAAAATATTTTGTAGCTATGTATCTCTTACACACGATCCTGCCCTAGCCATTAATTTGCAGTGTTATGTATTTTAGATATGTAATTTAGAGCTTTTACACTCTATAAGACAACCAATGTTTGGTCATCCTATACAATGTAAAAAGCACAAGTAGAACCTGTGCTTTTAGTAAAAATTGTTTTTCCTTTTCTTCATAATTTTCTTACATATTAATGGTGCTTCACAATCCCGGTTATCTCGCCATTTGATTAAATTACTATCTTGGTTTCCACGCATCCACCAACAGTGTCCCGGTTTCCCACTTATTTTACCGAAATCATTTCCATCATGTCCATCCATGGGTTCGTCAAACTCTACTAAGAATTTAATTATCTCATCAGGATTCCATGGAACATCAACCTTTAAAAAGTTGATAATAGTTCCCTTGTATCCAATCTTTATTTCAATTCCATAATTCTCTTGTGAGACCATACCCAAGTCTGTAACAGCCACTCTATCTCCAATCTCCCACATGTTCTCACCGCCTTAGTAATAATTGTTTTTTCTTTTTCCTATTTTTTCAATTGTTATACCATCTGTTTCAACAATTCTCCCCGGAACACTATCAAACCACCACCAACAGTTCGGTTTGCAATCACAAAGAGTAGTCATGATATTCCCATCCATGGGTTCGTCAAACTCTACTATAAAACGATCGTTTTTATCCTCACGTATGTAAACCACAGTACCTATGATACCAACTGGTGTTGTAGATCTATTTGATTTTATAATCCTAACCCTTGTACCTTTTTCCCACATTCCTATCACCTACCAATAATTATTTTTTCTGTTGTTAATTTTCTTGACTCTCATTCCATTTGATTCGGCTTCGTTTTCGTTCTCTCCCCTTGTGGACAAAAACCATCCATAACCTTTTTTACAATCCCCTAGTAAGTCATGACCGTTTACATATTTGTCAAAAACTACACTTATCTCATCTCTACTTGCAAAGTTAACCGTTCCCTTAAAACCTACAAAGGATTCTAAATTTCTTCTAGCATCTTGAATAATTACGACTCTATCTCCGACTTTCCACATTTTAATCACCTCTCAATAATAATTATTTTTCCGTTGACCGACAGCTCTAATTAAATCTTCTTCCCAGATAAAGTCTTTTCCACAGTGGTAACAACCATCTCCAATCTCCAAAAAGTTTGTATGAAATTCATATGCAATCTTGTAACGATTTCTCTCAACTTCTTGTGTATGATCCATTCTTGTTTTTCTACTTAAGATACGAACAACCGTTCCCGATCTCATGTAAACTTTCATATCTGTCAAGTTATTGTGTAATTCCAATTCTTGACCTACTTCAAATCTAAAACTCATATCTCAATCTCCTCTAGGAATTCCAAAAACTCTTGTTCTGTTGGGAATTTAAAAAGGACTCCATCAATGATTACTTTGTAGCAATCTTGACGAAGCCCTAAAATTTTAATACTCATTTTAACTTCTCCTCTAAATACTTATCCGCCGTCCTAGAGAACTCTGCAAATAACTCTGGATACTTTCTAACTAATTCAGTTTTCTTTTTGTTTGTTTCATACTTGCTCCAGTCTACATCCATCTTTCTAATGATTCCTGAGTAAATAGAGCTTCCGCCTAAACTTTTGTTGCCTGTTTGCTCACAAAGTTTTTGAATCTTTTCTTTATAATATTGCCAATCTTTTTCTGGATTGGTTCCCGTATTTCTCTTTATAGCTTTTCTTTTTGTGTTTTCATATATTCCATCAAGAATACTGTCAAACAGGTCTTTCAAATTTTCATCATTGAATACAACATCTAAAGTACTTAATCTACCTCTCTGAGATTCTAAACCGAAAGCTCTTCTGTATTCTTTATTTTCCTGTGACCAACAAATTCCATACACATTCTTCATTTTTGAATAACATGCTGAGAATACTTTTCCTTTTGTTTTATATTCATTTCCATTAAAAACAATATAGGCTGCTTTAGTACCAATTTCAAACTTCCAAGTGTCTAATCTAGGGTTTTCAATCTTAACAACTGGCTTAACAGCTGGTTTTGTTTTTACTTGATTAACAGTTTTCTCTTGAGCTTCAAGTTTTTCAACAGGTTTTTGTACTTCCTGTCCTTGCTGAGATTCTAAAATCTTCAACACAGTATCTTTGAATATTTTGTTCTCTTCTCTCATTTCTAAGAACATATTCTGCATTCCATCTAAGAATTTCTCAACAGGTGTAATGGCTGTTTCCCTAGGCTTTCTCTGGAATTCTCCACGTCTATATGCTTCTATAATGTCCCATACCCAATCCATAAATTCATTTGCCTTTGGTTGTCTTGACCATCTACAGATTTCAAAGATACCTCTTTCATTATATATATAAGTAGAATATTCTTTTCTATCAGTAGATACTAAATTGGTATCAACTGAAAGTGGATCAAGTCTATCTCTATGTGCAGTATGTATCTTTCCGATCGCAATCCTTGGGTTGTGATATCCTAAAGCTTTACCAATCTGTCCTCTTGTCATCCACATGTTACTATCTGCCTTGTAAAAGTTACAATCAACTCCATTAAATTCTTCTGTTGTTACTAATCTTAAATCCTCCATAATATGTCCTTTCTACTATTAATCAATAGTAATTGTTTTTTCTATTGTTTATTTGTTTCCATTCGCCTTTTTTCAATCTTCTTTCGAGCATTGTCTTAGGCATCATTGACGATGTACTTTTCCATACATCGTCCTCATCTGTATTTACATGTACAGCTTGGAACCACAATGATATGTCTGTTATATAAAACCCTTCTTGTATAAAATTCATATCTGTAAGCTTCCAGACTATTCCCGTTTTTACTTCTAAGAACTGCATTCCAATTCTTAATTCATTTTCCATTTGCTTACCTCACCAGTAGTTATTTTTTCTATTCTTTCGCAGGAACTCAAGGTTATTTCCAATCCTGTCTTCTGGATCGTCTTCAAACTGATAGAGCCAATCTGTTATATCTGTCTTTTGACCATCTGCCCAAAATTCTATCTCAACACTGCTATCATCAGCATCTTTATCGATAATTTTAACTTTTAACTCATCTGCGTTTGTCAATGTATCAAAACCATCCATCCACTCATTGTCATACATCCATGGACAGTCTTTATCAATCCTAAAAAACATGCCAACTTCGCAATCATCGAAGCATACTTCTCTTTTCTCTTCCATCCTCACACCTCTCTTTACCAGTAGTTATTCTTTCTCTTTGGTAGAAACTCAAGATTATCTGATAGTGCTTCTATATCAGACCCTGAAGTTCTAAAAAACCACCATTTACACTCTGTTGGTGTATTATCAATATAAAATCGTGTTAAAACAGTTCCATCTCTTGGTTTTATTTTTTCTACTTTGACTGTTAGTGTAGTGAATAGAGTAACGCTACTAAATTCAAATTTGTGTTGACCTACTTTCTCATACCAAGGACTATCCAAACTTATCTTAAAAACATCGCCTACATGACAATCTTCAAAGTGTACTTCTCTTCTCGTTTGTTTACTTTGCACTCAAATCAACCTCGCTTCCAAAAGTTCCAACTAATGCAAGTGCAATCACTGCAACAATTGAAACGTGCATCCATGCCAATATCACTGCTGCAATCCAACAAATTAACTTCATTACTGTTTCAAATCTATTCATTATCTTCATCCTCTCTTCCTTTTCTTCCCCTGTAACTTTCTTCAATCATCCATTCAAAAATCTTTTCAAATGGTTTATCTGTCATGTTTATTAACCAAGTTGTAAAGGCAATCTCTACAATCTCTCTATCTTCTTTGTCAACTCGTGCATCAGCAATAATAATGTCAAGCACATAGTCATAAATCATTACAGTTACAGGTTTTGTGTTCACACAAATGTATACCGCTTCGTACATTTCTCTTGTGTTGTCAATGATTGCTCTCATGTATTTCTCAAAATATTCTTCATCGAATTTATTTTCTGGACTAAAGAAATGATTATCTAACCATTCTGTTACCTGTAATAACACTTTTGTTTCTTCTTCATTTAAATATCTAAATTTGCTCATCTTAATTTCCTTTCTATTTTGAAAAAAGACGGGAATAATCCCGCCTTTCTTCATGTATTAACAAAAATCACTCCACTGATTTTGAAATACCTTATTTATATGTATCTATCTAATAATAGTTGTTCTTTCGATTAATCTTTGAATCGACATTAATGTGAAAAACATGTGCACGAAAAACTGAACTACTTGCAAGCCAACAATCCCGATATCGTACACATCTTTTTCCATTTACACGTACTATTACATCAAGAGTTTTTCTTTTTTTATGAACTACTGTTGCAGTAACCTTATCTTCTATTGCTACAGCAATTCCCTCAGATATAAGGTAATAGTCCACAAAAGGACATCTTGTTTTTAACCTAAGTACATCTCCAACATGGCAATCTTCGAATCGAATTCCCCTTTCTTTTGTCTTCACATAACCACTCCTAATAATAATTGTTCTTTCTTCCTGCTTTGATACGATTTTTCATTTTAAGATTCATTTCAAGATTGTCTTCCTTATACCTACTTCCCTCTCGGAGATAAGAAGTATCATAATGATCATATGAAGCTTTACCTATATAAACATTTATCCCAACTTCTTTGACGTCACCATTATTTATCATATGTACAATCTCTGCTGTGATTTCTTCTCTAGGGATGTATCCATTTGATTCCATTATCCATTCCACAACCCATGGCGAACGTCTATCTAACTTAAAAACATCGCCAATATGACAATCTTCAAATTGAATTTCTCTTTCTTTCTGCATATTACACCTCTTAGTAATAATTGTTCTTTCGCTTGTTCGGATACTCTAAGTTCTTTGAGATTAGTTCATAACCGTTAGCCTCTATTATTGAATCTTCTGTATAGAAATACCAATTCCTCGGGACACATTTTCGCCCATTTTTATAGTAGATATCTACAAAAATGCTATCTATTTGACTCTCGGTCACTTCTAGGACAATGCACTTTACCGGTTCCTTAGGATCTATTTCCCAATACTTTCTAAAAGGACAATCTTCCTTTAGCTTAAGAGTCATCCCAACTTTACAATCTTCAAGTTTAAGTTCTCTCATGTTTGCCCTGCCTTTCTTTTAGTAGAAGTTGTTTTTCTTTTTCTTTGGAATCCACTTACACTTAAGTTCTAAAGCACAATTTACAAGGTAAGAACCTTCTTTATGCAACCACCAACAATGACCATCTTTACCTACTGATTCTGGAAAAGCTCCATCATGTCCACCAATACTCCTATCAAATTGGATTAAATACTGACCATAACTTTCACTTTCGACTATAAGGGTTCCCTTGTCGCCTGCTAAAATATTTAACCCATAAATATTCTCTTCTTTTGGAGCCTTAACAACAACCACTCTATCTCCTACTTTCCACATCTTAATTTCCTTTCTGCTCTGTTATTTCTTTATAAAGCTTTCTGAACTTCATAAAGTCTTCGGCGTTTCCATTGTTGTCTGGATGAGACATTTTCATAGCATACTTGACAGCTTCTGAACATTTGCTTTTTAGTTTTCGCATTTCCACAAACTTGTCTATTCCATCAGCTGCGAAAAAGTCCGTTTGCTGGCGGAGTTTTGACATTTCTCTATAATGTTTTTCTCGTATTCTTTCATATTCATTGAACCAATGAATGTTCATGCTTTTTTCGTAATCTCTTTCCTTTTTGGTTTCTGCCAGTTCCTTTTCGACTTCGGTTATTTTGCTGGTTAACTTGTTCAGATTATCGACTAAGTTCTTTGTATCTTTTACCTCAGCTTCTTTAATTGAGTATCCTAACACCCATCCGGTCATAATCCCAAAAAGTGCACTTGCAATAATTATAATTTCCATCTTAATTTCCTTTCTCTTCCACAATTTCTACGTCTTCTAAGTCAATCCACAATCCTTCCCACTGGTTTGTTAATTCATTGTAGAAGTACATGTAAATGAAATTCCCTTGCTGCCAGTTTGAAGTCGCAACATGGATTCCGTCTTCCTCTGTGATTCCGTATCTATAACCATTGCGAAGTGTAAATCCTTTGTAAGTTGCATGACCAAAATCTTTTAGTGTTTTCAGTTTGAATATCTTTTGTTCCATACATTGTTGTTCAAACAATGTTAAAGATGTTATTGTTCCCATAGCTCTGTCTGTTCCTTTCCTGTACGAATGAATTCATCTAAGAATAGTCTATACCCGTGTAATTTCACGAACATATTTCCTTTGATGTCTGTCTGGATTTTTAGTTTGTGATAGCTCTTGCCGCCACCCCAAGCTCCAGACTCACAGTACATGTAGTCTTCTATTCCATAGGTAATTTGTTTCACTTCTACGCCACATAAACCACTGTAATATGCAATGGTTTCTGAGCGTTCGCAGATTTCTTTTTTTGTTAATCCCATAGGCTCTTCCTTTCTCTTGTGTATCCACAAGAATTAATATATTTATAGATACAAAAAGAGCCTTAGATTTCCTTTACTGGCTATCTAAGGCTGATTTTCTAGCTACAAATATATATAATTTGTACTAGATATATATCAAATCACTACCCCTCTATGTATTGATTTGCTTTAATCTTCTTCTCCTAATCGGTATAGCAAAGCTTCACACATTTCATTAATGTCTTTATATGCTTCTATTTTACCATCATAAAAGCAGTTCCCTGTTTTGTTGAGGTTCTTTGCGTTTTCAAAACTTACAGAAAGGCTATAGGTTTTAATACGATGAAGCATCTCAATTTGTGCTTCTCTTTTCGCTTCCTCGATATCTTCTCGTGTGATTTCTGGTTTCGCTTCTGGTGTAAAATCAGAGTCAATACCAAGTTCGATTTTGCTTTCGTCAACATGAAGTTCTCCTGTTTCTCCATCCATCATAAAGAAAGTATCCAACGCTTCTTCGATTTCCCATGGATCGAAAGTATAGACTAAGTGTGGACAATTGTAGTTATATTCTCCATCTTCCAGATGATGAAACTCAACAAAAAATTGACCTGTAATTACTTGTAATCTGTGCATCTCCCCGTGTACTTCTACATCGTAATGGACAACTTCACAATCTGATTTTACAGATTCGATTACAGCTGTTTCTAAGATTTCTGTCATTAATTCTCTTTTTGTTCTCATGGTTTTAGTTTCCTTTCCTATAAGTTTTTAAGAATTGTGTTTACCTGTGCGAGCGTCATTGTAAAGGCTCTCTGCTCTCCTAAGTGCATATCATTCCCTTGTTCTACACCTTCGTCTATGTAAAGCTCCCAAGACTGCTGTGCCATTACATCTAAATGAGCCTGTAAATGTTCCAAGATTTCTCTTTTGGCTTCTCTTTTCGCTTTCTCAATGTACTCATCTGTAACCTGTACACTCACTTCTGCTGAGAATTTCACTTCTAGTTCTGGTTTGCTTTCTTCCTTGTATGGGTCTTGCTCTGCGTACAGCCAATCTACAGCATCAAAGATACTTTCCGTTGTAAAACATTCTGTATCTGACTCACATTCAAACTCCCACTTGCGACCCCAGTGTGTAACCATTCTAGACCGGTCTTTTGTTGCTACCCATTTTTCTGGGGCTGAAAGTACATTTACAACGTGTGCTTTTAACATTTCAAACTTTGCCTTGTCTAGATTTTCAGTTATTTTTATCATGATTCCTATTTCCTTTCTTAGTTGGCTTCTGTGATTTCTACAATTTCGTCATCAAGTACGCTGTCAGTTCCTTTTGTATCAAACTTGACAGATACTTTGACAGATTTGTTTGTGCTGATTCCGTTGTGATTAGACACTTTCCATACGTTTCCATCTTTGGTCGTGATGGTTCCGTTGTTGTATGTGCCTATTGTGGTGCGTGTGCTGAGAGCGTCAGTAATATTCTGCATTGTTGCCAACGTCCCCCATATCATCATAACGACCCCAATAATTAATAAAATTGTACTTTTTAAATTCATGTTTCATTTCCTTTCTTTAGACATAGAAAAAAGCACGGAATTATTTTATTCTCCGTGCTTTTTTGGTTTCTGTTTTAGTTTGTCTTACAGCATAGGCTGTGGGATATATTTCCCTGTTTCTCTATCATAGTGATAGCATACAATCCTTATGCCTGTCGAAAGACAAGCATTTACTATGGCTAGAGTCGCCATTGTTAGACCTGTTACATACAGGTCTACTCTATCTCCACTACGTAAAGCAAAGTCAGAGAACAATCTCTTTGATGCTTCTAATAACAGGCTAAATGGATCCATTTCCTTTATTGTGTTTCCAAAGATTGCCCCATCTGTAGCCTGTGGGATTTCGTGTCTGCCTTTGCAGACAGCTACTTTAATTTTCTTACTCATGGTTATATCCCTCATGGTTATACCCCCTTATCCAATTACTAACCCATTACGGACTACAGGTGTTTCCGTTCCTGTTCCGTTGTAGCGTTCACAGGCTTCTGTGTAGTAACAACGGTCACAGATTCCACCACAGAGTGCACAGGTTTCGTATTTACATTCCTGTTTCTCTTCTTCTAGTGCTTTGATATAATCTTCACACCAAGATTTCTTATCTGGGTCTGTTGTTGTTGACAGAGTTGCTTTGAGCTTGTCAATGTCTGCCTGTAAGCTGTTGACGTAGTTTTCGTGCATCGTGTCATTTGTTGAATTGTTTGTATACATCATGGTATACCCCTTTCTCCTAGCAGTCACTAGGAATTCAAAAATTGATAGTTATAGCCTGTACAGGGAGTTGAACCCTGTGACGTACTCACTCTGGAGGTGTTGGAAGTGAGTACCCACTCAGGCTTATACAAATACCCACTATGGGTATTTATTTGTGTAAGATTAAGCTGCTACATTTGTGAACTTTGTAGCCATAGCTACTAAGTCAGCTTTTTTCAACTTAGATACTTTGGCAGTTGTATCATGTTTCTTAATGAAAGTACGTAACTCTGCCACTGTCATTTTGTCCATTGGTTTGGACTCAGTTGTACCCAGTTTCTGAGCTGAGATTTCAGCACGAGCGTCTGCACACTTTTCATGTACTTCCTCAGGTGTTTCAACTTTCTGAGGTGCCACTGGTGCCTGTTCTTCTGCATCTACATGACGTGCTTTCTTAGTCTTAGGGAAGCAATCTGCACTTACAAACCCCTCACAGAAGAACATATAGAATCTTTCTACAAACTTGCTCTTTTTAATAGGGTTGAAGAACTTACCTGTCTCTAAGAAGTTTTTGTCATTACTCACATTGAACCCAATGGAAGCATTGAACACATCCCAACCATAAGAAGTTAGTGTCATGCCTTTAGATTCAAAGAACCCCTTGACTTTACGAGCGTAGCCGTCACGGTTTTCACTCATATCTGTAGAGCATCCCTTGTATAGGTCATAGATTGCATCTACAACTAGAGACTTCTCAGGCACTGGATTTTTTAAGTTTCTAATCTTTGCGTCAGCTTTTTTCCACTTATCGCAAAGTGCAGAAAGATAGTCATTATCTTCCTTAGAAAGCAGACCTGTAGCCTGTATTACGGAATATTTTTCTAGAATATTCCTAAGGTCTGCATACTCCGTTGGTAATTCTTTGTCTGTATCCACAGGTTCGGATACGTCAAAAGCATTGTTTACTCGAGTGTCAAAGTGTTCTTCACACTCTGTTTTCTCTGCTCGTAGAGCTTCCCTGTTCTCTGCGACTTTCTCAAAATCTGTATAGAAATTGCGGCAAAGAGTACGGAATTCTTTAGTTGCTTCCGTGAAGTCCATTTTACGGACTGGTAGTGTAATGTTTGCTACTGTTGTTGTTTTTGTTGATTTTCTACTCATGATAAACTCCTATTCCGGATACAGTCGTACCCTAAAAAATATGTATTTGTTGCATTGAGTTCCTATGAACTCATTAGACCACACCTGTTAGATGTATTCTAATGAACTCACAGAGTTCTAATATTATCCCTAAAGGGACTTTTGACCGCTCGCAAGTGTTCATGCACTCACTCGATACTATACAGGGGTTGCACCTGTCATAGCCTATTATTTCACAGAGTCTAGTCTCCTACCGTTGAACTAGATAAGTAGTAGTATTCAATGCACAATATACCCAGCTCGAATGAGAGCCGTTGTCGTGCCTGTTAGAACTTTCTACCGTGGGCGGTACTCTGTTATAGTGTCAACAACAACGCTTCTCAAACACTTGAAAGACAGGACCCCACCCCCACAGGGACTTATAGTATGTGAACGTGTTTTGGGTCAACCGTCAATGTTTGACACCCTGTCATATCGACTATACTAAGCGATATAAAATATATCGCTTAGGAAGTCTTTCGCCTGTTCGGTAGTTTGTCTACAGACTGTCACTACCTGTATTTTTGCGAATAGGTTCAAAAAATCTGCTATACTTCTTTGGACTTGAAACGGCTTCTTATAAATCCTGTACCACGTTCGTGTGACGTTGGGTACAGGCAATAAGTCAAAGGTTTACTTGTCTGCCTGTCACGAATGAGTAACAGGGCAGAGTTTTAGCCTGTCGTTCAGTTTCCAAAGAAACTGATTTTTTGAACCTGTTCGGAGACTTGCCGAACGGATTCAGACTTATTAAATTGTCAATGTACTGATACGATTTATAGTCGCTATATCTATGACTACTTTCTTAGCGGTAGGGAACGCCTACTTTAGGAAAGGTTTTTAATTTTTTGCTTTTGTAAGAATCAGAACGATTCTTTTTTTGTTAGTTACTGAAAAAGTAACTGCGATATGAAGTGGTTTATTTTACGTCGGTATCCTTCCGACAAACCATACTATACATGGGTGAGAGAATAACACAATACCCTAAAAACTGACTTTTTAAAAATATTTTCAAACACCCGCAAACCCGCATAAATACGTGCTTTTTTGGACTTTTAAAAGTCTGAAAATACCTATTTTCGAGCCTTTAAAATTAAATTTTCGCCCCCTACTAAAAACGTAAATCCATGAACAGGAAAGCCATATTTTTTATAGCGGGTAATTCTATACCACAAGTTCAGCCAGACGTTTCTCCACCACACATCTACGCCATTTAACCCCTCAAAACCCTCTAAAAACATCCCCCACATTTCTTTTCAAACACCCCACATACACCCTTCCCCCTCATAAAAACTTTCCCCAGAAACACGCCTCTTAACACACCCTAAAATATAGAACGCCTGTTCTGCTATAAACCCATCTCTCTGAAATTTTTTCAAAAACCAAGCTCTTCTTATATAAATGCAAACCTCTTCTCTGATAATTCCACACGGTAAAAATTTTTTTAAATTTCTTTCAAAAAACACTTGATTTTTCAAAAGTCAATACTTTAGCATATAAAAAATTAATTTATTTTAATTTTGCATAATCGCATAAAACAGCCATATTTCTACCCATCTAAGTACAACAAGTCAAAGAAAAATCCAGAACAAGCCAAGTAAAACAGCCAAAGAAAGCACTATTTTAAAAAATTTTCAAAAAACACTTGACATAAAAATCCCAGTCTAAGCCTCCTTAAACGTACTTAAATGAAATAAAAAGTGTCATTACTCTCACAATTTTATTTTTTCTTCAGAAAACTATTGATTTTACTCTACATCTGTGGTAATGTGAATTCATCGAAAGAAAAGTGTCATTACTCAGAGAAATGCATTTTTCACTGAATTAACAAAAAGAAACAGCAAAAAAGGAGGTCAAAAAAATGACATTACAAGAAAGAAACGAATATCTAAACGAACAGTTCTGGTTCATGAAAGAGAGACAACATCTTTTCGATTTATCCAATCTGAAAGAAGGACACAAGTACAGCAAATACTCTGACATTCTTAAATTAGTTGGAATCGACAAGGAAGGCAGAAAGAGTCACTATGCAGTCCATAAAGCTAATTTAAGTCATTTCGTAAATGTAAAAAAACAAAAAGATGGACAAGTTAAAGTGACAAAAGCAAGAGGAGAATATGTTGAGAATCCCTTCTCATGGGAATTAAAAAGTCCTTTCATGAGTACTGGATACATGTTAGAAATGATGATCATCTATATTCTGGACAATCATATTAATGACAACTGGAGCCAATATGACTGGTGTAATAAACTTGGACTTATCTGTGGGAACAAAAAAGATTATGACTTAAGTGATTTTAAATACCCTGTCGAATATTTCCATACGGCATATGAAGCAATTAAAGATTGCGCTCAAGGAAGATTTAGGAATGCAATTGTGTCTCTTCAAGAAAGAGGTGTAGTTAAGAAACATGTGAAAATCATTTGTAGAAATCATCCTGGAGCTAAATGGCGACCATTCACACCTCGAGAAGAAGAAATCTACAAACACTGTTTAGGTGTTGTATATCATACGAATGCTGACGTTGACATATATTCAACTCATATGTATACAAATGTATTCTCTAAGTTCAAGCACGAGATAAAAAAATATCCTGAATTTCAAGACTTATACTTTAAGTTTGTATACGACTTAGAGTATCTCTACCCACAAGAGCATAGCTACCTAAGAGAGTATGAATTTTATATGTATCAAAAAAGAGTTCAGAATAATTTAACTGACAAGTATATTAAAGTTGCGCAGCGTAGAAAAGATGATTTGATAAATAATTACACCATAAAGTATATGAACAAGGTTCGTAAACCACTTCTCGATGGACTTAATATGACTGAAGAAGAGTTAAGTGATGTGTCAATGAATTTTATTCATGAGTATTACGAGAAGAAACATGTTCGGTACAAAACAGATGTTCGAAAAGTTATCATTTTTCTTCAAAAACATGGTAAAATCAGTCCTCTTTTTGGGAGAGGTTTTAGACCCTCTGTTATGTATCAAACAGCATAAATACGCTATTCTTACGATGCCGTCTTCGAAATCGGGCGGTACAGTAATATTAAATATTATTTAATAATAGTGTTTTATAAAATAAATAAATGATTTAATAATATTTTTAATGTTACGTAGTAACATTAAGAATATTACTTAAATTATGGACGCCGAAATTTTTATACTAAAAGGTTAAGTTTTGGAGAGGCTAAAAATTACAAAAACTTCTCTCCACTCAACACATAAAAAATCAAAAAAGGAGTGATCATTATTTCTAAGCAAAAAACGAGTCAGAAATATATTTACAAACTACACAGCAGCCGATTAAGAAAGGCGAAGTGGAAACTTTCTCTACCACTCAATGAAGCGAGGGAGAATGGAGACGACATTATTACTCTTTCAAGTTCTGAAGCATTAAGAACAATTGACTCATTGATCCATGACTATGATTCAGACATAAGAGCAAAAAGAATCCGAAAGAAGATCAAAGAGCTTTCAGCCAATAGAGGAAGCAAAGAACTTATCTCACTACTCTACAATGATCTGTACAAATGTCGATTCCAAACAGACTACCTCACAGTGGTCTTCGACACAAAGAAAGATTATGACTACTGCAGCAAGCATGGATTCATTGTAAACGATCTTCACTACAATCTCTTCTTAGGAACCACAGGAGGCTTAAAGAATAGTGTTGTGATCTTTGTCAGTGACAATGTATACGATGCTCTTTGCGAGAAGGTAGATGCAGGAAGAAATAAAGAAGTTCCAATCATACCCAACAAGCTTGGAGCATACAAAGCACTCTTCTGCTCTTCTTCTACAGTTGTTACTCCACCATCAGGAGTGATTGTTGTACAAGACTGTGAGACGATCTTTAAGGGACAAGCTCTTTATGTGGATGATACAAACTCAGATGAGCCAGAAGTAACTCTTCTTGATGATCAAGAGTTTGTACACAACGGATCTGATGGAGAAGGATTAGTTCTTCCAGAACTTGCAAGACAATGGAACGGTGAACTGAATGGAGATTATGATACTCCTCTTCCATCTGGCAACATGAGAGGATGGCCATTCTGTAAAGGTATGCTTCACTGTATGGACTTTAGAGCCTTTGCAGAGGACGTAGCTAAGACTTATACCATTATTGATGCTTGGGGCCATCCTAGGGACGTTAGAGACGCTCAGGTGATACTTACAACATCTATGTTTAAGCTATGGGATGCATATGAGTCTATGGAAGACTACTTAGAGAACATTGAGAAGTATGATTATCACTTTGCTCTTGCCAAGACAGCCGAACAAGAATGTGATACTGAAAGGAATCTTAACTATCAGTTCTTACAGAGCTATTATCTTACAGACGACCAAATAAGAGAGCTTTGTGAGCCAACCATAAAAGAGATCAAAGACATTCTTGGGATGGATTACAGAAAGACTCTGCTCTTCCTACGAGGTAAGAATATGACTGAGAAGAACATCTTACAGTCAGATGCTTTTACATATATTCAGGCACTCATAGCAGAACCTGAGATGATCAAAGATCCTTTCATTCGATCTAAGATTCATTCTCTCATCAAGAAACGAATCCAAGATGCTAAGATCGGACGCATTAAAGTGAAAGGTAATTATTCAATCGTTGCTGGTGATCCATATGCTCTCATGCAATCCATGTTTGGACTTGAAGTTACAGGATTGCTTAAAGCAGGAGAAATGTATCACAAGCATTGGATCGATAGACAGGTTGATGAAGTAGCTTGCTTCAGAGCTCCAATGACAAGCCATTATAACATCGTCAATCTTAAAGTGAAGAACAATGAGCAGCTTTCATACTGGTTCCAGTATCTTCCATCCATCTGTGTGATCAATGACTGGGATAATACATGTGAATCATTGAATGGATGCGATTTCGATTAGTTTACTTGGTCGAAGTAAAACTCGGTGAACTTACAAATGTAAGGTGTATATGTGACGTACAGTAGCTTCAGGAAATGGAAGTTAACACATATGCTAACAGGGGAGCCTCAGCGGGTAATGTCGGTGGTAATCCTGTGCTAAGCAAGAAATTGAAAGTCAAACGACTATCCAAAGCACTGATATTCGAGGAATACGGTATCGGTAGCAAGTAGAGTACCAAAAGGGTGAAACTCCCCAAGGGAAGTGCCGAGCGTCACAGTGTAAGACCTATGCTGTGTAATGATATAGTCTAGTCCCCTTTCTCCATAAATATCGGGAAACCGAGGGTACATCGGGAGACCTCTTCTTTACAACTAACAATAGAATACTTGTTGAGAATAATCGTCCTCTTCCATCAATCATTTGTGTGCAGCGTAAAGCTAATAAGATTGTTCCCAAAAAGAAAGACATCCTAAAAGCTTACAAGGATGCTTTTGGAGACGAAATCGGCTTCACAACAAACATTATCACTTCTCAGTTTGAAGTACAGTCTCATTACTCTCCTGATAGTGATGAGTTTAAAGAACTGGATTACAGAATCATTTGTGGCCAGCTGTACCAACAAGGAAGTATTGATCGTCTAAAAGGCATTGTGTGTAAACCTATACCATCTTACTGGTATAACAGAAAAGACAACAACATCCATCCTGAAGACTCATCAAAAGATCGAAAGCGAAAAGAATTCAATCAGAGAATCGTAGCTGACAAGAAACCATACTTCATGATCTACATCTACTCTCACCTGAAAAAAGATTATACAAATTATGTGAAAGCTTCAAACGACAAATGTATTATCTGGTTTGGATGCACAATTGATGAATTACTCAAGAAAGCTGATACAGAACCTATCACAGAGGATGAAGCGGAATTCTTAGATCACTACTATAAGTTTTTGCCTGTAGGTACAGGGCCTTGTGTGATGAATCGAATCTGTAAGCTGTTTGAGGACGAGTTTGATGGTTACTTAAAAAAGTTGAATACACAAACAGATTTTGATTACTCCATTCTCAAAAGAGATCATGAGTACAACAAGAATGATTATTATGCTCTTAAGAAGTTATACAGCGAGTATTCAAAGAAAATGAAAACCCTGAATGCTCTAATCAATGGCAGGGGTGGCTTTGGACTAAATGTAACAGACATCATCAATAACCGAGTCATGCTGTTCAGAGAAGCTGTTGCTACTGCTGTTCCTGATCCTGAGAAAGCTTGTGACATTCTTCTTGACCTCTGCTATACCAATGGCAAGAGTAAGCAGTTTGTATGGGACATGTTTGGAGACATCCTTGTCCAAAGACTCTTAGAGAGAAACTATCACCAGATCTCTTATCCTGTAAGAGCTGAATCAGGAGATTTTGAATATGACGGAGATTCTTTCGTCATTGAAACTATTAAACAAATTGAATCATCTATGTTTGAGGAGGCTGATTGTTATTAATATCGTACTAAATGAAAAAACACTGGTAGAAAAAATTTTAGAAACAAAAGAGCTGGAAGGCAGTATACCATATACTGCTACCCTGCTTGCAAAGTATTACATCCACGAGAAAGGCTTAGAACCTGCACAGGTATATAAAATTATCAATGAGTTCTTAAAAGAGTCCTGTGAGAGTTACAGAGAAGCTAAATGGTATTCATGCATTGATGAGATCATTCACAAAGCTAAAAAGTATCCTCTTGTGGAAATTGATTCACTGCCAATCTATGAGTCTGAAATGGAAATTATAAATGGGTTAGAAAATCTTAGAGATCAAAAGATCCTCTTCACTGCTCTTTGTTTGGCCAAGTATTATAATGCTCTGAATCCTCAAAACAATAATTGGGTGAATACAGACTACAAAGATTTATTCTCATTGGGTAATACAGTAGGTACAAGAGAACGTAGATGTCAAATAATCGGCAGGCTGTTCAGAAGCGATTGTATAACAATGAGCAAGAAAGTTAATAGCTTAAACTTCTCTGTAGATATTCTTGTCAATTCAGGAGATGTTGCTCTTGAGATTACAGATTTCAAGAATCTTGGGAACAGATATCTTCACTTTATTGGATATCCTGAGATTTCTGTATGCTCCTGTTGTGGAGAACCTTTTAGAGACATCTCAAAAAAGAAAAAGCATCGTAAAGGGCGGTTTAGACAGTATTGTACTTCTTGCAAGAATGAAATGCAGTTAAATAGATATACCAAATACTATAATTCTGACAAAAAATAAGCCTAGCAAAAAGAATTACCACATTAATTGACCCTGAAAACGCTAGGTTCTGCCTACGTTCTTCAGGGGGTGGTAAAATAGTGATATATGGAAGGAAGGATAAGGAAATGCTAAAAAGATCAGATTTTCGAAAAGAAAATAAAAGTTAATTATATATACTAAAAAGTGTATTTTAAGGCAAATTTTTGAGTGGTGAGCAGAATTACCACATTAAATACCCCTCAGAAACCCAGGTAAAACCTAGTGTTTTGAAGGGGTGGTAAAATAGTGATATATGAAAGGAAGGATATAAGCAATGAAAAGGAATACAGTAACTGAACATTACAACTCACTGGAAGATTTAAGAACTGCATGGGGATTGAAACCAGTTCCATTCAAGAAACGCCAGCAGATCAAAAAAGATTCCAAGAATAAATAATTGGTTATTCGGACAGATAAAATCTCAAAATGCCAGTGGATCAAAGATTCACGCCTACGCTGTTTCAACAAAGAATATTCGCTTCGTAGGTTCCGAGGTCTATGCTAAAAACAAAAATCAGAGATGACATCCGAGACTTGCAACTGTCCATAACATATATAGACCTCCAGAGGAAACTTGTAAAAGCAACCAAAGGAGACAAACATGAAAAAGAAAATTTCAATGATCGCACTGTTAATGGCCTTGTTGATCACAGTTGGAGGACTTACTTCTTCTGTTCCAGCAAAGAGCAAAAAAGTCAAATGTTTAGGAACATATAAAATCACAGCTTACTGTGGTTGTCGTAGTTGTTCTGGTGGATGGGGAAACCGTACTGCTTCTGGACGCAGAGCAAAAGCCGGTAGAACTATCTCAGTCGATCGAAGAAAAATTAAACTCGGTAGCAAAGTGAGAATTGGTGGTAAGACACTGGTAGCCGAAGATGTCGGAGGCGGCGTAAAAGGAAAACACATCGACATGTACTTCTCTTCTCACAGCCAAGTTAGAAAATTTGGGAAGAAATACCGAAAAGTATACTTAGTCAAGTAATTGACGAGAGATCCAGACTGTTTGCGAACAGATTTTGGTGAACCAACTGCTAAGGCAGTATAAATAAATCACACATCGTAAAATGATTAGTCTGATGCGCACGGACGAAGACATGTAGAAGCTTTCGATAACTTGGTTCAATGTGATTTGTGAATCTTTACTTCAAGTGGTCTACAAAAATTATGTACAGATGGCTGAGTTGGTTTAAGGCGCCCGACTGCTAATTGGGTTTACATGCGAATACATGTAACGTGGGGTCGTAGCCCACTCTGTACGCTTTTGCTGCGGTACCGAAATGGTTATAACGGCGTAGTCTTGAAAACTATTGTGTCCTAGTGACCTCAAGGTTCGAATCCTTGTCGCAGCGTTTAGGTTGTCCTGTGATGTCTTTCGAGCTCACGGGCTTATATCCCTGTTTAACTCGTTAAGGAGACGAACCAGTCTGTAAAACTGGTAGCATTGCGCTTCGAGTGGGTTCGATACCCTCAACAGGGACGATTAGATCTGAGACGCACACGATGCGCAGATCAACAAATATGCGAACGCCCTGATGGCTAGTGAATATCAGAAATGTATACCTCTACTGATATTCTGAGGAAGTTCATCACTTCTATTCGCCTTGACAGTACTTCAAACTCCTATGTGGATTGAGGTCGAATTTAATGACATGTAGCTCAATTGGATAGAGCACAACGCTACGGACGTTGGTGTTGCAGGTTCGAGTCCTGTCATGTCAGTAATATCGCCCTAATAATTTAGTTGGTAGAATGACGGTCTCCAAAACCGTTCGTGCTGGTTCAAATCCAGCTTAGGGTGTTTGTATTTTAAAACATAAGCAACTCGGTTATAAAACGCAATACCATGCGTCCGAGAAATATTCTAGGCACATATGTCGAATTGGAGAGATACATTGTACGGATACGTTCTTTGTGTCTCTTTTTATGTCGGAGTGATCTGATATGGACAAGAGAGAAACTCTCAAGCAAATGGATATTGTGCAGCATTTTGGTCTGGTTAACGCACAGAACTTTTCGCTACAACAATAGACGCTCCTGTGGAGAATAATCCACTTCAATGCGTGCTCTGGCAGGTACGTAAAAGGTGGAAAAGCCAAATAATGTAGTTTGATGTGAAGCTGTTCAAAAGACAGTGTATAAGAAAAGTCGCTGGTATGTCGCTCAAGTCAGTTAAGGGTAAGTTCAAATTCAAAATGAATATATATGCTAATAGAGTATATAACAATAAAACTTAATTCTGAATGGTGGGTTGACATTGCATGTATTAGTCATGTCATAGAATTGGTCTTTTAGACCTAGGTAAGAAGTTAGAGGTAGCTCCTCGAAGCTCAGACTTATCTACTATGTTGCAGAACAAACTATTCCACAAATGACTGTAAGGTGAAGACCTGCTTTAAAATTAAAATACATATAGGGGTATCGCCAAGTGGTAAGGCACAGCACTTTGACTGCTGTATTCACTGGTTCAAATCCAGTTATCCCTGTTAATCTTTCTGAGGAATCATATTATCTCCTTTCTTGTGAAGTTTTGATTATTGCGCTTTTCTACTGTTGTTTCATACCTCAGAAAGATTTACAAAGCTATTAAGATTTCTTGTAGGAATCATAATTTATACCTCTTTTCTAAGTTTGAGTACATTGTTGGTAGTTACAATGTACTCTTTTTGTGCTGTCGTAGCTCAATTGGTAGAGCAATCGCCTTGTAAGCGATAGGTTATCAGTTCGATTCTGATCGGTAGCTCTATGTCCAAATGTGTACGCTGACTCTTTATGAGCAGCAAGCACGGACTGTAACCCGGAGAAATGATAAAAAGGATGGTGCTGGAAAATTGAAAAAGAAAAAAAGAGATTATTTTAAACACAAACAACGTGATCTTGTTTCAATGGTTTCTGATGCAACAGGTTTCACTAAAGGCGATTGTAAAATCGTGTTAGATGCCATTCCTGATTGTGTTATGAAGATTATGAAAGAAACTAATGACGCTGAAGACACTGAAATTTCTCTCGCTTCTGGTATTGTACTGGGGTCTCGGTATATTCCTGAAAAGGAATTGGTTGATCCAAGGAACAGAGAACCTATTACAGTTCCTGCAAAACTACAACCATATGGTAAATTCACTGATAGATTTAAGGAACTGGTAAACGAAGATTGGGAGGGTTAAGACACATTGGTAGATTTAAGCAGACAGGAAAACGAAAACGAAAAACAGTACATATGGAGACTGTGTGACATGAAGAGTAACGGTATTATAGGCAATAGTTGGGAAGAATTAGCCAAACATCTTAATAAAGAACTTGGTTACAACTATGGGGAGTCTAAGTATCGTAAAGAATATCAAAACGCTCAGAAATATTATGAAAATGTATTTTCTGATATGACTCAGAGCAGTGAACTTATTGCCGTGAAAGCTAAAACTAGAGAGTTAGAGCTTTTGAAGACACAGGTTCAAACAGAAAAACTTGAATTAAATAGATGGAAACGTGAGATTGGTCGAGATGATCTGATCTTTGAAAAGATTGGATTGGCAATGAAAGATCTTGAGCCTCTTATAATTCCAGATTTATTGCCGGTAACTCATAATCGAGAAGCTGGTTGTTTGTTCTTCGGAGATGAACACTATGGTGTTGAATTTGAAATTAAAGGCCTTTCAGGTGAGATTATCAATTCATATAACCCAGAAATCTTTGAAGATCGAATGTATAAACTTTTAAGCTACACAATTGGCCTGATTGATGAACATAATCTATCAGAGCTACACATCTTCTCTCTTGGAGACTTTATTGATGGTCTTCTGAGAGTTGGACAATTATTCATATTGCGATATGGAGTTATTGATAGCTCTGTAAGATATGGATATTTTCTTGCAAATTGGTTAAATGAATTGTCTCAATACGCACGAATCAAATTCCACATGACTGATGGTAACCATAGTGAATTGAGAATGCTTGGACAGCCTAAGGGTACTTTCACTCATGAAAATCTTGGTATCGTAGTAAGAGCAATGTTAAAAATATTATTAGAGAATAACCCGAACATTGAGGTAATTGAGAATCCCACTGGATTGATCTATGAAAACATCTGTGGTTTCAATGTTCTGGCTTTTCATGGTGATAAAAAGAACATTAAAGATGCGTATGGTAAATTTCAGAACTTCTATGGTGTAAAGTTAGACTACTTGGTTGCAGGTCACATACATCATCTAGAAAGCTCTGATGTTGGTCGTCATGCTGAAGTTATTAATGTTCCAAGTGTAATGGGTGTTGATCCATTCGCTGAGAAAATTTTACAATCAAGCGATTCTGCTGCCTACTTTACGATCTTTGAAGAAGGTAAGGGTAGAACCGCTTCTGAAAAAATATATTTAAGTTAGGAGTAAGATATGGCGAAAACTGCAATGCGCCGTACACAATCCTCTGCTAAAAAGGTACAAGCGCAAAAAGAAGAAACATTTCGCTGTCCTTTTTGCAACAAAGATCTTCCAAAGACAAAATTCTATAGTAGTTCAGATCCTAGAGTTTTAACAGGTATTACAAGAATCTGTAAAGATTGTTCTACTGCTGTTGCTCGTAGAAAAACTGATGCTGGAGAATTTCTTGGAGAGACAAGAGAAAGCGTTCAAGATGCTTTAGAGTATTTAGATAAGCCATTCTATGAAGATTTATGGGAAACTGCTGTATTCAGTGCAAACAAGCCTCCAGAAAGAGGTAAAAAGAAAGAAAATAAAACTATATGGGGTGTTTATCTAACAAGTCTTGGTTTGAATCAGTATCATGGTAAGCGTTGGCGTGATAGTGATATTTTTAAAGATATGACTCATGTATCGAAGGTGAAAACAGAATCCATTTATACCGATGCTGAAGCTCTTAAAGAAGCATATGAACAAAATAGGAAGGATGTCATTAAAATCATTGGGTATGATCCATTTGATGAATACCCAAGTGAAAAAGACATGCCTCTACTCTACTCTCAGCTTGTTAACTTTTTGGATGAAGAAACTAAGAATGATGCAATGAAGATGATTGCTGCAATCCAAATTGTTAAGTCACAAGCTCAGATCACAAATCTTAACGCAGCTATTGATGCGTACACGATTGATGTTACAACTGCTGTACAGAACAATGCTGTTGTCAAAAACTTATCTGAAACAGTTTCAAAACTGGTCAATAATATTAACTCATTAGCTAAAGAAAATGGTATTTCTATCACAAATAACAATAATAAATCCAAAGGTGCATTCACTCTGTCCGGGAAAGAAAAGCATTTACGAGATATTGGGTTCCGAGAGGCAGAAATTAACACCTTTGATATTGGTACTTGTGAAGGAATGCGCCAGGTTGCAGAGATTTCAGAAGAAGCTCGTCATAAACAGATTAACCTTATTAGTCTGCGTATAGCGTAAGCTGTATGAAAAAATACTTATTTAATTGCTGGGAAGTCCTAAAGACTACCAAACTACAACGTAATACCTGCAATGGTATAGGCGTGAATGTTGTGAAAACTGAAAAAATTGGTTGTATAAGAGCGAGGTTAAATCCCCTGCTCTTTTTTAATGGATAATCAGCAGCTTTTATCGAAAGATGGAGTCCAACGACTATTCCGTAAGGAAGTAGGCCACAAGCGATTGGTGGTTCCAAAAAATAAGCCCCTTTTATTAAGGGTGAAGATATAGTCTGCACTCATAGGGAAACCTTGAGGAGTCGAACTCAGTTAGGAGTAGCGTCCTAATTAAACATAATGGTGGCTATGACGAGAACATTGCATCAGAAATCAAAGATATTAAAGTTGAGTTAGTTGAACAATATAGTAGAGAACGTGATGAAGCCCTTGAAAGAGCAAGAATCCTTCTCGTAGAAAACAGAGATCTTAAAGATTTTCTGATTGAAAAACGCCTCATGACTGAAGATGGTGAGGTGATTGAATATTGAGAGAAAGTAAGAAATACGAATTACACGAATCTGGTGTATATCTCCCAAAGAATTATCAAATCTTCAAAAAACCTAGTCTATATGACATTACAAATCGTCAGTATGAGCAATACAAAGAGACTGCTGAGTTCATTCAATGGGGCCGAAGGAATCCTACCAGATTCGCATCAGAGATATTCGGTGTTGAGTTAATGGACTATCAGACCTATATATTCATGAATACTTGGACTTCTAAGGTTGCGGTATGGGCTATGAGTCGAAATGGTGGTAAAAGTGCATTGGCATCTATCTATTTGATGACTAAGTCACTGTTAGTACCAAACTTCACCGCTTATATTCTATGCGGTGTTGGATCACAGTCTATTGAAATGTATTCAAAGCTTGAAAAGATCACAAAGAATGAAGTTCCTTCATTTACAACACTTACAAGTGTTTATGCAAGTGAAATTATTAAATCTCATGCAAATAAAGATGGATTTGTTCACAATCCTGCTTCATATCATCATCAATTGTACAATGATGCACAGATTTTTACTTTGAACGGTGCATATAACAACAACAGAAGTTTTACTATATAGTTTATATACTATTACTATGTTTGCTTCCCCAGTCAGAAATGGTTGGTTTTCCTAAGAGGATGTAATTTAAGTGAGAAAGAAAACGGGAAGGCTGAGATGCTAATCCGAATGGAAGGCTTTATTTAAAAGTAAAGTCACATGCAGAGCGTACAGGGTGAACCTACTTCCGTAGAATATAATCCCTGCAAGAGTTCTCACTGCCTTAACAAGTAAAGTTGCAGGTAAAGAGGTACGCCGATCTTATACGAAAGTACAAGTATAAGAACTATGGGATAAAAAGCCTGTAGGATAACAAAAACGAAGCGTAGCAATTGCAATGTATATGATGAAGCAATGAACAGTCCAGATGAATTATTCGATACTTCTGAGCCATTTACAACTCAGAACGCTGATTTCGCATTAGGAACAAATGGAGATGGTTCTGAAATGCTTATGAAACCACCTATGTTCGAAAATCAGTTACTCTACTGCTCTTCTGCAGGTCGTACTGATCAGTATTTTTATAAAAAGTACAGAGAATGTAGCCTACGAATGGATGCAGGAGATAAAAACTATTTTTGTGCTGATATTAGCTGTGATGTCATTATTAAAGCAACAAAAAGAGGCATTGGACTACCTAAACCTCTGTTAAGTCAAAGTACTGTAGACAGTGCTATGCGAACAGATAAGGAAGCCGCATTGCGTGAATATTATAACATCTTCACAAATGAAGGTGGAGATGGTCAGATCATTAAAAGAGCAAGGATCATTAAGAACTCTTACAACAGAATTCCAGTTCTTAAAAATCCAGATGGTCGCAGAGAGTATGTTTTTGCATATGACCCTGCTAGATCACATGATAATTCTGCTCTTGTCATAGGAGAACTTTATGAAGATCCTACACAGGGATTAAAAATGAAAATTGTCAATCTTGTATGTCTTCAAGATTATTTCAAAGCTAATAAAACTCCTATGAATACCCCAAATCAGATTAAAGCAATCAAACAATTACTATTAGATTATAACGGTGATAGCGTTGCTGATTACCAAAATATCAAGAGATTTTTAGTTGATGCAGGTTCTGGAGGAGCCGGCGTGCCTATTACTGACTTCTTCTTAGAGGATTGGGAAGATTCAGACGGATTAATGCATCGAGGATTGATTGATAAGGAATATTCTGCCGAGGAAGCTAGAAACTTCCCTAATGCTATCCCAGACATCGTAAAACTGATGTCCCCATTGAAATATAAGTCTGAAATGTTTGAATCTTTGATTCAAATGATGGATTTAGGTCTGATTGAATTTCCGAATGAGTATGACGGAAAGGGATTCATCAACTTAATTTATGAGATTGATAAGAATGGTAATCGTACTCTGCGTGATTATTTCCCATCTGAGGATGAGGAAAAAATATTAAGCAAGAAAGAAATCACTGTTGATACTCAAATTCACAAGTTAACCACTTATGAAGAGATTGCTTTGAAACAAATTGATCACGCAAAAACTGAATTGGTTAATATTTATCGATTCAAACAGGCTTCTGGCAAGGACAGATTTGATCTTGATCCCCAGAAAGCTAATAAAATGCATGACGATAGAGCCTTAAGGCATAGGGCAAATGCAGCATAATCCATAAACTGCATTTTTAATTCTTTCTGATCAATTTGGGAAAGTCCTGAAGAGGATAACCCACAGCAAGCAGGGAAACCGTGCAGCTGCAACGACTAAGTGAAAGAACTCCATCGGTATTATATGGAGATGCGATAGTCTGGACTCATACTATAACAAAAGAAATATGAGAAATGAGATTAACGTCTCATTCGCCTGTAAGCAGGTCAAAAAGTAACAGAACGATGTAATCGCCATGCTCGCTTGGGAGTTAGCTCAGAGAAGACGTGAGCATATTACTAAGCGTAAACCAAAGAAAACTGATTATACACAACAATTTATTAATATTCGTCCGGCCAAATTTAACTGGAAGCAATACTAGGAGGTGAAAGAACTTGGATAATGTGGCGAAAAAACAAAATGCTGGGAAACCCGTGCGTAAGAATCAACCCATAAAACGTAAAGTTACACAAATGCAATCAGGAAATTATTCAAGACCTTTTGCTTCTACTTTCAGTCAAAGTCAGGTCAATAGTTTAATTTTACAAAAAGCTAACAAAGAAACAAGTCGTAGTTATACTCGTTACACAAAAGCTAAACTACAACAGTATATTCAGAATCCACAATCAAACATTAACAATATCAGAGCTGTTTCTGAATGGTTATACAGAGTAAGTATGCCATATCGGAAACTGATCGAATATTACTCTTCCATGTTGTTATATAACTATCAGCTAGTCCCCAAAGAAGATTTATCGAATGGTGGACAGGCTGATTTCATTACTTCTTACACAGAAGCTGTAAAAGGTGTTCAGCGAATTAATTTTAAAGCCGATATGCCCGGTGTTATTGCAACAGCACTTAGAGATGGTGCTTATTTTGGATTTATTTATGACAATGGCGATGATGAATGCTTTTTATACCAGTTAGAAGCTAAATATTGCAAAGTTACTCAAGTAGACAATGGTGTTTATGGATTTGACTTTGATGCAAGCTTCTTTGATCAGGGAAATAATAGTATTTATCTTGAAGAGTGGGATTCTGTATTTAGCACTGGCTACAATGCTTACAAAAGTAATGGTCAGGATTACAAATGGTTTCAAATTCCTATGGAAACCTCTATTTGTATCATTTCTGGAAACGATCCACTTCTTCCGCTTCCATATCTACTTCCTCTCTTTGTGTCTTTGATTGATCTTTTAGACTATGAAAATTTAATCAAAGCTAAGACAGAGTTGGAAGCAAGTGTCTTATTACTTCAAAAAATCCCATTATTATCTGGTACAAAAGAAATCAATGATTTTGCTGTTGATTTAGATCTTGTACAAGCTATGGATGGACTTTTAAGTGAAGCTGCTCCTTCTTTGGCTGCAACTGCTTACAGCCCATGTGATCTTGAAGTCGTTTCTTTTAAAACAAATGACACGTCTGACACTGACATTTTTGCTAATTCTTTATCTAATTTAATGAGCAAAGTTGGTGTATCTGAAATGTTATTCAATTCTGACAAAGGTGGATCTGTTGGATTGAAACATTCTATAGAAGTTGATGAAACTGTAGCCATAGATTTCTTAGTTAAGATTGAGAGATGGGCTCAGATGTACATCAAAAACAATATTGATGAAAATTATATTATTAAGTTCCACAGATATACATATTTCACACAAGAAGATTATATCAACGTGAGAAAAGATGCTGCTGCCTTAGGTGTTCCAGTAAAAATGGAACTTGCTACTTCTTTGGGTTATACGCCTTATGAAGTTATGCAGAATACTGGTTTGGAAAATGCACTGGGATTAGATGAATTATGGAAGCCTCTTAATTCTTCTTATACATCTAATACAGGTACAACTGACTCTAAAGGTGGTGCTGAAAAAAAGAACCTTGATGATATGACTGAGGAAGGTATAGCAACCAGAGAGGAGAATAAAAATGGAGAATAAACCATTCATCTTTTGTATAGATGAGCAACTAAAAGAAAAATTAGAACAAAAATGTAAGCTGTTAAAAGTTGAAAAATGTAAAGATCATACGGTTTATATTTTTGAAAATAAATTGGAAGCCGTAGATATGGAATTTTCATTAGATGACCGTATGAAGATGGTTTTCACAAATAAAATGACATTCTAGACCGCTGAGGTCTTTTTTTAGTTGTAAAAAACAAAAAGAAAGGCGGTGAAGATGAAATTTGGCTAAAAACAAACAAAAAACAAAAATGAGTTTAAAATACAGTGCCTATATTGAGGATATTGTGTCTGCAAATAGCACTTTTGATAAAGGAATGTTACACATTGCTTACGAGGGCAAAAACCGAAATGGTAGCTATATTAGTACAAAATCATTTGAAAAAGCTACTTCTTCTCTTGCTTACGTACCTCTTGTAGCAAATTATTCAATCGATGAAGACAAGATTGGTTCTCACGACTCGACATTTAGAAAAGATAAGAACGGGGTTTTAAAAGAATACAATCTGACTGATCCATTAGGTGTAATTCCTGAATCTCCACAGTGGTATTGGGAAAATGTTACTGAAGATGATGGCCGTGTGAAAACTTATTTTTGTTGTGAGGTCCTTCTGTGGAAACGTCAGGCAGTTTATGACCACATCAAAGAAAATGGTATTACAGATCAATCCATGGAGATTGGTGTTAATTCATATGAAATGGTTGATGGTGTGTGTCATGTTACTGATTTTGAATTTCAGGCGTTCACATTGTTAGAGAGTGCTCCACCATGTTTTGAATCAGCATGTTTAGAAACATATAGTGCAGATACTTTCAAAGAATCAATGGAGGAAATGTTTGAAGACTTTAAACAGTACTGTTTTGAAATAAAAAACACAGAAATCACAAAGAAAAAGGAGGAACATGACTTGAATAAGAAAGAACTTATCAAATCTTTTGGATTTGATCCAGAGTCTCTTGATTTTGAATATGCAGACATGGACGAAAAAGCCCTGACTGAAAAATTAACACAGATGAAAGAGACAAAAGAATTCTTACTGTCTAGTAATCTCGGAGAAGCTATGAGTGAAGCTTTTGCTGATCAGAAAGTTGAAACTGACTGGGGAAGCTATTCTAAATATTTTGTAGTGGACTATGATGTAGACAGCAGAGAAGTTTATGCTTATGACAGAGAAGATGGATACAAATTATTTGGATTCAGCTTTGATGTTGCAGGCGATGAAGTTAAAGTTGATTTTGACTCTAAGAAAAGAAAGAAATATACAATTGTAGATTTCGAAGGTTCTGAGGAACCAGCTGAAGACTTCTCTCTTGCTGATATTGTACAACCTGAGATTGATAAAGCTAAATATGAAGCTGAAAAAGCAACTGAAAAGACAGTTGAAGAAAAATATACAGCAAAAATTGGTGAATTAACATCCAAGGTTGCTGATTATGAAGCAATGGAACCTGAATTAGAAACTCTTAGAGAGTTTAAGAAAGAGGCTGACAAGAAAGAAAAGACAGCCATGTTAGATTCTTTCCAAGAAAAATTAAAAGGTTCTGAAGAATATTCTGCTCTATATGAACAGATCGAAAAATTCTCTGTTGGAGAGTTAGAAAATGAATGTTTAAAAATCATTGGAAAAGCTGCTATCAGTGGTGAATTTGCTTATAAAAATCCTGCTAAACATAAATTTGGTATGAGTGTTGGTGGAAAATCACCTGAATCTACAGCAAATAAACCATATGGTTCATTATTTGATGATTTTGAAAAATAATACATGAATTTTGAAGGATACCTGTGTGGTGTCTTTTTTTAATGTCTAAAAACAAGGAGGAAAATTTAATGGCAAATACAAAATACGGTGTTGTCGAGACAAGTAAGATCAATGCTACTTATCTCGGTGGTGGACACATTTTTTCTGTAGTTGACGATGCTGCTGCTATGGAAAATGGAATGATTGTTGCTCTGGGTGATCCAGTAGAAACAAGTGGAAATGAAGAATATAAAGCAGCTACACCTACAAAAGGTAGTCAGGTTGTTTTAATTGCTAATCCAGCATTAATTTATGATCAGTCTACAACAGTTGGACAGGCTGAATACAACTATGTGATCGAAGCAGGTAAAAGTGCTCGTGCTTATACTCTTGTTCCAAGAGATATGTATGGAATTTCTGATTATCTGATCACAAAAGCTGCTGGAGAAAAAGTTACAGTTGGTAACTTAGTTGTTGCAAAAGATCGTAAGTATCAGGAAATTGCTAAAGCAACAGCTGTTACAGATTATGGATTTGTAGCGAAAATTCGTTATACATACATCAAATCTGGTGTAACTATGGTCATGCTTGAAGTAATGAAAAACACAGAAGTGGCTACAGCGTAATAAGGAGGGGAGAAATATATGTTAAGACTTATGAAATTTAGCGAACTGGGAGAAACAGTTCAGGCTGTTTTTGAACAAGGCGAGCAGGAATATATGGACTTCTCTGCTTTAATGTTAGACGCAGCTAACGACAAAATGAAGAAAATTGACGGTGTTGCAGATGCTAAAAGTGCTGCTAATACTGTTATCAGAAAGAAATTTGCTCAGGTTCTTGGAGTTGCTGAAGATGAAAAGAATCGTAAAGTTCTTAGAAAAGCTATCCGTAGACATCAGACAGAAGTTTTCGAACTGTTAGAGGAAACATTAGAGAACTTACTTGTAAGTGGATGGGGAGACAATCCTTTCTTCATGGAATGGGTTGATCAGAGAAACTTAGCTGACGGAGATCAGAATGTATTCTATGTTGAAGAGCAAGCTGTATTAACAGTTAGTAGATTCGCTGGTAATCATCACGACTTAATCCGCCAGAAATTAGGAATCGGAGAAAGCTTCTCTGTTACTACAGACTGGTATGGAATTAAGATCTATGAAGAGTTTGAGTTATTCATGGCAGGTAGACGTGACTTTGCTGCTATGATCACAAAAGTATATGAAGCTTTTGACAGAAAGATCAATGACATGATCTATGAATCTTTCATGGGAGCTGATGAAAAATTACCTACAGACTTAAAGATCACAGGTAAATTAGAAGCTGATAAATTAATTGAAGCTGTTCAGAATCTTGAAACAGATACAGGTAAAGAAGTTGTTATCTGTGGTACAAGATCTGCTATTTCTCAGGTTATCGCTCTTTCTCCATCTGCTTGGATTTCAGACGATATGAGAAATGAAAGACATACAACTGGTACACTAGGACAGTTTGAAGGAATCAGATTAATGGCTATCCCTCAGGTTAATGAACAGGGAACAAGAAACAAAAAGCTTGACAATAAGAAATTACTGTTAATGCCTATTGATGCTGATAACAAACCTATCAAGCTTGTTAATGAAGGTGAAGCTATTGTTAAACAGGTCAATGATGGCGCAACAAACCAGGATATGACATATGAGTACGAGTTAATGCAGAAACTTGGTATCAATGTTGTTATCAACCAGTTATTTGGAACTTACAAATTTACAGTAGGATAAAATCTGAGCCAGTTAAATGCTGGCTCTTTTGATATTAAAAAGGAGATATTAAAATGCCAGAAACTAATAAAACTAACACAGAAAATGCAGTCGAGGAAAAAGCTGCTGCTAAGTCCACAGCGAAAAGAACTAGAACAAAAAAAGCTACTCCTAAACCAGAGCCAAAAGCTCGTGTGTTTGACAAGGAGGAATTAATTCCTTGTATGTCAGTAACAACAGGAGAATTAATTTATCACGAAACATTCGCAAAATCTCGTACTCGATATGAGTGGCTTCAGTATGGAGAAATTACTGATGTTGAGTATCAGGACTTAAAAGCAATGTTAGCCAGAAAATCCGATTACCTGTTTTATCCTTATTTTATTGTTATGGATGAAGATTTCTTAAAGGAAAACCCTCAGTTACAGGAAATTACAAATCAGTTCTATGGATTAGATGATCCTAGAAGCTTCTTTGATAAGACACCAGATGCTTTAGAGTCATTCTTAAATAGTGCTCCTGAAGGAGTAAAAGATGCTGCTAGAACAGCTGCTGCAAAACTTATTAAAGATGGACAGCTGGATAGTATTCGTATTGTGAAAACAATCGACAAATCACTGGGAACTGAGTTTGCTAAGTTAGTGCTCTAGGAGGTGTATTATGACCTCTTATGAACGCATCTACTCTGTTTTCTTATTAAAGATCGAAGATTATGATTTTGCTGATCTATCTGATAAAGATGCCAATGAAATGCTGTTAGGTTATTTAACTGCAAGTATTTCTAAGTTTAGCAAATGTACTTCTGATCTTTCCAAGAGAGATGATACTGAAGGGGTCTTTGAAGATGATCTTTCAGATATTGAAATTGAAATCTTAGCCTTGTCTATGGTAGAAGAATGGATTCGCCCTCAGGTGAACTCTACTCTTCTTACTAAACAGATTTTTGGTGGAGCTGAAGAAAAATTTTATGCTCAATCAAATCAATTAGATAAGGTAATGGCCTTGAGAGATCAGATCAGAGTAGAAAAACAAAAAGCTTACAGAGATTATCAAACAGAAAAATTTAGACAGAACAATAGTTAGGAGAAATGTATGAATAGCAAATATGGAAATTTTCCAAAGGAGCAGATCCATGCTCATAAAAAGACTATTCAGAATTCCATCTTCAAGCTGTTATATATGCGTGAAGAAAAAGATCCTAATTTGGATAGATACTTTGCAGGATTATTATGGAAATTATCTGGATACAATAAAATCTTTTCTAATCAGACAGTCGTATTAGATCTTCTTGCTATCTTAGCTCAGGCTAGAGATGAAGCATTAAAAGAAGATTACGATCATGCAGCTTATAGAAAAGCTATTCTCGATGCTACATCACTTGTTGACCATATCAAGGAGGATGATGTAGATGAGTCTAGAGAGTTATAGAAATAGGTTAAATAATGGTGCTCATAGTACTGCTGCTTCTAAAAAGTACAGAGCCCATTCGCTGAAAGCTATGGATGTCACATTCACAAAGGACCCCGCCTTTCGGGAATGTAGGATATTAGGTGAAGATGTTGACGCAAAGTTTTTAGCATATACAAAAAACAGTATCAGTAAAGATGCAATTGATTATCATCTACAGTTTAGACCGGGTGTTAAGTATCCTTTGGGAACTTACGTAGATATTCCTGTCAATGATGATGAGGAATTTAGTACTTGGTTAATTGTTGATCATGATAATCATCCTCTTTTCTATCGGTACAATATTCTTCTTTGCAATTGGACTTTTAAGTGGGTTGCAAATGGGAAAGTGTATTCATGTCTTGGTGCAATCCGCAGCCGCAATAGCTATAATCAAGGGACCTGGACGGATGAGAAGTTGTCCATCATAGTGGGGACATTATGATGCATTCTACTCTTTTTGCTGGAACGTCCTTAGAGCTTCTTTACTACAGCATAATGATGAAATATACATAAGTGCGAATGTTTTAAAAAAAGAAGATTGGATAATCAGCAGGGAAGCTCCGAATAGGAGAACCTTCATCGACTATTATGTAAGATCAAGTGATCAGAAATGGGTAGCATCTAGACCAGATGGAGATATAGTCAGAACATCATATGAGAATATGAGAAAGGAAGCCATTGCTTCTCTTGAAAAGCTTAACGAACTTTTTGAGTAACACAATTGTACTTAGTAACATCTGTAGAAAATCAGATACAATTCTGGGTTCCAACGAATGATGTGGTCAATACCATAGACTATGATACACGATTCTTAATTACACGTAATCCTTTACATCCAGTGGCATGGAAGGTTACAAAACGAGAGGATGCAGTTCCTCTTGGAATTACAAAAATTACATTAAAACAAGATGCTTTCAACGGTCACACAGATAATGTGGACGAATTGATTGCCGATTATTATAAAACCGAAGTTCCACCAACTATTGAAACTGATGAAGACAAGCCTACGTTGCCTGATCTTCCAGATGATAAATTGGTGATCAACTTTGCTGGTGCTAAACCACAGATTAAATGTGGCGGTAGTGCTAAAAAATTCTCTACTATTATTAAACGTGGAGATGGTACTACTTCTTCTCCTGAAAAAGTGGAGTGGAATGTTATAGTACCACAGGGTCACTTAGATGACTTTGACATTGTTTGTGATGACACAACAGTGAATATCAAATGTCATAAGGTGTACTCTCTAATTGGTGAGACGATCACCATCCAAGCATTTGTAGATGATTTAACAGCTGAATTTCAGACGGAGGTGATTGGATTATGATAAGAGATTTTCAGAACATAGATGATGATATTATCTACAAGAAAAGGATTATTAAAGAAATTCTTTACAATGATTCTGATATTATCGAGCTTTTGGATAACCCAAAACTTGATCCAAACTCTCCAGATGAATATTTGGGAGTAAACATATTCCCCGCAGTTCATATTGAACCAGTACAATCTGAAGTCCAGAATTTCATTTGTTTCGACATTGATGATGTAGATATCAATGACAGAAATGGGATGATGAAAGAACAGGTATGTACTTTTAGAGTATTTTGCCACGAAGATAATCTCGCTACTCCTTATGGAGCTGAAAGACATGATCTTTTAGGATATTGCATCAGAGATAATTTTCAGTGGAGTAACAATTTAGGATTTCAAATGAAACTTACATACGATGTGTCAGGAACTACTGATACCAGATATGTTTGCAGGACATTGAAATTCCGAGTGATCACTCCAAGTAATCCTTATCAGGGACGAATGGACAATAGAAATAATGCCCATAACAATGTCTCACATGAGGAAATTCCTGACAATACGGTAGATCATGGATAAAGACCTGTCTATCATTTTCGGAGATGATTATTATATCAATGATGCAATAAGTATTCATCAGCCTACTCTTAGAGACATAAAAGAGATGGGTGAAGACAAATACTTCCAAGCTGTATTTACATTAACCTGTATTCCTAGTGATATGAAATACAGGCTTTTTAAATTGGGATTAGACTATGAAGAAGTTGAAGACTTTGATTTATTTATGCTCATGGCTCCAACTCTTGAAACTGACATATCTCAACGATTGTTCATGGGAGTTGATCTCAGTAAATTTGAGATGGCTCAAAATCAAGTAAATGGAGACCTTGTTCTTGTTGATACGGAAGACGACATCATGATTGACAAGCTAGCCTATATCAAAATATGTGATTATTTTAGATCTTTGCACGGCCTCAAACCTAAAGTAGAAATCGCTGGTAACGAAGAAACTAAAAAAATCCTTATTGAAGAAGACAAGATGAAATATGAAATGAATCAAAACAAAGAGTTTGAACCAATACTTCTTCCTCTTGTTATCTCAATGGTAAATACTGAAGAGTTCAAGTATGATTATCAATCTGTTCAAGATTTAAATATCTCAGCTTTTATGTCTAGCGTTGAACAGATTCAGAAAAAGAAACAAGCTGTTGCACTTTTACAAGGATGCTATTCAGGTATGATAGATACCTCAAAAATTAAAACCGAAGACCTTAATTGGATTAAGTAGCTCTTATGGAGCTGCTTTTTTTATACAAATTTTTAAATATTTCAAGGAGGATTAAACATGGCAAGTACATTCGACATTAATAACTTTGTCATCGATAGATGCTTACGTGCAATCATGGTAGATACAGACACAGGAGAAATCTTATGGTCTATTAATCAGATTACAGAGCCATCTATCAAATGCGAGTCTGACACAACTCAGGCTACTGATGCTCTTGAAGTTCCTATCATGGAATTCGACAGAGCTAAGAAAGCTACTTTCTCTGCAACTAACTCTTTATTCGATTTAGGATTAGCTGCTGCTCAGTTTGGTACAAAGAAACAGGTTGCTGATGCTGAGTCTAAAGTAATTGCTACAGCTTTCGAAACAATTGATATTGCGGCTGGTACTGCTGTTACATTAAAACACACACCTACAGAGCAGATTAAATACATCTATGAATTAAAAGGTGATAGCACATTAGGAAAGAAATATACTAATGGTGCAGCTGCTAGTGATGATAAATTTGTTCATGCTAAAGGAACAGATAGTGTAACATTACCAACTGGCTTATCTAAAGGTTCTCAGTTATTCGTTGAATACGAATATGAGACAGACGAAGCTGTTAAAGTAACTAACAGTGCTACAAAATTCCCTAAAGCTGGAAAACTGATTGTACAGATTTTAGGTGCTGACGTATGTAACGTAAGTACACTGTACAATGCTTATCTTGTATTCCCACAGGCTAAGTTAAGCTCTAATGTAGACTTAACATTCTCTACTGATGGTAAACATCCATTTGAAATCCAGTGTATGCAACAGTACTGTGATAAAGAAAAGAAACTTTTCGATATCATCGTACCAAAAATGCCTACAGAATAATCAAATTTAAAAGCTGTCTTGTCAGATGATAAGGCAGCTATTTGATTGGAAACGATTTAGAAATGGAGGAATATCATGGGAGAAACGAAACAGAGAACCTGTTTTTGTTGTGGGAAGGCATATCACTACTGTCCTCATTGTGATGTCGATAGAGATAAACCATCTTGGTATTTTATCTTTGATTCAGACAATTGTAGAAAAGTATTTGATGCTTGTCAGAGATATTCTACAGGCGAATGCAATGCTGAACAAACAAGACAAAAACTGGACAAGTGTGATTTAACTAACAAATCTGACTTTCTCCCTGACGTTTTAGGCGTTATTGAGAAAGTTTTCGCTGAGACCAACAAAACGGCTCAATCCCCTTCCTCTTCTCCTTCTTCTTGCTCTCGTGGTAAGAAGAAATGGAGATAGGTTTGCGGATCTCTTAGTGAAAAGAAATAATCACTGAGAGACACATAGCCATTAGGTTTTATGTGTCTCTCTTTTTTTAATTATAAACAGGAGGAACTATGAAAACTACAAGTGGAATTACCGGGAAGACTTATGAACCGGATGAATGTGTATTTATTCCAAATATGCTTCAGAACTTTAAATACTTAAGCTATGGAGCTGAACTTTTGGATATCATTCCAGACAATAGATTCGATCAGAACAAAATTTTATTTGTTTGGAACAGAGAAGACACTAAGCACCTGTATGATGCTTGGTGTAAACATGAATTAATTTAGAACATTATGGCAGTAGGTACTTCTGCTGCTTTTTATTATACGGATTTTATAAGGAGGACTATGAGCGAAAAGAAACAAAGAGACAGTAAGTACAATGTTAGTAAGCGAACTGATAATCGTATGTGTGATGGGATCGTATTTGACTCTGCTCTTGAAATGAGATTTTATAGAGACGCTGTTCTTCCGGGTATTCTTTCAGGGGAAATCACCTATTGTGAACGGCAGAAAGAATATTTATTACAGGAAGGATTTGAACATCAAGATAAAAAATATCTTCCTATTAAATATGTGGCAGATTTTGTACTTACATATAAAGACGGACATGAAGATGTCATTGACGTAAAAGGTATGCCAGATCATGTGGCACCTATGAAAAGAAAATTACTTCTATATAAATATCCTCATATCAACTTTTATTGGGTAGCATACTCAAAGATTGATGGTGGATGGAAAACTTATGAATATATTCAGTCTCAAAGAAGAAAGAGACGCAAAGAGAAACAGAAAAAAGAAAAGGAGAAATAACTATGGGAGAAAATACAGTAAATTTAGACACTATTATTGAGGAATTCAATAGCTCTGTAGAGGGAGCTACATTAGAACATGCTATCCCAAGCTTAAAAATTGGTCATTATGTTCCAATTGCAATAAAAATTACTGCAATTGAAGAAATCATTAAGGCATTAGGAAAAGAAAGCGAAAGCTATACTGTTACTGTAAATTCAATCAGTGCTTATCATGTATTGATCACTACTGCTCTACAGCTTTATACAAATATTGAGTTTGAAGGAGAAAGTACTTACGAGGTATTAGATTCTCTTGCTGAAGCTGGATTGATTGACAGAATCTTAGAGGAAATTGGAAAGGATTTTGAGGAATTTAAAAAGCTATATAAATTAGCTTGGGAAGACCATATGAGAAATCATAATTCTTTAGAAGCCATTGTTTCAAGGGAATTAAGATTTATTAATCTAAGCATTCAGGAAGCTATTGTAGAAGGTGCTAAAGGAATTGATAGTACTGAAGTTATGAAAACAATGATTGAAAAATTAAAAGTAGAATAATTTTGAAAGAGTCTCATGTGAGGCTCTTTTTTTAATAGGAGGAGAATTACATGGGAAGAGTTGAAGAAATTCTTACAAAGATGAATGTTGAAGCTGCAAACATAGCAGCTGAATTAGCATCTAAAAAAGTACAGGAAATTGCAGAAATGGCTACAGATACCTTTTATAAAGGCTATGATCCTGAACAATATGGGCGAAGCTATGGGCTGTATGCCGCTAGTCAACCTTATATTAAAAAAATCAGTGCTCCAGGGACTGCGCAAGGAGGAGTTATTACTTCTTCAGGTAGTATGCCTGGATATTACCACCAAAGGACTGATGTAGTATATGACTGGGATTTTGTGGGCGGTGAACACGGAGGAAAAAAAACTGTCCCAGTAATTACAAAACCTAGTCCTTTTAAATTAATTGAAAATACTGTAACAATGGGTGAGGATATGATTGCTGCAGAATGTATTGAAGAAGCCGTAGGAATTGTTAATGCTAAATATGGCAACGAATTAGCTGAAGCATTGGCTGAAGATATTGTACAGGGGGTGAAATAATAAATGGCAGAAGGAACAACACACGTTATATCTATTGGCGCCTCTATAGGTGTCAGGGTAGATGAAGCTTCCGAAGTAAGAGCAAAACAAAAACTTCAAAATGATTTTAAAGATATTAAAGTTCCTGTTGGAGCAAAGGTGGATGCCAATGCTATCCGTGATGTTGCTAAACAAATAAATGATCACATTAAGAAAACAGGAAAAACTAAATTTAACTATAATTTTCAATCCGATGATTTAGTGGAAGCTCAAAACAGGGTTGATGATCTTAAACAAAAGTATAAAGAACTAAAAAATTTACGGGACATGGCTTCTAACCCAAGTTTTAAGCGTGCTACTGTTAGAAACATTGAAGAAAATGGCTCATACATGACTGGCCTCATCAAATCAAAAGAACATGCTAGAGATATCAATAATGATTTTTATGATGCTGCCATGAAAATATGGAATGAGGATATGGGGCTTCGAGCCAAAAAATCTATTGGAGAGAGCAACTTTAAAAAGAATGTGATGAATGCTTGGGAAGCTAAAAAAGTTACCATTGACAACGCTGTTGGTAGCATTAACAGAATCACATCAAAAAAAGATTGGATAAATAATCCAGACTATGTAAACAAAGTTGTTGATAATTTAAGTAAAGCCAAGATCGCAGAAAATTATATTAAGCAATTCACACAGAAAAACGCTACAGGAAGCAAATACTATAAAGAACTTTTTAGTAAATTTGATATTGATACAGACTCTCTTCTCGGTGGCTTAAACGATGGCGTTGAAGAAGCTATATCTTCATTATTAAAATCAAGAATTGATGAAGTCAAAAAAGATCTTCGATCTGCTGTAGGAAAGACTAAAAGACTAAACAAAAAATACAGCAAAGAATGGGATGATTACTTAGCTGGTGTTGGAATCGTTGTCGAAGACAAGGAAATTAGTACTCAAAAATACAATGGAGCTAAGCGAAGTACCGAAAATCTCATTAGGAAGAAAGAAAACGGTGAAGATCTTTCTAAAGAAGATTTAGAAAAAATTCAAAAGAATAAAGAAATTATGGAGTCTTACACTCCTAAAGAAGGTAGTAATGTTCAGCCTATTACAGAAGAGATGAAGAATTTCTTTGAAGCGGCGAATAAGCAAATGTCCTTAATGCAACGAGAGATTGCAAAAGATTTTGAAATGCCTAAAGACATGGATCAAATGAGCTCAGAGAGCCTTACTACTGCTTTCCAAGATGCTAGAAATTATATTAACACTTTTAATGAGAAAATTAAAAACAATCAAGAAATCTATGCAGAGGAAGCCAAAGGGATTGAAGAAGCTATTAAAACCATTGATAAATATAAAGAAATTAAAGCAAAAGATGGTGCTTCTATTAAGGATGATTGGTCAAAAACCAGTCGTGATTGGTTAGAAAAAAACAGAGAAAATATTTATAAGCTGAATGATAAATCAGTATCAGGGACAGTTGATAAGGTAAGTTCTTCTGGTAATGATAGTATCACGAAAGATGAACAAGTTACAGAAAGTGAACATCCTAAAGAATCTTCTGTAAAAGTTACTGCTGACACTTCTCAGTTAGAATCTGCGTTAGCTAAGGTTGATGAAAAGATTGCTTCTTACGAAGGCAAAGATATCATTGTTAATCTTAAAGCAAACGATTCCGAGTTCAATACAATTTTACAAGAAATTAATGAACTAAGATCAAAAGAAAATATAGATATTACTATTGATTTTAAAGCTAATACAGAGAATATTGATAACATTCTTCAACAAGTAAATGAACTTCGCTCTAAGGATGCTATTGACGTTGCGGTTAATTTTAAAGGCAATGTTGAAGATCTCGAGAAAGCTATTACTTCAACTCAAAAATTTAAAGAGGATTCTAACAGCGGAGACACAAAAATTGACATCAATGTTAATGATGAAGAGTTAACACAAGCCGAAAGCAAGCTTACTTCTTTAAGAGAGAAAGCTTCTGAACCTATTAAAGTTGGTATTAATACTGATGCTGTATTAGATGATTTGGTTACTGTTGAGAAGATTATCAATGACCTAAAAAAGAATCTTGATTTAAAAGTTAAGTTCAATACAGGACAGTCTTTTACAGACAAGAAAGCTTCTGATATTGAGACTATGACAAATAAGATTGCTAATCTGGCTGACAAGTCTACTGCTTATTCTGCTAAGATCGCAGGTGCTTTTGCTGGTATTGGTAGTTCAATTCGTGAAGTTACAAGACTGGTTGATAATTTAAATAAGAAATTTAATCTTACTGGTGAGATTGCTACTGGCCTGAAGAACATGAACAAGGTTTTAGCTGGCGGAAATGTTGGTGGAGCAAACGATGGTACAGCATTAGGGAATACTAATCCTAAATCTGATCGTGTTAAAAATGCTGCTGACAGAGCTTTATCAAAGACCATTGTTAGTCAAGATCTTGAACAATATACAACAGAATTTGCGACTAAGGTTGAAGCTACAGTTAACCGAATTAGAGATTTAAAAGAAAAACATAGTGGAGATGTTTTCTTTGATAATAAAGAAATTGAGGAAGATATTAGAGAGCTTAATAGACTGAACGCTGAGCTTACTGAACATGGTAGACTTAGAAACCAATTTAAGCTCCAGAACAATCAGGGAACTGTTATCGGAGAAGGATTATCCTTAAATGATTTCAATGAAACCAAAGCTGAAGAATTATTTAGAGCTTCTGGTGTAAACAGTAACATTCTTGAAACCAGTATGGGTAGAAATGGAATGGCTGCTTATATCAAAGCAAGATCAAGAGATGATGGAAAGCTTGAAAAGTATGCTATTAATTTTAATCAGGATACTGGTATTGCTAGATCACAGCTTAAGAGTCGTTCTGAATATAAGAGTTTGTTCGGACAAATTGTTGGAGATATGGGTCAGGAAGTTACTAAGTTAAGCAAGTACTTGATCTCAATGGGTGGAATTGATGTCGTATGGCAAGGATTCCAACAAGGAATTGAAAGCATCAAAGAAATGGATGCTGCAATGACAGAGTTAAAGAAAGTCACAAGTGATACGAGTGATGTTTATGCTACTGTCGAGAAAGATATGTATTCTACTGGTAAAGATATCGGTAGAGATGCTGTGGAATTAACTAAATCTACTGCTGATTGGGCTAGATTAGGTTATAACACACAAGATTCTGAGAAGATGTCTAAGTGGACAGGTATTCTCATGAATGTATCAGAATTTGAGCAGGTAGATGATGCTACTAATGCATTGATTTCTATCATGCAGGGATTCGATAAGGGTGCTGATGATGTAGAGAATGTTGTTGATGTTTTGAATAACATTGGTAACAAGGAACCTATTTCATCAGATGAAATTGCTAGTTCTTTGCAGAGATCTGCGGATGCATTATCTATGGCAGGAACATCATATGAACAAGCTGTAGCTCTTACTACGGTCGCAAATAAGACTGTGCAGGAGCCACTCTCCGTGGGTGAATATAGACCAAGCGCCCAAGCTGCGTAGTAATACGTGGTTAAGCAAGGAGCCGTATCGGTTAAAATCATAAACACATGACAAGACCGAGGCAACCGAATATTTTATGTATGTATGAACAGGGATTATGCCCTGTTTTTTGTATGGATTAATTAGGATAAGGAAAAGGAGAAAATATGAAATATTTAGCAACGGATGAACATATTAAAGAACAAATTGATCGATTAGGATTAGAGTTTGTAAGAAAGTACAAAGGTAAGAAAGGAACAAGAATTGTATACATATGTCCCAAGCATAGAGAAAAAGGTGAGCAAGATGCTGATTGGTCTCATTTATGGAGAGCCACATATGGATGTAAATATTGTTCAAGCAAGATAGTTGATCCTCAAGACTTTAAAAAATTAATTAGCCCAGATGTTACCATGCTTGAAGATTATCATGGGCTTTATAATAAGGTGAAATGCAAATGTAATATCTGTGGTGGAGAATGGAGTACTACTCCTGCTGTTTTAAAACTGGGGTGTGGACATCCGGAATGTGGAGCTGAAAAGGCCCATGCTGCTCGTCGAAAAAGTAGAGAAACTTTTGTTCAAGAAATGGCAGAGCTTAGCCCAGATATTGAAATTGTTGGAGATTATGTTAATACACATACTCCTATTAAATGTAAATGCAAGATCTGTGGCATAGAATGGGAATCACATCCTTCTAATTTATTGTTTTATAAAGCAGGATGTCCCGAATGTAACAATCAAAGAATGCGAGAAAAGTTTTCTTTAGGGCATGATGCTTTTATTGAGAGAATGGCCTTTGTTCGTCCAGAAGTGGAAATTGTTGATACATATGTAAACAATAGAACCAAATTATTATGCTATTGCCATGAACATGATAATTATTTCTATTGTCATCCTGGTCATTTCCTCAGAGAAGGAAAGGGAGGGTGCCCAGAATGTCCTAAAATGGGAACACCTATTGAAATAAAATGTTTTAGGATCTTAAAACAATATTTTGACACAAAAGATATTGTAAAAGAAAAGAAATTTGACGATATGAAAGATCTTAGGAAACTTCGATTGGATTTTTACATTCCTTCTATTAATTTAGCAATTGAAGTAAATGACAAAAAACATTATAAAATTAGTCGTGAAAAGAAGCTTAATGGAGAATCTCCAGAAGATTACTGTGAATTAATCGGAGATCGTTATAATTTAAAAGTTGAATATTTGAAACAACATAAGATTCCTCTTATCGAAATCCCATTTTGGGAATTTGATAATATGGAGTCTTTTTTAGATGAAAAATTAAAACCATACATACAAAATAAATAAAAATATAAGGGAGCCGTAGAGACTGTAATACCTCTTGTGGTGACGTAAGAGGTTCAGCTCCTCCCCTACTCTACTTCTGTAGAAAGAGGGTGAAGATCCAGTCCGATCTGCAACGATAGTGTTGATTAATAAAATTGCAGAACTAAGAAGAAATTCTTAGACGCCATGTTTTACATGGTATGTACCTTTTACTGTTGGGGAAAGTAACATGAAATTAGGCCGGTCTAAAAACAGTATCAATGAGGATTAGGGGTACTGACATGAAAACCCTCCAAGAAGCAGGAGAAGACACAGATGGCGTAGTAACCAATGTAAGCCAGCTTAGAGACCTCATTAAAAATCAAACCAAAGTAGCATCAAACGACTATAAAGGTTTTGATATACTCAAAGATGATGGTTCTTATAAAAATACTTATGAATTTTTATTAGGACTTGGTAAAATCTGGGATGAAATTGGAAGCTCAGACGGTGGTGACCTTAAACAAGCTTCTATTTTAGAGAAAATTGCAGGAAAGAACAGGGGAAATATTGTGGCCTCAGTATTAAAGTCCCCTAATCTTTTAGAAAAAGTCTACAACGAAACACAAAACTCAGAAGGATCAGCACTTCGTGAAAACGAAACTCAACTTGATTCCATCCAAGGTAAAGTTGATCAGCTGACAGCAAGTTTCCAAGAAATGTGGAATACTTCTATTTCTTCTGACTTTATCAAGGGACTTGTAGATGCTGGAACTCAAATAACAAATTTAGTAACTAAAGCAGGACTTCTTAGAACAGCCTTTATAGGTGCTTTAGGAGTCGCAGGAGCAAAAGGAAAGCTGGGTAGGGCAAATTGTCAGTTGTCCTCATGTACAATGCCCAGAGCAATCTAGTGGTAACACAGAACGAGTTTGTATTGAAATGGTGATACAAATAAGAGATTGCTTAGAAAACAACCGAAATTGAAATACTTTTTGATAATTTATGTACGGGAACTGTTAAACGATATTGATTACTAACTTAGTACAGTGATGTATTAAGGGCAAGGGGTAATTCCTAAGATATAGTAATAAGATCAATATTTATACAAAATCCGCAGCGAAGCCTCTATATTAGAGGAACGTCCATCGATCATAATGGGAATCTGGTTAACTCACCTTACGAGCGACATCAGAAAGGGATGATCAGAACTGTATGCGAATGTGCCGCTAGAAAATTATCAGTATGGAAACATGCTTGCACATAGGGAAATGAATTTTATACGATATATTATAAATACTTATTAACATAATTTAATACTCTTTTTATACTGCTCTAGCAGACTTACCACATTAATTGAGTCTTAAAACATTAGGTAGAGCCTGGTGTTTTAAAGGGCTAGTAAATTAGCCATATATGCATAGAAGGATAAGCAAATCATCAGCACCATCTGTTCTATGCCATTTGGTGCACCTTCCTGAAGAAAAGGAGAATTTAATATGGCAATTTTAACAAAAGCAGAAAATGGAGTAGAAAACAACAATCAGATTATGAACTTCGTAAACGATGAATTTGGATCAATCAGATGTATTGAGATAGAAGGAACACCATACTTCGTTGGAAATGATATTGCAATCGCACTTGGATATTCTAACTATCGAAATGCTGTCTCAAAGCACGTAGATGTTGAGGATAAGCTGCGTACCCAGATCGAGTACGCAGGTCAAATGCGAAATGTGACTGTCATCAATGAATCTGGTGTTTATGATCTAATTTTCAATAGTAAATTAGATTCAGCTAAAAGATTCCGTAGATGGGTAACATCTGAAGTTCTTCCACAGGTCAGACGTACGGGTGGATACATTCCATATAAAAATCTGTCTGAAGCAGAGTTTGTACTTAAGGCACTGGAAATTCAGCAAGCTACAATCGCAGAGCTTAGAGGAGAACTTGAAGCTTCCAAAGAAGATGTAGATTTTGCAAGATGTGTTACTGCTTCTTCTGATACGATCGACATGAATACAATGGCCAAATTGTTACAGAATGATGGATATGACATTGGAAGGAATCGCCTTTTTGAGATTCTTAGAAACAATGGAATCCTGATGCGGGACAACATGCCATATCAGAGATACGTTGAGAACGGATGTTTTGAAGTTGGTGAACATGTGATTTGCAATGTGATTGTTCCACAGACTTATGTAACTGGTAAAGGTCAGAAACTTGTTTACAGAGTTGTTGGGGATCTTGAAGATTAAAGTTTGGTGAGATTATTATTGATAAGGGGGTCGTGAAATGCGACCCCTTTTTGAAATTAAATTTATATTAAAAGGAGTATTTGAATTATGGATTTTTTAAAAGAATCAAAGAAAACTATTGAATGCGAAATTGCAGAAATTAATGAGGAATTCGGCCTTGAAGAAATTGATGGAGAAGTCTATACTACTTCTCTCAATGTGGCTGAGACTTATGGAAAGAATCACAAGGATGTAATGAAGAAAATTCGTCATTTCATTGAAGTTGTGCCTGAACTTAACGGGGGAACTTTTGCGCTGGTTGATTATATAGATGCAAAAGGCGAGTCTCGTCCTATGTATTACATTGATCGTAAGGGATTTGCAATGCTAGTGAACAAATTCACTGGAGACAAAGCTCTTATCTTTACAGCCAAATACACAGATGCTTTTGAGAGAATGATCGAGCTGATCACACAACTTCAGCAAGATAATAACGATCTATATGATGTAGCGGTTTCAGATGAATGTCAGCTTCAGAGACAATACGATGCAGACAAAATTAAATATTCTGTACGCAATATTGATCGTGTCCTTTTAGAATCTGATTACACAAATTTGGAAGCTACCGTTGATAAGATCATTGATGTTCACATTCATTTAAAAAAGAAAGATCGCTATGAGTACCATAGAAAACTAAATGCAACTGAATATAAGCAGAAAATCGTAACAATGATTGATGATAAGCTTGAAGCGATTATTGAGACTTCTGGTTCTTTAAATCCAATGTATAGAATGACTGCAGAGTATGTATTAAACAATCTGAAACGTAGATACATAGAAACAAATCATCGTAGTACTGGAAAGAAAATTGCATTTAGAGATTCTAAGATTAAGGATCTGGAAGATCAGTTAGAAAGTTAATTTTATAAGGTAACGATTCGTTACCCCACAAATGGAGAAAAGGCATCCCTACCTCCTAGGAATGCCTTTGTATGAAAATAATTAATTGGGCAACCAATTATTCCATGATGTCTCTAATTATAACTTATGTTTCCAAATATTGCAAGGTTAATTGTAAAAAAGAGGTATCTTTATGAACCTCTCTTCTCCTGTTAGATCCAGATACACAAAAGGCTCACTGAATTGTGAGCCCCATGTGTATTATTACTTTGAGATATGATACATATTTCTTGTTACATAATTAGTATAGAATATTGCATTAGTGATTGTCAAATACATATTTTACCAGTGTGAAAATAGGGTATTTCCCTGCCCTTGAGTAAACAGTTTGCTTGTACAATACAATAAAGAAACTGGTAAAAATGAATTTCCAATTGGTAGTGCTATTCTGAATGCATTTAGTCCTACAAGACGTAAGGCTAATTATGAGAATATGCAGTCTGATCAAAGTAGATTGCAGGATTTCTTTAGTAATAGCATGGTTCCTGAAATTTTTGGTAGTAAAACTACCAAAGAAAAAGAGGACATGTTTAAGCGACTTCAGAATGAAATGAAAACTGAAAAAGGTCGTGATACAGCTAGTACTCTTTACGGTCAAGCTAAGCAAAATAATTATGATCTTACTGATAAGAAAAATACTTATGGAAAAGGCCTTGAGAAGTTTAATGAAGCTGTAGAAAAATCTGGTAGCATTGCTCAATCTGCTGCAGGTGGAATTTCTGGTGCTTTTGAAAAGATCAAAGCTTCTGGTATTGCTGCTAAGGCTGGTGCTTTTGCTGCTAATGTTGGTATTGGTTTAGCTGCTAGTGCTCTTATGCAATTAGGTGCTATGGCACTTTCTTGGGTTGGTACTAAGATTCAAAAAGCTGCTACCTATGATAAAGATAAAATAGAAGCTGCTGACAAAACACGTACAAACTATCAGGACAAATTATCTGATACAAAAACTAATATCTCTACTCTTAAAGGAAACAAAACTGAGTTTGAATCCTTATCTAAAGGTGTGGATGAATATGGTAATAACATCAGCTTAGATACTTCTTCTTATGAAAGATTCTTAAATATCCGTAAGGAAATTTTAGATACTACTCCTTCTCTTATTTCAGGTTATGATGCTGAAGGAAATGCAATCGCTAAGACATCAGGTTTGATAGACAAAGCGATTGAATCTCAGGAGAAGAAATTAAAGAGTACACAAAAGGATTATTCTTCTGATGCTACTTGGGATAAACTTAACAAAGGTAATCAGGAAAGCTTGAAGAAAGCTGCTGGTGGCCTATTAGATAAAAGTCTTTCTAAAGATATTGAATCAACTCGAAAAAATATTTCTGATGAGATTTATAAAAGAACATCTTCATCTGGAGATAGTTTCGGAAAAGCATTTGGAGATGCAACAAAAAAAGTTATCGGTGGTAAAAAAGCTCTTGATTTAACTAAAGATGCTGATATTAGCAAATTTGCTAACAATTACAGCAAAATCTTTGATCAGATGAAAGAAGACAATCCTTCTATTTCAACTGAGGCTATTGAAGCCAATGCATCTAAATATGTAGCTAGATATAATAAAATGATGAAAGAGATCAAGTCTCTTGCGAAACAATATAAGGAAGATTTCCAAAATACGGTTTCAGCTTCAGATGGTTATGACAAACTATCTAGCAAAGGACAAAGTTTCTTAAGTGGTATTGCTGGTAACATTATTGACTTCGACAATGCCAATGAAAAAGATTTAACTGACGATAACATTAGTAAGAAGCGTAAAGATCTCCAAAAAATTACCAAAGAGTTTACTAAGAATAAAAAAGCACAGGAAGATTTGGATGAGCTGGTTAAAACAACCAACAAAACTGGTGGAAAATCGGCCAAAAAGTGGAGTGAAGATGTCCAAGATGCTTATAACGATCTGACAAAAACTTTAGGTAAAAAAGTTGATGGTAAAACATTAAGCGCTGCTCTTGAAGACGCTTTTGATTTTAAATTCAGCAAAGATGGAGATATTCTTCATGATGGCAAAAATGTTGAGGATATGATCAGTAGTATACAAGACAAACTTGGTAAAAGTAAAGACACAACTAAGTTTTTAGATGGTCTTGATTTTACTGAAATGTCTCAAGCCTTTGATATCTTAAATTCTAAGACTCAGGTTTGGACTGGTAGTCTTGATCAGTTGAAAGAACGTCTAAAACTGATCAATCAAACAAAATCTCAGTCTACTTGGAGTGATTATCTCCAAGCTAAGGAAACTGCTAATTCTGGCGATACTTACTTGGCAATGCGTGAGGCGTTCAATGCTCAGAAGAAAGAACGTGATAAAGGACTTATTGGAACAGATGATTTCAAAACACTAACAAGTGTAATGAGTTCTTCTGGTAAGACTGATGCTGCTACCTTTGATAAGACATGGGCTAAGACTACTAAGTATTTTACTTCCGATAATAGCGGTCTGGTTAAATTCTTAGATGATTTATCTGCCAAATCCCAAAAAGCTAATACTGATTTTGGTACTTTAAAGAAAACTGCTGAAGGTACTTATTCAGGAAAGATCACTAATACTGCTTCTGCTGCTAAAGCAATGGGTATGGGTATTGAACCTTTTGAAGCTGTATTGAATCGCTTAAAAGATTACGGTGGTAAGATTAGCTTTAAGTCCGTCACAGAACAGTATGAAAAAGCTGAAAGCACTGTTAATGAATTGGCCAACAAATGGAAAAACATGAAAGATAGTGCTGGTAAAACAGCATTAGGAGAACAGATTGAAGATTACAGACAGCAGATTCTTAAACTGAAAAATGCTGGAGAAGATATCCCAGATGAGATGGTCAAGAAACTGAAGTTTGAGATTGAGATTGCTGAAGACAAGGCTCAGTACGACACTGCCTATAGTAAGCTTCAAAATGCTGAAAAAGTCGGAGATAAAAAGTTAATTAAAAAGTATCGCAAGGAAGTGGATCAAGAATCTTTTGATTATGGTAGTTCACTTATAAATAATGTTCGATCTGTTGCAAAAGACAATGGATATTATTTAAAAGACTCTAAGAAAATGAGCCAGTGGGAAGACAATAAGCTTAAAGTTTTAGGAGAAAAAAGACAAGCTGTCACAGATGCCAAAACAGATGATGAAAAGAGCACTGCCTATAAAGAATTAAACTCTTTTATTAAAAATTTGGCCAATGAATCTGCGAAAATAGCTAGAGGTGAAGGAACAGGTGGAGCATACGAGAAAGCCATCAATTCTAAAAAATCTTTAAACAAACAACTAGAAAATATTGATTCTAGAACAAAAGTTGGTAAAAACAACAAGGTTCAATTAACTGGTAATAAAGAAAAAGATCAAAAGATTCAAGAAAAAGTTAATAATTATAATGCTTCCAAAGACAAAGGCGATAAGGCTATTAAAACTGTAAAAGTAAAAGCTGACACTAAAGAAGCTGACAAAAAGCTTAAAGCTACCACAAAAGATGGTAAGAAGAAAATCAGAGCTGATGTAGATACAAAAGAGGCTGAAAAGAAAACGAAAAAGGTAACTAAAACTGAGAAAAAGAAGGTTACCTACAATGCCGATACTAAAGATACTGATAAAGCGGACAAAAAGCAGAAAAAAACTATATCTAAGAAAGTAAAAGTACGTTCTGACTATTCTGATGCAGAAAAGAAAATTTTACAATGGGCTGGTGTTCCTGTTGATAAAAAAGGACGTTTAATTGGTGACATTAGTGATGCCAACCAAAAGGTTTTAAACTGGATTGGTATTAAAGTTTCCAAAACCGGTAAACTTAAAGGTAATATTTCCGATGCTATAAAGAAAACGAATCAATGGAAAAATCAAAAAGTGTCTAAAACAGGAAAACTTAAGGCAGATACCTCTTCTGCTGATAGGACTGTTAGTGCATGGGCAAGTAACCCTATTACCCGTATAGTCAATTTTATCACAGGTAAAACACCTTCCACTGGCGGAAATCAAGCTCATGGTACAGCAAATGCACACGGATCTTTTATTCCAAGATCAAATGCTTTTGCTCAAGGTACTGTCGATGACTTAACAGACTGGTATGATAATGAGCTTGATGATATTGAAGAATTTGGTGCTTTTGCTCACGGAACAATTAAGAAACTTGGAAGCCGTGCCCTTGCGATGGGAACAACAAGAATCTCTGATTTATCAGAAATCAATTCTATTGTACAGGCTGAAAAGAACAAATATTTACAAGAGAAAACGGATAAACTCAAATCATCTGTTGGTAATGCTCACGCCAATGGTGGCGATTGGGGATTAAAACAAGATGAACGAGCTCTTACAGGAGAATTAGGAGACGAACTTGTCGTATAAACCACATATGCGACCTTATGTAGTAATACATATGTGAAAATTTATCTAATTGCTGGAAAGTCTTAAAGATAATTAAGCTACAACAGAAGGATGAAATATGCCTAGATGTGAACGCTACGAAAGTAAAAAGAATTAATTATATGGAAGCGAGGTTAAATCCCCTGTTTCTGCTACAATGGACAATCAGCAGCCAAGATCCGAATAGGATAAGGTTCAACGACTATCCTCTTATGAGGAGTAGGGCCGCAAGCTAATGGCGGTACAGTAATGTTTAAATCAAAATGATAAATTACCTGATAATTAATATTCTCTCTATGAAAAATATGTAGAATAATGTATAATTGCTTTATAAATAAATTACGGAGGGAAAATGTATGAAAAAGAAAATTTTATGTTTGTGTACAATATTTGCTTTTATGATATTATGTACAGCATGCGGGAAAGAGAAAAACTTAAAGAGTGTCAGTTTCTCAGATCATGATGTATATCTTGGAGAGACAAAAGAACAACTAAAAAAAGATTTTGGGAATTTTTTATCTGAAGATGGTAATAAAATTACTTTATTAGATGATAAAAAAGGATCTTTATCCCTAACGATGATGAATGATAAGGTGGCTTTCATAAATTCTGATAACAAAAGTATAGACTATAATGGATTAAGTATTGGCAGTTCCATTGAAGATGTGTCTTCTTGTTTGGGAGTTGATAAAAATTTTATAGGAAATAATTCTTCTGTGCAAATATTCTATAACAAAGATAATGAGATTGTATATAAAAACAACAAAACTGTTTATTCAACAACATCTCCTGTTCCATCCGAAGATGAAGATTATTCAGGTTATACAACCACTTTTTTTAAAAATTATTCTACCATTAAAAAAAGTAAGTTTATGATAGAAGTTTATGTATATGATGGAAAGGTATCTTCACTCAAACTACTTTCTTCTTCTGCATATTTAAAATTGACTAATATAAATAGCATTTTTGCAGGAGACAATATATTATATCTGAACAAAATAACAAAAAAAGATGTTGAAAGTATGCTTGGTAATGATACAGACATGGAAGACGATAACAATGTATTTACCTATAAAACCCCAACCTCTAATAGTAATTGGGATAATTATGTTATTTTTAAAGGGTTTAACATAATTGGTGAGTTAGACTTTGCTAAAAAAGACAGCTCAATCTATATAAGTGCGAATAAATATCCAGACCTTGTTATTAATAACTTATATATAGGAGAACCTATTACAAATGCTGTGAAAACCCTTGATATTACAGAAGCATTTGCACAAAAGACCAATGATATTATATTTTATTATGACACAAACGGAAAAGAACTTGCAAAATACGATGATGCAAAAACTTTTATGAAAAGTTCAAGTACTGCTCCTTCAGATACTGCTTATCAGGTTCGTGTTAAATTTGCTAACAATAAAGTAAATTATTTAAATATAATAACATATTAATAAAACTTAGACTTAAAGGAGACACTTTTATGAAAAAAGTTTTTTATGTTAATGTCTTTTATGTTTTAAAATTAAAGGATTTTTAACATGGTGGACTATTCGAGATGAAGAAATTTGCAAATGGTCAAAAGACAAATGGTGACTCTAGGAACATATCAAATAATTTAATTTAATTCTAAAGAGCAAAAGTAATTTTACTTCTGCTCTTTTTTCATACAACAAATCATACATAAAATCAGGTAAAAGATATAGTCTGAACTCATGTGAAAGCATGAGGAGTGAAAACTCTTGTCGGTGTTGCGAACCGATGAAAACATAATTGACGTGGTAACAGATGGTTTACAGTAGGGTCTCAAGGCCCAGAATTTGTGAACCTCAAACGTGGTGATATAGTATTTAATCACCTACAAACAAAGGAACTCCTAAACAAAGGAAAGACAGGAAGTAGAGCTAAGATTGTTGGTGGTGAAGGAGCATTTGCTCATGGATCTGCTCATGCTAACTCTGCTGGAATTAAAATTAAATTTAATGGTAGCAAAATTACTACAGGCAAAAAGAAGAAAACTACTACTTCTTCTGGTAAATCTAAAACCGGTTCTGGAAGTTCAAGATCCGGTAAGTCTGGCTCTGGAAGTGGTAAGAAGAAAACCAAATCTAAATCTAAGAAATCAGCTCTTGAAAATTATCTTAATAAAATAGGTAAAGCATTTGATTTCATTGAAGTAAAGATTGAAAATCTTACTGCTGCTACTGATCTTTGGATAGCTAAAGCTGAGAATGTTCATAGTCTTACTTCTGCTGTTAGCGATTATGATAATGCTTTAAAGAGTGTTGGTTCTTCTATCACTGCTAATACCCAAGGTTATAAGAAATATAAGAAATTCTATGAAAGCTTTGAAAAACAAGCAGTTAAGAAAGCTCCTAAAACAAAAAATGCTTCAAAAGCTAAGAATCAAAAAGTTCTAAAATCTTATTTTAAAAAAGTACGTAACGGGTCTATTGATATCAAAACTATTAGTAATGATAAAATCCGTAGTGCTGTTGAAGAGTATAAGAACTGGTATGATAAAGCTAAACAATGCAAACAGCAAGTTGAGGAGCTTAAGAAACAACAACAAGAACTGGTACAAACCAAGCTTGAAAAGGTTGTTAGTTATTATGATGCTATGGCATCTAAAACGTCTGCTATCCTAGAGAACTATCAAAAGATCAATGATCTTAATATTGCTCAGGGTTCAGATACTTTTGATAATAAAACAGCTAATCTAAACAATCAGATTCGACAATACCAAAATCAGAGAAATATTCAGCAACAAGAATTGAATAAATATCAGGCAGAATATGATAAGGCTAAGAAAAAGGGAATCTTAACAGATGAACAAAAGAACACATATGAAGCCCAGATTCAAACTTTTAGGAATAATATTGCTGATACTGATACTGCTATTGCAAATGCAAGAAAAGAAATTGATCAGATTAAATTTGATAGGTTGACAAGACTTGCAGATGAAGCTGAACATGCTGCTACTGCCTTAGAACATACTGCTTCTATGGCTGAAGCTCATGGTGATTATGCTACTAAGCAGTCAAAAACTGATCAGATCGCTAAAAACAATGATAGGGCTGCTGTCAATGCTGAGATCATGAAAACCGATCAGGAATTGATGAATAAGGTTGCTAAGGATTCTGAAAGATACAAAGAGCTTTATGATGACTGGTATTCAAGACGTGAAGAAAATTACTCTTTAGAAGAAAAGAATGAACAGTTACGTCAGGAAGCTATTATGATTCCTCTTGATGAAAGCAGTCGTAAGATTGATAAGAGAAATACTCGTATCGATGAAAACAACGATCTTATGAATATGTTGAATCAGGACTACTTAAACGATCCTGACACAGGTAAACTGACTACAGATGGTAAAGCTAAAATTGCTCTTCTAAGTGATAGTATGCGCCAAGAACAGCTTAATATGGCCGATCTGGCAGAACAAAGAAATGCTTTATATAAATTACATGACGATCATCAAATTGGAGATTCTGCTTTTGAAAGTAAGTTAGCTGAAATCAATAAACAACTTCGTGAGGCTGCAACAAATACCAATGACTATAAGAATCAAATTATAGAACTTGGTAAGGCAACGATGCAAGCTGAAGTTGATGCTCTGGTTAAAGTTATTGATAAGCGTAAAGAGGCTTTAAATCGTAAGAAAGAATATTATGATTATGATAAAAACGTCAAGAGTCAGACAAAAGACCTGCAAGCTCTTGAAGCTCAGCGTGCTGCTTTAGAGGGCGTCGAAGGTGAAGCTGCGAAAGCACAAAGAGCCAAATTAGATGCTCAGATTGCCGATGCTCAGGAACAAATGGATGATACTAAGAAAGAACATCAATATTCTATGGAATCCCAAGGATACGATGATCTGACTGAAAAATTACAAGAGTCTTTGGATAAACAGCTTAAATCTTTAAGCGGTTCTCTGGATGAACAATCTAAGCTTATTAGCAAGTTCTTAAAACAGGTTGGAGATTCTTATTCTGATGTCTTTAAGAAGATCAATGACACTGCTATTAATTCTGGACTTATTAATGGTCTAAGTGAGTTATATCATTCTGAATACAATAGCTCTGCTAATGGCAAGACGCCTGAACAGAATGCAAAGGATACTCAGAACAAGAACAGCACTGTGACTAATAATGTTGCAAATCCTGATACTAATGTAACTGGTACAACTGGTATTACAGGTTCTAAGGTTGATTCTTCAAAAGTTGAAACTGGAAATGCTAGTGCTGTTAGTGGTTCTATGAAAACACCTGAACAGCAGGAACATAATCTTATGTCTTTCAGTGTTAGTCCAGCGTCTATTACCTTAGCCCCTGGAGAAAGTAAGACTGTTACTGTTTCTGATATTGTTCCTCCAGACGGGGCTGGACAATCATTTTCTTGGTATTCTAATAGCCTAGGTTACATAACGATGTCTCCTTCAGGAGCTTCATGTACAATTACGGCTACAAAAGGAGATCATGAAGGAACAGTTACTCCAGTGTGCAAATCTGCTAATGGACTCTCTGTGAATTTCACCGTTGTAATCCAACTATCTGCCAGTCAAAAGAAAGCTAAGTCATTAGGATTAAATTTTCATATAGGAGCTGCTTACACTGAAGCTCAGCTTAAGAGTTGGTCTCCTTTAAACAATTATTTAGCTAGTAAGGGCTATGATGTTGTAAACAATCCAAAAGGTATGGAAGGTCTTGGTAAAAAACTTGGAGTAATTACGACTAAGAACTCTAAAAAGGGGAAAGAGTTTTATAAGGGAAAAGATGGGAAATATTCTAAAGCTCAGTCAAATAAAATCCTTACAGCATTAAAGAAAGCAGGTGTAAGAAATGGTGGTGTCATTGATGATGTAATACCAATCTCTCAGCTTAATGGTGTAATTCAAAGCAATCATGATCATGGTATTGCTACTGTTCGTAGAGACGAAATCTTACTGAAGCCAGAAACATCTGATGTGCTGAAACAAGCTGTTAAGATTTCTGAATCAGTTGTTAAAGCCTCTAAGACAAAAGATATTATGACTGGTACTGGAGGCTTCTCTTCTTATTATGATGCATTGATCAAAGTAGAATCTGGAGGCATGGTTGATAAGAGTGTTTTGAATGATCTTAAGGTTGTCGCAAAACAGGTTTATGATCAAGAGCAAGCTAACAAATTAAAAGAATATCACAAAATTGGTCGTAAGCCTACGATCGGTAAATAATGTAGAGCCTGTGTGAAAACATGGGCTCTTTTTAAATTGGAGGAAATTATGGAAATTAATTTATTATTATTACTTATTATTGGAATTTTATTAATCGGAGTTGTGCGAATGAAATGCAGGAATAGATTGTATTCAATTTCGTTGGGAGCTCTGATGAATTATATGGATGATGAAGGATTAACTCCTTTTGATGAACTGACTCCTGAAATGAAGTCTATGTACATCAGGGAAGAAATTGCTTCTATGAGGGATGGAAATTTATTATAAAAGCATAGAAAAAGACACCCACTGTAATTAGTGAGTGTCTTCTCTCATGGGTGAATTTATTTAATTAAATTCACAGTGATGATTGGATTAACCCGTTAAAGGGAAGATTCCCAATCGGGATAAGTGCAAAGTATTAATCTCCTTGTGACCTCCTTTTACTATCCTTTAATCATCATTCAAATTCCTGTAAGATGCCCATTCTTACTGAATTTGGTTTAAAGTGGTTGAGTGTAATGCTCCTTAACTTTGTTTGCAAAATTATAATAACACATAAGGTCATTTGATTCAATAATTTGGGATTAAAAAGTAATAGTCTTTATACTATTTTCGTCTAATCTATCATGTGGGTTTTATTATAGTCAATCCGGCACACTGTTGGGCATTAGAGTGTGTAGATGTTATGAATCTAGCATAAAGTCTTATACTTTTTCTTGTCTTTAAGTATTGTTATTTATGTAATAAATAAAGCACTAATCCTACGATAGTTGCAACATTAGCTGCCGCACCTAACATGTCAAACAAAGTTTGGGTCATGGCTCTGTCCCACTTTCTACCACAATCCCTTCAGACATCGTATAAAATACGACAATTTATTATATGACAATAACTTCCAAAAGTAAAGAGTAACTTTTAAGTTTGTACATCTTACAGGATAATTTTTAAGAAAGGAGACTTTATGTATTCAAATGCAGTAAGTTTTACTTATAACAATAAAAGTCTGTCGGACTTTTCACATAAAATGATCATCGGGTATATTGATAAATCTGAAGATTCATTCGGTCTTGATAGAGAGATCGTAAGCGGTTCAACTACTATGAATCGTAATATCTATCATGCTTATAATACAAAATATTCGGGAAAACTTGGATTTCAGATTACTCTTTTTCATGAAGATCAGAAACGATTTACTGAGAATGAAGTATCTGAAGTTACTAGATGGTTAACAAGCCCTAAGAGCTATAGAAAATTAGAATTTTATGGCTGTAATGGCAGCAAGAATGATGTCGTTTATTATGCTATTGTTACTAAAGTTGCTCCTGCTCTTGCTGGAGGAATTGCTGGCTTAAAGATTGACTTTGAGTGTAATGCACCATATGGATTTGTAGGAAAAGAAAGCAATTTATTTGATCTAACAAACAAACTAGAAACACCTAATCATAATGGATCTTTAGTCCTTGATTGTGGATCAGATGAACTGGAACAATATGTTTATCCTATTATTGAAGTTGAAAGTCCTGAGCTTTGGACTGATCTTCAAATTACAAATCATTCAGACGACAACAGCACGATGCACTTATGGGATACGAAAGGTACTTATGAGATTAATTGTCAGCATCAAGTTATTAAACTGAATGGAAAAGGAATTGTATTATCAAATGTGTTCAAGATGGACACTGTACAAAAATTATATTGGTTACGACTTGTTCCAGGAGAAAATAGAATTGAAATTACAGGTCGTTGCAAAATAAAAATCAAGTGGCTCGAACCTAAGAAGGTTGGAGCTTTTTAAATTCAGAAAGGAGGCGTGAGAGTGAATTGGAATTTATAAAAGACATTTTCAATCATACAGAGCCTTATGATTTTTATCTGGTAAATCCAGAAGGCAAGGTAATTTGCGCCTTAAATAGCATTGACACTTCTACTACTTCTCTCACTGCTACTCTTAATGATAGATGGGAATTAAGTTTTAGTGTAGAAAAGTATATTGATATCAACAATGATGCAAATTTTGTCTTATCAAATGGATATGAATATCTAGATAAAGGAATGGAAATTTATATAGATCGTATCGGATACTTTGTGATCACTGAGGTCCCAAGTGTTCAGTTTGATGGATATTCAGAGATGAAGACTGTCAAAGCTGAGTCTTGTGATGTTGAGCTAGAGAATAAAGATTTAGTTACTTTCTATGTTAATACAGGAAAAACAGGAAGTAAAGAATATACTGCTGATGGGAATGTTATCGAAGATAAATTAACAGGTAATAAGATCTTAAAACGCTATGTTGCTTTATATGATCCCGATAATCGTCAGTTAAGTTTATTAGATTTAGTCCTTGAAAAATTGCCGGGGTGGTCTGTTGGACATGTTGATGAATCTTATATTGATGAAGAGGGAAATACCAAATGGCTTATTCCTTATAAGAGACAAAATGAGAACGGAGAAGACGAATGGTTCTTCGTAAGAGGTACATTTGAAGAAGAGTCTATTAATGTTTATGCTTTCTTAACTCAGAAAGTAGCACAGGCTTATAGATGCGTGTTCACATTTGACATATTAAATAGGAAGATCAATTGTTATCATATCAGTCAACTTGGTAAAGATACAGGTATTTCTCTAAGCACAACAAACTATATTGATTCTTTAAGTGTAACCGGGGCAACAAATGATGTCTATACACAGTTTAATGTGGCCGGTGGAGAGAATCTTGATATTAAATATGTAAACTTTGGTGAAATTACTATTGATAATTTATCATATGTTCTTAAAGAGCCATTAGTTTCTAAGGATCTGATTGACAAATATGAAGCTTATTTGAAATATAGAGGAACACATTGGGATAGTACCAAGAACGAAAAAGTAACTTATACTCTTGATGATGGAACTTCAAAAGAAATGACTCGTAGAGAGTATTATTCTTATCTTACCAGAATGTGGGGCAAGTACAAGAAAGTTGCTGCTGAAATTAAAAATCGTGTTCCTAATGATGGTTTAAAAACTGATTGGGATACATTCAAGGAAGATGAACTTCAAAAGCAACTTGACATCTATATAGATGCTGTTAATTTCATTTTATTAGAGTATGGATATGCTAAAAAGAATGAGAACGGTGAGCCCATTAAAAAAGAAGATGGCACATATGAGACCATTTTAACAGGTGATGAATTACAACTTCAGATGCGAAAAGATGGTTGCTGGTATACTTATACTGCTTATGTTGATGGAGTTATTCCTAACATTAAGATTGCCATTGATAACATTTACAAGTCTGATGATGATAAGGTAAAGCCGATCGACAAATGGGAAACTCAGTGGGAATTATATGGAGTTGATGAGCTAAAAGTTAAAATCAAATCTTATCAGAACACATTAGATACCCTAAAACAAAATGGCTATGATAAACCCTACGAAGTTTCTGAAAACACAACAGACTATTACCAAGTTTATCAAGAGTACAGTCAGCATTTGACTGATGCTCAAGCTGCTTTACAAGAGCGTGAGTCCGAATATGAAACCGTAAATAAAAAAGTTGAAGATAAGTTAAATGCTCGTACTTCCCTAATTGGCGAATGTAGTCTAAAGAAAAATAAAAGTTTTGGGTTTATAGATAGTACAGAAAACTATAATACCCTTGGAAAAACAGTATTAAACCTTTATGTTACAACCGATTATGTAAATGAGAATTATTTAATCACAAGCCTTGATGATATTGAATCCTATGTTGATCGGGCTGAAGATTTATATCAGGCTGCAGTTAAGGAACTGTCTTCACAGGCCCAGCCACAATATATCTACTCTCCTCAGATTGAGAATCTATTATGTGATGAGAATTTCTCTCCTTATTTAGATCAATTGGTTCTTGGAGATTATATCTGGTTAGAAATTGACGATGGGAATGAATTTGGTGGTCATGGTAATTTAGAGAAATTCAGATTGTACACATTTAGTTTTAATCCTAAAGACCCATCTGAAAAGTTTGAAATTTCATTTACCAATATGATCAAATCTCAAGCAAAGCGAGATGATGAAGTATTCTTATTAAACTCTTCTACAAAGAACAGCAGGAATTCTATTAAATCTAACACCTACACAGGCGTAGATGAAAGTATCAATGCAATTCTTACTCCAGAGCTATTAAAAGCTTTGACAGGACAATTGGCTTCTTCTCCAGGTTTCTCTAGTGCTGTAGGGAATGTATGTGAATATATTCAATGTCAGCCTAATAGTGTTTTAAATATTACAGCAAACCAAACAAACGTAAAGAAAATTGTTGGTACAGAAGCTGAGTTTGAGAAATTCTTTTCTAAGTATATTGATGCCGATTATATTAATGCAAGAGTTGTTATTGCTAATGTTGGTGAGTTTAAGAATTTAACAACTGAAGTGGCAAACATTAAAAGTGCAATCATCGGAGCTTCTTCTACAGAAACAGGTATCGTATTCAATTTATCCTCAGCAAATGCAAAGTTTGACAGTGCATGGATCATTAATGGTATTGCAGGCAAAATGACAATTGGAGATTTAGCCGCAGGCGATATTACAATCTCTGATACAATGCGTATCCTATCTGAGAACGGCAACTTTATCATGAACGGGTCTGCCATGCAATTCTTAGACACTGAAGGCAATGTTGGAATTCAAATTGGTTATGATACGAACAAGAATCCAAGCATTATCATCAAAGACAATAAAGGCGTAACAGTTATGACAAGTCAAGGTATCACTAAGGATGCGATTGCTGATGGATTGATCGTGAATAATATGCTTGGAGATCAATCCATTTCTAAAGATAAATTAAATTTTCCTATCGTTGAGGCGAACGCACAAGGCGGAGTTGATATTACACAGATTTATGATGGTAAAGGCGGTTTATGGGGCGTTGAGTATACAACTTTTAAGAACAGTGTAAATAGTACATTGGATGATTTTGATTCTCAAATGAATGAGATGGGTTATAATATCATTCTTACTTCTTCTACAGGAGCAAGACTTGGTGTAGACGGAACATCTACATTGAGTATCACATTAACAAAAAATGGTACAGATGTAACAAGCGAATGGTCAGAAAATCACTTTGAATGGTGTAGAAAATCATCTGATTTAGATGGAGATACTTATTGGAATGAACAGCACTCTGGTATGAAAAGTGTTGTTGTAAATAGACAAGATATTATGAATGGAGCGACTTTTGGTTGCTCTTTTGTTGTTGATGGAGAAACATTGGCAACTACTTTAAATTAAGGAGGAAAATTATATGGGAAAAGTGCTTGCCTATGGCGAGATTACAATTACAGACCTAACAGATGGGAAGCAGATACAAGCATATGTGACATCGAACCAACCAAATTTTGTATCATACGATCCCAATGCAACTACAAAATATAATCCTGACTGGTCAGCAAGTAAATTGGTACTTACGCCAGTCATTTTTATTGATAATAAACAGGTGTCATTAACTCAGACTGGGCTAAGCATTACTTGGCAGAGAAAGGTTGGATCAGCAGCATCTACAAATATTGTCACAGGAGAAAGTGTATCTAGTGGAGTGTTAAGTGTTAGCAAAAGTATGTTAGTGCCGAATAGTTCAGAAATGATCACTTATATTTGTAGTATCGCTTATACTGATCCAGACACACAAATTAAAGCAGAAACAAGATGTCAGATGTCCTTTACTCTGGTGAAACAAGCTACTGAATTATCCGACTGTAGCATTACTGGAGATACGACATTTAAATACAATGGAGATGGAGCAATTACTTCTGCTTCTTCTATCACATTAACTGCTGTGTTAACAAATACTTCTGTAAAACAATGGCAATATAAAAAATCAGATGGGACATTCGCTGCTTATCCTAGCGCTGGCACAACTACTACTCTTACTGTAAATCACAATGATGCAGTGTTTGTAAATGATGTGGCAGTTATTAAATTACTTACAAATGATGATAATGTTTATGATATTCATCAGATTGTTAAGCTAAGGGACGGAGCGGCAGGTAAGGATGTTTATAGTTGTGTATTAAGTAATGATACACAATCTGTGCCTTGTAACGCCAATGGCGGATTATATAGTTCATCTCTTACAGGTGCTGATACTACAATTACTATCTACAAAGGTGGAGTTGACGACTCAGCAAACTGGACTATCAAAGCTACTCCAAGTAATGGTATCACAGGTACATGGGATGGAGACACAAGAAAATATACTGTTACAGGAATTACTGTTGATTCTGGCTATGTTGAATTTGTATGTACTAAATCAGGTCAGGCAAATATTACAAAAAGATTTTCTTTAAATAAAGACAGATCTGGTAGTGATGCAACTATTTATCAGGTAACAGCTGAAAGTAATGTTCTTAAACTAAATGCTTCTAATGTGCTTAGTCCAGCACAGGCTAAGTTCAGCGCCTATAAGAGAATTGGAAATACTACAGCTGCTACAGCTTATTCTGGAAGATTTAAGATTTCTGAAAGCACAGATGGAAATACATATACAGTGAAATACACATCAAGTTCTGATCAGACCAGTGTTGACTATACACCTTCTAGTACGAGTATTAAGACAATCAAAGCAGAATTATATGCTTCTGGTGGTACAACTACATTATTGGATACTCAGACCGTAACAATTATTGCAGATGGTAAGAATGGTGAGGATGGTAAAAACGGTACTTCTGCTGTAAGTACAGTTCTTGGAAATTATAGCGAAGTAATTCCTTGTAATTCTAATGGAACTGCTAGTACCGCTAAGGACATTACAATTCCATATTCTTGTTATAAAGGGACAACAAGAATCGCAGGTAAAGCTACTGTAGGGACATTACCAAGTGGAATAACTGTAAAATCTAATACAGATGCAACTGCTTCTGCTGAAGGATCAATTATCTTAGCTGTTGCGAATGGAGCTTCTTTAGCAAGTGCCATGAGTGGAGATATTACTATTTCTATAGTTGCAGCAGGATTAACATCTACGCACAAATTTAATTGGAGTAAGAATACGAAGGCTACAAATGGTGTAAATGCTATATTATTTCAGGCTTATACGCCTAATGGAAATCATATTATCAATGGCGAGAACACGGTTTTATTACAAACGACATTAACAAATGGTACAACCACTGTCACTTCTGGCGTTACATATCAATGGAGTAAATATGTTAGCGGAGCATATCAGAATATTGCAAGTGCTACATCTGCGAATTTAACAGTAACGCCTAGCATGGTAGATTCTGTTGCTTCGTTCAGATGTAATGCTGTTTATGGTAGCAAGACATATTCTGCATATGTCAGTGTTATTGATCAGAGTGACCCATGTTCAATTAATGTATTGAGTTCTTTAGGAGATCAGTTGATTAACGGACAGGGTGCAGGTGCTTTATATGTAATCGTTACAAGAAACGGAAAAGAAATTGATACATTGAAATCTACAACATTCTCTACTTCTGCTCCTGCAAAGCCTGCGAGTGGGGATTTTTATTATAAGGTAGATGCTTCTGCTAAAACAGTTACTTTAATGAAATATAATGGAACAGCTTGGTCAGCAGCTACTGGTAACGATCTTCCAAAATATACTTACAACTGGACTCGAAGAGATAAAAAAGGGGTGGAATTGGACACAGCTTCTAATTATGCATCTGGAAAAGCAATTTTCTTAGATTCATCTGTTGTAAATGGGAAAATGATTTTCGGCTGTGAAGTCGTTGATGATAATGAATAGGCAATAATGTCAGGGCGTACATTATTGTCTTTTTAATGTACGCCTAATTATCGTTAAGGAGGAAATATTTGAATGGGTAAAACTTTAGGCTATGGTGAGATTACTGTTGCTAATATGACAGAACCTTTCACAGTCATGTTAACAAACGAAGCACAGCAATTCGCTACAGATTCAAATAGAAAAGTAACTTCCACACAAAGTTACTATACAGACATTATTGTTATTCGTGGTAGCCAGGAACGGACTGATTACACGATTGGAAATATTACTTCTGGCAGTGGGATTACTGTCAGTAAAAACAGTAAAAGAGTTACATTTAGTGTGAGTGCTGGTACTACTATCGGTGCCGATGCAGGAGTAATTGAGATTCCTATTACGCTTGATGGGCAGACTGTTAAGAAACAGTTTTCTTGGAGTTGTGGGAAACAAGGACCTCAAGGTGTTAAGGGTAATGATGGGAATAGTTTTGCTTGGAATATGTTAAGTGAAACAAATTGTGGTAAAAAACATTGGGGAACAGAGTCTTCTGGCGGAAAATATTCTGTTGAAGATTTTATTACAGAAGATAATATCGATGCTGTAAAACTAATTTGTACTGAGGCTATATCTACATCAAATTGGTCTTATGTTTCATTTAAAGATATTAAGATGTTGAAACAACTGAAACCATCTACAAAATATACATTAAGTTACGATATTAAAGCAAACAGATCAGGAGCTATAAGTCACTCTATATGTAAAGGAGATGTAAGTAATTTTTGCACTAATACTGTCGTTGTAAACAATATAATTGGGAATGAAACGTGGCAACACATCTCAGTAGTTTTAACTACGAACGATTTAAAAACAACACCTACAAACGAAATTCTATATCTAGGCAGAAATGCTTTAAGTAAAGTAGGTTATTCTATCATCAAAAATCTCAAACTAGTTGAAGGAGATATCAACACTCCTTGGAGTCCATCTCAATCAGATATCGAAGGAAAAGGCGTTGTAGAAACAATTCAATACTACCTAGCAACATCTCAAGCCTCTGGAGTAACTTCTTCTACTTCTGGTTGGAGTACGGACATTACAACCCAAAAACTCACTGCGGATAAAAAATATTTATGGAATTGTTATCAGACTAAATATTCAGATGGAACGAGCGAACCTATTAGCACACCTAAGGTTATTGGTGTATATGGAGATAAGGGTCAAAATGCCAAAAACCTCTCAATTACACCTTCCTCTCAATATTTCAAAAGCACAGACGGTGGTAAAACATTTGCACCAAACACAATCACAATTAAACCTACTATCCAAGGAGAAATCAGTTTTGGTAAATGGCAGTATTCTATTGATGGTGGAGTTAGCTTCGCTGATGTTGTGAGTGGACAGAAAGGTTTGACGGTCAGTAATAATGTGTTGGCTGTTAGTAAAGATAGCAGTTTATACAGTGACGCTGTTACTATGGTTACTTTTAGAGCCGTTGCCAACGATAGTGGTTTTTATGATACGTGTAGTATTGCTAAGCTGTATGACGTGAGTGATATTGGTGATGGTAGGAATTTGCTTTGGAATAGCAATTTTGCTAAGACCGATGGAGCCATTACTGGAACAACGAATAGTTGGGGGTTACATACTAGAGGAACGAATCTTGTTGCTTTAATTGACACTTCAACAAAGCATAATGGGTTCAACACGTTAAAGACTGTTAGTGCCGCCAATGGCGATAAGAATTCAAGTAATGACCTCGAATGGTTTGCATGGGGTATTTCTGAAAGGACTTCTGACAATCTTCATTCCAAAAATCAAAATTATACATTATCATTTTACGCAAAGGCGAGTGTTACGACTGATTTTATTGTTAGATGGGGATATGATGCCTATGGTGCGGATACTACAAGAACACTTACAACCAATTGGCAAAAGTATGAAATCAAATTACATCAAGCAACAAGTGCATATAGTATAACCATTATCTTTAAGCTTTTAACAGCTGGAACTGTTTGGTTTTCTGAATTTAAACTTGAAAAAGGCTCTTCTGCAACAGGTTATTCTACTGCTCCAGAGGATCTTCAAACAGCGATTTTATCTACAAAATCAGAGATATCTGACGTAAGTTTAAAGGTGGATAACAACAAGCAAGCCATTGAACAAAGAGTGGAAAAGACTACTTATCAGCAAGATTTAAAGTTGGTCAAAGGTGATATTAGCAAAGCGAATGAAGGACTTAACAAGTGGAGATATGAGATTTATCCTAAGAGTTTGTTTACAAGTGAATACCAAGGCAAGAGTACAATGGATGTATTTGCTAAGAATACAAATCTTACACCTAGCCAGAGTGTGTTGATTAATGATACGGATTTTGGGAAAAACTGGGCTTACGGAGATAACTATATTGGCTACGCTCTTACTTTTGTGAAGTTCTCTGCTGCTAAAAGTGTTGCGATTACATTTAAGCATGACGATGGAGCACATTTGTACTTAAATGGCAAATTAATTGGCGGAGATGATACATGTAATACTGGTAGTGGGGAATCATTAACGCTTAGTTTTATCCAAGGTTGGAATTGTCTTGAGGTAGTTTTAAATGAAAAATCTGGTGGTGAATATATTGGATTAGGTACTACTATTTCTGCCATTTCAGAATGTCAACTCATGAATTGTTACTATGGTACTCCTGTTGCTAGACAGTCACATATTACAAATCAGTTAGTCCAGAATACTACTGATATTGATGGTGTTAGCGGTAGCGTACAAAAAGTTATGAGCACTGTTGGTGGCTCTGGTAAAATTGATGAGTTTGTGAGCAATTATGCTACATGGAAAAAGAAAGTCGATGGTATTGAGACTAGAGTTGGCGAGACTTATACGACTAAGGATGATTTTGATGATTTGCAGATTGGCGGTAGGAATTTACTGAAACATTCTTCTATGATTGGGGAAAAGCTTATATGTGATAACTACTTTATCTGTAATAACTGCAATATACAAGAATATACAAACGATGGATTTCATATCATAACGCCAACTGAAGGTAATGCAAATAACGGAATTGCATTTGCTTTTGATAATTTTACAATAATGGAAATTAATGGTGGAGATACAATAACTTTTAGCTGTGATATAAAAGGAACGAGTGATTCACATGCTCCGTTTGTAAGTATTCACATCTCAGATAATAATTGGTATGGATCGGGTGTTGTACAAAAGAATACCAATGTAAGTATTACTAAAGATTGGCAAAGAGTTTCTGTGACAATAACTACCCCAACAGGTTTGACTAAAAATCATATGTGGTTAGCAATCCACGGTAATCATCAATCTGATTTATATGTAAGAAATTTTAAGCTTGAAAAAGGCAATAAACCCACAGATTGGACTCCAGCACCTGAGGACGTTAACGGAAAGATTGTGAATGTAGAGACTATTGCTAATCAGACCGCTAAGAAGTTTGAGTGGATTGTCAAAAGTGGGACAAGCGCAAGTAATTTTGAAATTACTGATAAATTCATGAATCTTGTATCAACAAACATTAATCTTGATGGTATTGTAAGCTTTATGAATACTGCTAAAGGAGATGGCAGAAAGAATCTATATAATCTAGATTACTCTAGTTTTGAAAATGTTGCCTCACAAGAAGATGCTATATGCTACGCAAAAGATAACGGTGTAACTTCTGTTGGCATTGATAGTTCGGTATCTTATGATGGAGATAAGTCTCTTAAAATTAGTTATACTACTGCAAATTTAAACTCAAGTACAACACCATTGTATTTAGGAAGTTCTACAAATAATTACGGTTGTGTAAAAATACAAGCAGGCAAACAATACATACTTTCTTGTTATGTAAAATCAGATTCTACTACGGGAATGTTCATGATAGATATTCAGGGACATGATACCCCAGACACTAAAACAGATGGACTTTATCTATCTAACATTGATCCGAGAAGATTACCAGGAAGTTCCACTTATGTTGATTTAAATACGAATTGGCAACGAGCTGTTTGTGCGATTAAAGTCGCAGATAATGCAACTGGATTATACTGGTCTGTAGTTCCTCTTATCTGGGGGAGACCAAGCAGTTCTAGTGCGCCTAAAACTTTTAATGTATGGGTAGACTGCATTATGTTGGAAGAGGTTGATTCTATTTCAAATGAACCTGGTACTTACATACTCGATAAAGAAACTATCATAGATGGTGGAAGTATTAAAACCGATACTATTACTGGTAATCAAATTTTGGCTGGCTCTATCACAGCAGACAAAATTGCAACAGATGCCATTAAATCTCGCAACTACATCTCTTCTGGTGGTACGCAGGGATCATTCTTAAATCTGGGTGATGGTAGCTTTACAAGTCCTAATTTGAGTTGGGATTCAAATGGTAATTTGATTGCCAAGAATGCGAACCTGAGTGGTGAGATTACAGCTACGAATGGTAGTATTGCGGGATGGACTATAATTAGCAATAAGATGTATACGACAGGATCTGGTAAATATACAGGTATTGGTAAGTACGGAAGTGCTTATGCTTTCTGGGCGGGTGCAACAAGCAATGATAACGGAAATAGTGCCGTATTTAAGGTTGGTCACACTGGTAAATTAACTGCCACAGATGCAGATATTACGGGAACAATTACTGCTACGAATGGTAAGATTGGTCGCTATGATATTACGTCAACATATCTGATGACAAACAGCGGAAGTAATGCATCTGGTATTGGTGGAAATCAGGCTTTCTGGGCTGGTGCTGAAGATAGCAATTCTGCTCCTTTTAGAGTTGGGTATGATGGAGTTTTGTGGGCAGAAAATGCCGCCATAAGAGGAAGTATCGAAACTGGAAATTTAGGAGATGAAGGAGATACTGTCTCTATAATAAACGGACATATAGGAATACAAGGTACGTCAAATAATGTTGAAATTTATTCAACTGGATTTAAATTTGGTATTGATGGGGACTATTATTTAATGTCAGTTTCAGAAGGAGTCAAATGCTATCGAAATTTGTATGCAACAGATTTTGTAGCGGACGGTTGGCTTTATTGCTCAGAAGTGCATAGTTCTGGTGCAGTTGTCATTGGTGCTGATAGCGAATCTTTTTATTGGGCGCATGGGTACCAAATTGCACGTGGAACATCGTGGGGAGGTGTATGTGTCGGTGATGATAGTCAACAATTGCGACTTTATGGTTCGTCTATCTGGGCATCACACAGCATTTCTACTTCAGACGAAAATCTTAAAGAAAACTTTACTACTCTTGATCAATATGAAAATTTCTATATGAATCTAAATCCTATAGGGTTCAATTACATTGGAGATTATGATGGTAAGAAAACTCATTTTGGATTTGGTGCTCATAAAACAGAAGACGTCTTAGAATCCGAGGGTTATGATGCTGATAAATTTGCTGTAGTAACACATAGACCTCTTGTACAGGAAGATATTGAAAAGCGTTTTGGCAAAGATGTTGAGGTCGATATTGAAACGGAATATGGTGTTTCTTATACAGAATTTATTGCATTAAATACCCATATGATTCAAAAGACACGAAGAGAACTTACCAAAGTCAAACAAGAAAAAGCCGACCTAGAAGTTCGATTACAAGCAATCGAAGCAAAGCTTGGACTTTAAGAACGGATAAAAACAACTAAATAAAACATAAATTTGATCGTACATAGAGCAGTTTTCGAACTGCTCTTTTTGTATGCTCAAAAACAGAAAGAAAGGTGAAATACATATGGTATACACAGTTAAATTAGATAGCTCTGACGACAAAGTATTTAATCTTATGCAGTTTAATAGCATGACTTTTGACATGGAATGTAAACTTGTCGTTTGCACAGATGATCTAAAAACGGTTAAATCAGCATTTACAAATTTTAAAACATTAGACATCTACAGAGATGATGTGCAGATTGCAACCTATACATGTTTTAACAATTATAAAGAAATCTCTTTACAGCAAGGATTATATAACAACACAAATGGAGAATGGGAAGATGCGCTGATCGTATCTCTTACAAGAGCAAATATTGTAGAACAGGTACAGCGACTTGATGAAAAAGTCAATCAGGTTGTTGATATTAATACCTTGACTCTTGACGAGTACAAGAACTATTTACAGGAGAAAAACAAAGCTGCTCTCGCTGAGTTCTTAGCAAGTCAGAGTGTAGAATTCAATGGTAAGCCTTATGGAGTATCTGAAGAAGATCAGAATGAAATGGCTCTGAACTTTATGCAATATCAAACTCTTACTACTGCTGGTCAGCAAGTAACTCTTGAATGGCATAGTAAGAAGAGTGCGTGTGAAACATTCACTGCTGAGGAATTTGTGCAATTAACAGCAATGATCAAAGCATTTATCTATCCTTATTTCCAACAGATGAATGTAACAAAAGCGCAAATTTTCAGTTCTACTAGCAGAGAAGAATTGGACAAGATTGAAATTAAGTATGAAGTAATTCCTGTGCAGTCAACAGAACCTACTACTCCTTCAGATGGAAAAGATTCAACTACGACTGATAAGACAGATGAAACAGGAAAAGATTCAGTTACGACTGAAGAATAATTAGTTTAACAGAGAAAAGGAGAAAATTAATATGGAAATGACAAATATGCAGGCAGATATGATCTTAGGACAGTTAAATACAATTTATGCATTCCTTATGAAAAACAGTGAATTAGTACCATGTACTTTAAGTGCTGGGCTTGCCAAGAATATTAGAAAGATTCAAGAAGAGCTGAAGGAATATTTTGAAGAAAAACGCAAACTCTTACAGAAATATGATATCACTACTGATGCCCAGATCAATAGCACAGAGAACGGACAGAAATTCTTAGCAGAGTTTAATCCTTTAAGCATGGAAAACTCAGGGGTTGAGTTCCATAAGATGAGAATGACTTTTAGCGAAGTTTGTGATGTTATTGAGAATTGTCAAGGAATTCTTGAGGGAGACATCATGATTTTACAGCTTATTTGTAAAGATGAAAGTGAGAACGAAGATCAAAAAGAAGGTGAATAAATGTTGCATGTAAAGAAATCATGTAAATATCTTATCTTATTCCTTATTGGAGCATTTGCTTATTGTGGAATTGAAATCATCTGGCGAGGATATACACATTGGACAATGGGAGTGTTAGGTGGTAGTTGCTTTATTCTTATTGGGCTGATCAATAACAGTCGCTTCTTCTACCATCTTATGCCCTTTCGTAAACAAATGATTCTCGGAGGATTGATTGTTACTGTAATGGAATTCATAGCAGGTTGTATTTTAAATTTATGGTTAGGTTTAGGCATTTGGGATTACTCTCAAATGCCTTTTAATCTGTGTGGGCAGATTTGCTTACCTTATACAATTTTATGGATTTTACTGAGTGCAGTGTGTATTGTTACAGATGATTGGTTGAGATATTTATTATTTGGAGAAGAAAAACCAGAATATGTTTGGTAAAGACTTAAAGGAGTGATTTTTATAAAATAATCGAGGTAATTACATGATAGAAAATTGGAATATTATAATTAATTTTTTATCTCAACATGGGGCTGCATTGACAGTGTTTGTCTTTGCGGTTCTTTTGTTTGCAGATAAAATTTTTGATGTCACTTCCAAATTAAACGAAAAGTTTGGGTTTGAAACACGAGCCTCATTAGAAAAGAAACATCAAAAAGAAGTGATTGAACAACAACGCTTAATGATCGATAAGCATACAGAAACTTTGGAGAAACTAACACAGATTTTGAGCAATCAGAATAAGGATATTCAAGTTATCAAAGACATGATGAGAGAGCAAGCCGCATTATTAACAGACCAAAAGGTAGGCATGGAACGACTATTTGCACATACAGCTGAACTGGCTAAAAAATTAGATGATGCGTGCGTAATAGACGTTGCTTTATCTGAAGGTGTTGCTGCAATGTTAAGAGACAGAATCAAACAAGCCCACAGGTATTACAAGCAAAAAGGTTGTATTTCCCCTACGGGGCTTGAAAACATCAATGCTATTTATAAGGTATACCATGACCAATTACATCAAAATGGCGTTGGAGAAAAAATGTACAAAGAAATTAAAGCATTGCCTATTAAGGATGAAGAGTCATTCTTGTAGGTCTTTTTTATTGCAAAGGAGGATTGCATTATGAACAAATTTAAAGAATTTTTGGCAAGTATTAATTGGAGTGAAGTTAAACCACATACTGTTGTGAGCTTGATTTTACAGGTGTTAGCGTGGATCAATATGGGATTAACTGCGGCAGGTAAACCTGTGATTGACGTACATGAAAATGTGATTAACCAGATTGTAGGTTGGGTATTTGTATTTGGTACTTCTGCTTATGGCAACTGGAAGAATCATAGCTTTACTTGGTTTGCACAAACAGGAGATAAGATTGCTTACGCATTACGTGATGGTAGATTAACTGCTGATGAAATTGATCAGATCATGGAAAAGGTTGCAGATAAAGACGTAATCGTAAAAGTTGATAAGGATTTATTTGAGAAAGAATTAGACGATGTCGCAGAAGGTAAAGAGTCTGACGACATTGTTGGATAATTTGTTAAGTGAGTAATTAGTTATTGAATAATTAGTTATTGAGCAGTTGCTGTTATGGTGACTGCTCTTTTTAGATAAAAGAAAGGAGCCTGATATTTATGGCATTAAAATTTAAAACAAGAACGGCAAAGAGCGTGAGCTACGGAAGTAAACGTAGCACGAGTTCTATTAAGTTTATTGTAATCCATTTCACAGGGAATGACGGAGATTCCGCTAAGAACAATGCAGATTATTTTGCCACTGGTAATACGAGAGCTGCTGGGGCACACTATTTCATTGATGAGGGAGATATTGTATGGAAATCTGTTCCTGTTAATCGAGTAGCATGGGCAGTTGGAGGATTTGTTACAAATGCTAATGGAGGTGCAAAATTTTATAAGATTTGTACTAATGCAAACAGTCTAAGCATTGAAATGGCTAATTCTGTAGGAAGTGTTCCTAAGGCTACATATAAAAATGCTGTTAGTCTAACTAAAAAACTTATGAAAAAATACAATATTCCTGCCAGTCATGTTCTAAGGCACAATGATGTATCGGGAAAACAGTGCCCAGAACCTTGGTGTGGAAAAAATAATAAACAGTGGGCTAAATTCAAAGCAGACATTTCTGGTTCTACAGTAGTAAAACCAAAAGCATCTTCTAAGTTTAAATCATACAAAGTAAAAGTAACTGCTTCTGCTCTTAAGGTGCGTAAATCTCCATCTACGACGGCTGCTATTGCCAAAGATGCCTATAAGAAAGGCACAACAGTTACAATCAAAGCTGTTAAGAATGGTTGGGGTAAAACTAAAGATGGTTGGATTAAACTGTCTTATACAAAGAAATGTTAAAGAGTATGAAAAGAAATAAGATGATAGTGGTCAAACCAGAAAAGTCCAATGAATTTCTGCAAGAATGGAACAAGAATCTTGTAAGCGAAGAGCTTATGAAGTCTTGTAGGAAGACTGAAGAGTTATTTAAAGGACACAAGAAACAGTTATGATTGATCTGGCGATCAGTCGGTATTTTCTTTATTAGTTTTGTTTGTTAGTGATAAAGAATTGTTACTCTCTGCTGCGGAGAGGGTAAATATGAGCAGAATAAACTAGGCTCTGCCTCTATTTTTTTTATCAAAAAGTGTTGTATTTGTTTTGAATTTGTGTATAATGAAAGTAGGAATAGTAATATTCTCGATGAAAGAGCATCGTTAAAAGTTGTGCTGCAAGTGGAGCAGGGTAATTTTCCACAACGAAAAGATATTTTAACTGGATATCACGTCTTGCGACTAGGAGTAAAGTCGTAGTCCATGCAGGGGACTTAAGGATTTCTGCAACGAAAAGATATTTTAACTGGATATCACGGCTGACAACCAGCAGAAAACTCTAATAAAGAATTATCGAAGAGTGTGGCTTCTGTCCCACTCTTTTTTACGTATGAGGTAAATATGGCATCAAAAACACAAAAGAAAAATAAAATACGACAAGATATTATAGAGGCAGCGTCCATGTATGAACAATACCTAGCTGGCCAAGCATTTTTATATGTATATGGAAATGAATATTTTGAAGTGATGTTCCCAGTCAATAGATTTTTGCATCTTGCTGGCGTAGAAACTAGATTGTTTGCAAAAAAATTTTATAAAAATGCCAGAGAAAAAACATTAACTACACAACAGTTTTATTTCTCTCCAAGACATCCTTTTGAAGTCTCTAAAAAGAAACTATCATGTCTCAAAAGATTATATGAATTAACAAACACGAAGGTTCGTATTCTTAGGAATATGGAAACAGCCAGTGTTGTTTATAAAGTTGGCATATCGAACTTAGAGTTTACTTTGTGCTTAACAGAGAACAGAGATTCTAATGGAGAAAAAATTAATGAATACTTCTTGCCAATGTCGTTACGAGCAGGAAGAAATTCAACGAAAAATGGTGATGATTATGGAGAAGTTGACTTCATTTTTCAAAAAGACGCAAGTCTTGGAAAGTATACAACTCTTCTGGTAAAGAATGGAAACAAAGAGATTCCAGAATGTGTTCATCATTTGTTGCAAGGGAATTTATTACAATAAGAATAAAAAATTAAGGGTACATCAGATTAATTTCTGGTGTACCCTATTTTTTACGATTTTTCTACTCTACACATATCATCTATTTCATGCTCAGACAAGTATAAAGGCATCCCACATTTATCATCGAAGAATGAAATGGTGTATTCTGTAGAATCAATTCTAGCTCCATATAAGACTGTTTTCACAGGCGTCTGAGAGTCAATTTCTGTGAGCTGTACTGTGTCACCTATGTGGAATAATCCGCACTCTGTATTGAGTGTCTTGTCGCTTTCGTTGTATTCGTATATTCTCATTGTGTATCTCCTTACCTATTTAAGTAACTCTGTGATCGTAATAAGTCTGTATATTCTCCGCAGAGATACCATGTGCCAGATGATGGAATGTATTTTAGTATCTTTGTCTTTGTAGAAATGTTAAATCGTTCTAACACTTCTATTCTGCTTTTGTAATATTCTACTTCACGTTCTTGTCTTGCGCTGTTAGTTTCTTTTCTAGTACCTTGTAGAAGTAGTTCTCTGATGTGGAATTTTTGAAGCTTACCATAAGAATCTAACATAGACATCCAGATGTCAGGTGGTGTGTCTCCTGAAATGTTTACTCTCTTGGTAGCTTTTGGAATGTTTGTTGTATTGTACATTTTATTTCACCTCTTGGACATTATAGCACGAACGTGTGTTTGGTGTAAAGGTTATAAATTCATTAATGGACTTGTACTGATAGCCATGTCTACAAGATCGTTTGTTTCCAATGATTCTAAATATCTTTTTGTGACTTTGATATCAGAATGTCCTAAAAGTCTTGCAATTGTATAAAGATCACAACCGTTTTTTAACTGTGTTTGTGCATAATAGTGTCTGCAAGTATGTGGGCTAATTCTTATGCTAGATCTAACCTTGCACGCTTCTCCACATTGTCTTACAATTCTTTCCACGGTAGCAATATCTAAATGCTTCCCTTTCTGAGATAATAACAGATATTTAAGATCATAACGTACTTTATCTTTTACATATTCGTCTCTAATCCTGCGATACTGTATTAAAGCCTTATTCATAATAGGAGTGATGGGCACAACCCTTTCTTTGTTCCCCTTGCCGTGTATCAATATATATCTGTCGTTTATGTCTTTAAGTTCAATATCACACAATTCACTACCTCTAATGCCCGTATCAAATAATAATATCATAATTAGGTAGTTTCTCATGCCTAAATATCTGGGTCCTCGATAATATCTTATCATGCGATAAACTTCTTCATTGGTAAATGTTTTGATTACTGGTTGTTTTTCTTTTTGGAATTTTACTTTCTTCATAGGACTTTTCATAATATAGCCTTCATCTGTACAGTAGTTGAAGTAAGCCCTCATAGTTTTTATTATTCCATTGATGTAGGTCTCTTTCCTACCTAGACTTGTTAAATATTCAATATAGCCTTGAACAGCTCTTGGATATGTTCCTTCCAGTTCAGTAATACCATATTCTTTTTCAATAAACCGGAAAAATCTTAGATTGTTGTTTAGATAGCCCTTGATTGTTCTCTCGCTTAATTTTCTCATTTTGCAATCGAAAATAAACTCTTGAATTACATCTTGATTTAACATAAAAAAACCTCCTAGACATATACCGTGAGATATATGTCTAAAAAGTTTTGTACTCTCATCTCTGAGCAGTGTAAATTTTTACATGTTTATAATCACTGGTAAGGTTTTTTCATGTATATCGTCATCTTTTTGATGTGCCTAACACACTTCAAACCCGCATAAACACTGGCTTTCAGAAGATTTCTGATTATTCATCCCAGTTAGTATACACCTCTTGCACATCGTCATCCTCATCAAGGAGATCTAATGTTTTCTGAATACTCTTAATATCTTCTTCACTTGTAAGTTCGACCATAGTACCAGGGATCATTGTGACACTGGCATCTGCCATAGGAATTTCTTTTTAGAACATATATCAACACTGGTGTGTTAATAAAAATCATCATGTAAGGCGAGTATATCATCATTGAATGAAAAAATCAAGTCAAAAAACAATGTATATACATTCGCATATTCATATCTGAAAACATAAAAAATAAGGGAGCCAAATGACTCCCTTTTGATAAAATTTAATCTGTTTCTTCTTATTATAATGTATACATTTATCTCAACAACCAAAACTTAAACCAATCAGGTAATGCAGAGTCTGCTACCCAATACGTAAAAGCCAATGAAAATACGATCGTACACAATGCAGTAACATATATAAGAAACGGGTTATCCCCTGTACATGCTTTTACCAATGTTAATGCTCCAATTATCAAAGCTACAATCATTATAATTACAGTCATTCATTCACCTCCTTAAACAACTCTTCAGCATTGTCTAGCATATATTTACTGATCTTTTGATAACCTTCTGTATTTGTATTTTCACTGAATCCTCTAAATTTACATCTTGCAGGATATGCTCTGATAATATTGCCTGTTTCATCAGTTTCATAAACAATAGCCCACCCAAACGCATGTAAGATAGTATTAATCCACCAAAGCATTCCACTTTCTTTAAACTCTTCCCAAGATTTTTCTTTTAACATATTTCTCCTTTACTATCCATAATAATACAAGCCCGCTAAAAATATTATGATTCCTAATATTACTGCAAATCTCTCTTTCCAATTTTTAAGCTCTATTGTAAATACAACTAATACAAACCATATGATTAGACACGTTAAGAATATTTCTCCAAGCATAATATCTATCGAATCCATTTGATCTCCTTTACTTGTGTCTATATTTCAAAGCAAGACGTTCACTTGATCCCTTTCTAATAATCCAAACATCATCATGATACATGTCATCTAATCGACTCTCTGAGAAAATATCTACCACATTCCCTTTTACTGCACTTCCAGTATCAACAGCCCAATAAATATCATGTCCAATAATAATCTTTGATCCTAAAGGAATCACATCGGGATCTACAGCAACTGTATAAAATCTGCTACTTCTGACTCCAAGAGCTGTTCTGTATCCCCAGTTGTCTTCCCCGATCCAATAATAGGTAATCTTAAATCGTCCCATATAGATTGGAGTATTCTCTCTCTTTTCTTTACGAATACGTTCTCTTCTAAGCTTCTCCTGTCGTTTCTTTTCAATAGCAATCCTTTTTTGTTCGTCTGCTTGCTTGCATTTATCATAGTGTTGATCAACGTCTGTAAGTGCTTCCTGAAGCATTTCTGGATGCTGCTCATCAGCGTTACAATTTTGTAAACCTAATCCTAATGTTATATTTGCAGTTGCTAATAATCCTAAAGCTAATAATCTTTTTCTTAAAATAAAACCACTCCTTTGCTTAATCTTCGTATACTGGTAACAATGGTGCCCAAGCTACAACATCTTCTGAATCAAATAAGACATTGTGCCATTCTTCTCCATCAAATCTGGCAATCTCTCTGAACTTTACGTCTCCGATCTTTACAGATACAAGAAACTCTTCTTCATAAAATACTCCTGTCAGCTCTGGCAACTTTTCTGTTACCGGTGTCCAATTAATCTCCATAAAATCCTCCTATTTACCACCATAAGTCTCTAAAATATTTTCCAAATAACTCTAATCCTTCTTGAATTCTTTCATTTGTTTTATCAATTTCATTTTTCCAATTTGGATCATTAAAATCGATTTCCAATCCTACACAATCTTCTTTCAATACTTTAAAAGAAAATAACATCTTGTCTAAAATCTCATTCCACTCATCAATTGTCTTAAATTCATGTGGAAACCCAATATTCTCTTTCTTAAATTTTTTTAGTCTTGGATATACGAATTTTGCTATCGTCCAATCTAATGACCAAGTCTCTCTTGGATCAAAATATTTATTGTGCTGCTTTAACCATTTCTTCCTTTGTCTTTTATTCATGATAAAATCCTCCAATCTAAAAAAGCCCCCTCAATTAAGAGAGGAGCTGATCAAAATTTAAATTCATCTTTTCTATGTGTTTTCCTAATACCTTTGTCGAATAACCAATTATTAAAATCACACCCAGTATTTGTAACGGCATACTTGAAAGATTTGACAATACACTTTAATCTCGTTGTACCAAATATGCTTTCAAATTTGTACCATTTAATAAAATATTTAATGATTCTAATTTTAATCACCTCATTCTTTATAAAATTACATCTACAATTCCATACTCAATTGCATCTTCAGCTCGTATATAAAAATCCTTTTTCTTAATTTTAATGTCTTTTAGAAGCTTCTTTGTCATATTAGTCCTATCAGCTACATAATCTTCTATTTCTTTCTGTCGAGTATCTATAAGCTCTCTTTCTTCTACAAGATCCTGATATTTCCCTGCAATCCAACTGGACAGCTGATGGTAACAGAACATTGAATGTTTGTAACAATATCTTTTAGAGCCTGCCAAAAAGATTTTAAAACCTGCACTATAAGCATATCCTGTACAGTATGTATGAATTGGTGTCTTACTATGTAGCATAATATCAATAAGCCCCCACATATTATCTACACTGCCACCATGAGAATTTATATACATTTTGATTGGCTCTCTTTTAAAATCTTTTTCCTTAGAGTCTTTTGCATCATCTGCATGAATTAATTCTAATAGATAAAATTGAATATAACTCATGGACTTCTCATCTATATCATCTCCTAAAAAGATTGTTCTTGTTGTTGTGTTAATGTGGCAATTATTTTGTGTTTGTAGCATCCTTTTCTCTCTCCTTAAATCTATTCTGTTGTACCTAAATCAATTCTTTTCTGGCATTGAGGGCAAATAATAAAGTTGCGAACAACATATTTGTTACAAAAATCTTCTCCTTGTATTGTAAAACCCATATGGCGAACATCTGTGTCTTGGTATTGGAGCAAAGCTTTGCAGTTACCACATTCAACTTGCCCTATGTTTCCTTGCTTAAGGATCTTAATCATTTGATCACCTCGCTCATAATCTGAAATAGTTCTCCATTCTTCATTGCATCAGTTAAAAAAGATCCTAAATTTTTAATTGTTTCTTCGTCTAAGCTATCTGTATGAGCTAGTGTAACACCTCTCGATTTGGCAGTTTCAAAGAAAATGGGATTTAAGTCATCGTAAGCCAACTGTTTAAATCTTTTCCTCTCCAGTGTTCGTGCTACATATTTAAACTTCTGATTCTCAGATATTACATTGCCGTACTTCAAATCTACTTGGTTAAACATATCTCTAATTCTAAATACAGGTTCTCTATTTTCGATAGCTAACAAATGTATTCCAAATTCCCTGTTAGTCATTTAATCACCTCTCCCATAATTGGACTAAAAACTTTAAGGGTTGCATCAGAAAAGCTTTCAAGGGGTCTCCCTATCACTGCTATTGCTGACCCATCCCCTGCGTAATAAACAGTAGCTAAATCATCACGAATTGATTGCTTAGCTTTTGTTTTCTGCAAAATATGAGACACATATTCAAATTTTTGTTTCTCTGTTAAATTATTCCCATATCTCTTGTCCACTTGGTCGTATAGTTCTTCAATTTTATCTTTAGGACATTCGTATTCCAAAAACATTAACCAAATTCTAGCTTCTCGAATGCTCATATTTTTGTTTACCCATTCTTCATTCATCCAATCACTCCTTTTAAATATGTGTAGAATTAGTTCTATGGCCCCATCGAAACTGATCATTCATTAATTGATCTGCTGTTATTATTAAATTGGCGCTTCGAGTGCCATCGAAGTTTAAAGAACGATAATGTGAAAAGAAATAGTTGACCTCATATATTTTTTCACAGAATATAGTGATATAGCATTCTTTTTCTTCTTCTGTAAGAGTATTCCCATATTGCTTATCTAATCGTTTGTATAGAGCTTGAAGCCCCCTTACTGTGACATTATATTTTGTTGTCAATGAAGCAATAAAAAATTGTCTTTGTAATGCTTTCCAGCTTAGGTTTATTTTGGTGTCTGTGGCATCTACTATTGTTCTTGTTGTTGTCATTCTGTTCACTCCTTTCTACATGAGAGTAATTCCATTTCTAGGATAAGATATCGTAAACTCCTGATTAAATTGATGTAGTAATTCGTTGTCATCAATAAAGCCTCTAGTACCGATGTAACTCCCTCTATATTTATGCTTATAATTACAATTGTTTTTACAGTAGTTAAGTACATAACTTTGCTTTTCTTTTTCACTAAGAGAATTACCATATTGATTATCTAAACCTTCAAGTAAAGATTCCATTTTCTCATTTGTAACAGCATACTCAATCTGAACCAACTTTTTAAAAATATTTCTAATTGAATGATTCGAATTCATCCTGTTCACTCCTCCTCATCAAAATGCAGAATACGGCTACTATTTAAATATTGATATAAGCGATCTTCGTCTTTTTGATATGTCGATTCAAAAATTGCCTTAGGAACAGCTACAATTCCAACGCCATATGTTTTTATAATGTAATCGCCTTTGTCTGCAGCTCCTTTCTCTGGATCTGCAAATACAATTGTTCCATCTTCTTCATTAGATAAAGATGTCATTATGTAACAAGATCTTCTCCTATCTTCATTAGAAGTATAGCAATAGTCTCTAAACCATTGTGGAATATATTCATCCCATTCATAGTCGTATTTATAACCACCGTTTGCATTTTTTATGAAGCCTGCTTCTCCTGCATGTCCAGTAAACTGAAAATACCTTATAGGAGAAATCTCATCTAAAACGGCTCTCACATATTTTTTCAACTGCTCAAAATCAAGTCTATTCCCATAAGTTGCTTTACATTTGTTTAACATAAATTGAATATCTCCTACTGAAACTCCGTAAAGCTCTGCGATTGTATAAATCCATCTTTCTTTAGATGTTTTTGACTCCATTTGGTCACCTTCCTTTTCTACCATTTCCATTTATTTTTTAAGCATCATAGATAGCATTGTATTATGCAATATTCATATAAAGCTATTTCATTTTTGTTATAACATTTTTCAAACAACTCTCTAGGAATTGCCATTATCCCACAAGGATCAATATTAACTATATAATCATCCTTGTCACAACCCTTCTTTACAGAATAGGAGAAACTAATATAGCCCATCTGAGTTCTTTTTTGATTGTGAATATACTCATGAATTTTACACCCATCTTCGTTATAGAATTTGCGAAACCATTTAGGAACATCGGGTAGCCAGAATAAATTACTTCTTCTAAAACGAAAAACCCTTCCAGTAAACTGAAAATACTGGAAGGGATGATCAGCCTCAATGACTGCTCTTATATAATTTCTTTGTTGGTCTAAAGTAAGTAGATTACCATATTTTTTATGGCATTGATCTACGTATGAATCTACTTCTTCTGTTGATATTTTATGAAGCTTTGCCATTGCTTCTTTCCACAAGAGCTCGTCTGTTTGGCGATGAACAAAATTTATATCTATAATAGAATCACCTCTTTTCTATCCAATTTATTGATATGTAAATTTTATGCATACATCTTAGAAAAATCAGCAACTTGTCCTGTTTCATACATGTATTTAAATTTCTTTTGAATAATATCTGTAGACTCAGGAACCAATTTCGTTGCTAAATAATATATGTATTTGTTTGACGATGAAAGGAATGAAATATCACGAGATTTTCTTCCTACGACATGTGCTGTAGTAAATCCATATTCATTAAACTTGTCACATAATTTTTGTAATTGCTCTTCTGAGAAAACTCCACCAGCTACACAAAAATGACCTGTTTTTCCACTTTTATTAAACCATCCATCGTCTAGTAAAAAAATTATTAACCCAACTTCATTTATTCTTTCGATAACTTCATCTTTGGATAAGTTAGCATATTCTATTAGTGTTGGTGTTGTTCTCGTACAAAATTCAATAGCATCTACATATTCATTGTTTAAATTTTTTCCATACATGTTTGTTCCATTTGTTAAATTTCCAAATGCCCTATGTTTCCATTCACAATATTCTTTTTCTTGCATTGCATGACATTCTGAATAGTAATAATTATATTTGCCATTCCGTTTTAGTCTTCCATCTCCAAGAATGCCACCATATATTAATTGTTTCTGTAACATATTTAATTCAAACGTAGGATTCTGTTTAGTTGTCATATTATGCCTTCTATATACGTCATGGACTTGATGTATGGTAACTCCTACTTCATCAGCAATTTGTTGGGCTGTCATTTTCCCTCTTAGGTTTTTAACCTTTTCTGTCTGTTCTTCTGTAATTGGTTTTGCTGGCATAAATACCGATCCTTTCTTAATTCAATCATAGTTCCACTCTCCTTTTATTCCTTTTCTCCAAATTCTCTGATTGCTACTACCTCTAAAATTTAAACTGACATCTCTTTTATCCAACTCAAATTGTCCGTCTATTAGAACATTGCAATCGCTTAATAATAATTTCTTATCTTCATCCTGTTGAATTTCTTCAAACAAAAATCCCGAATAACACCAGATATTGTTATTCGGGATATGAATCTTTTGAATCATTTCATGGACTTCTCTGGCGGAGTACATAGGATCTCCACCAGATAAAACAAGTCCCGAAAGAAATGATCTTTTATCAATTTCTGTATTAATTTGTTTAATTAAGTCATCATCAAGAGGCTTTCCATTCTTAAAATCCCATGTATCTTTTGAATGACACCCCTTACAATGGTGTTTGCAGCCACTGATAAATATAGTACAAACAACACCTTCAGCATCTGCTATTGATTCATAATTGATACCAGATATGTATAACATTATTTATCTCCAAAATCTGTATAGGCTGAATGTTTCACTCTTTCTTCAACTTCGGCTTGCTTTCCATCATTAAAATTACGATAGTCTGTTGTAAGATATCCAGTTACACGTCTAAGTTGCTGAATATTTTGACTACCACATTCAGGACACTCATTATTAAATTCTCCTTGATAGCCGCAATCCAAACAACTGTCAATTGGGAAATTGAATGCTAAGTACGGAATGTCTAATTCTTTAAATGCATAATCAATAATATCCTCAATTGCTTTTGTATTGTGTACAAAAGTAGATTCAAGTTCTACATATGTAATGCATCCTGCTGTAGCGTATTTTGTAAATGGTGCTTCAATTCTTAACTTGTCATAGATTGATACTTTCTGCCATACAGGTACGTGACAACTATTTGTAAGATACTCATGACTTGTTACGTTTTCAATAACTCCATACTGATCTCTTAAAGCTTTTAACGCTGTGCGACAAAGGCCCTCGGCTGGGGTAAAATACAGTCCAAAATTTAAGTCATTTCGTTCACTTGCTTCTTGTGTAAACTCATACATCCTTTTAATTACACTTAAAGCAAATTCATGAACTTTTTCATCTTCTGAATGATCTTTTCCAAAAAGTGCTTGACACATTTCTGCCACTCCAATTAGCCCAACAGCTAAAGAATTGTGTTTAACTGATTCTTCCACAGTATCTTTACAATCTTTTGCTCCTTGCATTGTATTATTCTGATACATGAATGGAGCTGCGTTAGGAGACTGTCTTTTAATGATGTCGTATCTTTCAAGCAATCCTTTTTCACATAAATTCAAAGCTTCTTCTAATCCACTCCAAAAACCATCTAAATCAGGTTCTGTTCTTTTACCAAGACAGATACCATATTCAATTCCTAGCTTTGGAAGAATAATCGTATTAGGAACATTGTTCCCTCTTCCTTGTCTGATGTAGCCTAATCCATGTCGATCATACCCAACTAGCGTGCGACAACCCATTGTGGAGAAAAAACTGTCTGGATTATCTGGATCTTCATGAGCTTGACTCCAATCTCCATTACACCAGTTTGGATAAATTCTTTTAGACATAGATTTTAATGCTAACTGTTTTAAATCGTAATTAGGATCTTCTGGATTTGCATTTGTTCCAGATTTATATTGGAAAATACTAATAGGAAAAATACTTGTTAAATGGAATTTTCCAATTCCCTCAATACTTGCTTCCATCATCCATTTAGTAACAAGTCTTCCTTCAGCTGAAGTATCTCTTCCAAGATTGATAGATGTAAAAGGAACTTGAGAGCCCTGTCTTGATTCGAGCGTATTTAAATTATGGTAAAGAGCCTGGGCTGCTTGAGCCCCTTCTTTTTCCAACATTGCAAGTGCATATTCGTATACTTCTTTATGACTTTTTGCTTCTTCATCCTCAATAGATAGCTCTTTTGGAACACTGTTGATATATTTTTCATCTGCATGTACAATCCATTTGAGACCATCTTTATAATGCTTTGCGAAACTCATTCTTACTAAAGGAGCTAAATCATAATCTAAATGAATAGTCCCTACTCCTCCGTACTGTATCTGCGATTGGCATTGGAACGCAACAGCAATAAGTTGACAACCGCTACTAAAAGAAGCTGGGGGTCTTACATCACCATTTCTCGTTTTGAACCCATTTTTAAAGATTTCATTAAAATTAAGATTTAGACAGTTATGTTGTCCATAAATTGTTTTTTCCAAGTCGTGTTGATACACCAACATTTCTTTGTGAGCATTGGCCACTTCTTCGCTCAAGCCTCCAAAGTCAAGAGCGATAATTTTACCAATGTCTGCAGATGCTTCTTTTTCTCTACCTGAAAAACTATGCTCATCTACATTTGCATTTGCGTTTTGTACATTATCAGCTTCAACTCTACTCAGATAATTTTTAATAATCTTACTCTTCTTGTTTCTAATTCTACTTCTATCGTTGCGATAAATAATATAGGCCTTAGCAACATCCTTTCTGTCGCTTTCCATAAGTTTTTCTTCAACAAGATCCTGAATGGTTTCAACTGATAAAATCTCACCCTGTGTCATTACAAATGCTGCAATACCCTCTGCGATTTTCTTAGTATCAACTGTAATCTGTTTATCTACATCCATAAAAGCTTTAAGAATAGCCTGTACAATTTTTTCTTCTCTAAAGGATACTAATCTTCCATCTCTCTTAACTACCTGCACTGTTTATTCCTCCTTATCAAAATCTTCTACGTTTTTAAGTTCTTCTAAAATTTCATCTACTCTCCTTTTAGATCCTTTAATATCCTTGTCAATAATTCCATGCCATTCATCAAAGATCTGTTTCATTTCTTTAAGATTTTGTTCAGATTCTTTATGTAATTTTTTCTTCAACTTCCGAGTATCTCTTTTAATCTCATATAACTTTTTCAGTTTAGAACCTAATCTTTTAACACTCTTCCCTAAAGAAGCAGCCTTTTCTTTAGCATCTGCAATCTCAGTAGGTCTTGTATAATCAAATTTCACAAACATTGGAATCACCATTGTCTGTTCAAAATTTTTCAATATGTAAGAATCCAGATCTTCTTTTTTCGTTGTAACCATTGGAAGAGGCTGATTAGTACTCAGCCTCTCAATACACTCTTCTGTAATACATCTCTCTGTTTCGTCCATGGCCTCTGTCATAGATGATCCATAACAAAACATATGCAAATCTGGAATTTCTACTAAAATATTCCCACTCTTATTTTCTTTAAGAACGGCACGATATTCTACTATGTATTCCATTAGCCTTCCTCACACTCTTTCTCGTAAATATAACGAACAGCATCAACAGTTTCTTCAAGATTATCATTGTCTAACATGTAATCTGCTAACATATCTGCATCCTGAAAAGCCTTCTCATCATAAAGATCTCTTAAAAGAATGGTCTGAGATGTTCTTCTATCTTTCTCCATTCTCTTAATACGTTCATCTCTTGGACATGTTAGTCTAACAACAATAATCTTTTTGTCTCCCTTATATGTTTCTCGAAGCATCTTAATACCTTCGCAGTCACATACATAGATGTCATTCTCATTAACCTGCTCTTCAGTTGCACAATAAAAATAGCCGCTGTATTTATTTTCAGCGACTTTGTCTTTTAGCAATAAATATTCTCCTAAAGAAACGAATGTATGACCATCTTCATTTTCATCTCTTTTAGGTCGAGTCGTATAGCTCTGAAGAACTTTCATGTTATACTTATTTCTTAATTCATTTGCAATTGTTGTTTTACCTGTTCCACTTTCTCCAAGTAAAACTAATAATACTTTACTCATTTGATTCTCCTTTTACCAATTCATTATTACCCCAATAAGTAGTGTAATAGAACCAACCAGCCTGAGAGCTGCGCCTATTATTGATAAATCTACATCATTGCTTGTATCTCCTTGATGCTGAATAAACCAGCCTGGGATAAAAGTACAAGCCCATACAATAATACAAAATGTTGTAATTGTCCCTTTATTCATTAAAGTCCTCCTAATAATCTAACAGCGATTGAAATTGAGTAATAAACAATCCAAAAGAAATATCCGGCCATAAGAATTTCACGACCTTTTTCTCGTTTTTCTTTGTCTTCTATTTTTTTACCTTTGTACATTAAATAAGCTCCTGATCCAATTAAAAGCACCCAGATCAGAATTCCAACAATGTTAATTCCTATAAAAATACTTTTCAAGATTTCTCTCCTTTCTTACTTTTAACTTCTTCTATCAATGTGTCTAATTGACGAATGTATTTGCGATTACCTGTTACTCTCCTATGACTCTCTAATGTCCGTAAATTCCTGCTTCTTGGCAATCGCTTCTTTTCTACATTCTTTTTAATGCTTAAAGCGACCCTGAAACTCCTACAATGTGTATGTAATGCAAAGTTGTCTGGATTGTATAAAATCCATTCATCTTTGTCTTTATGTGCCTTTTTAATCTTGAGCACTTGATCACTTCTTTCTTACAAAATAAATCGAAGGATTGCTAACAACACTCCGACTATAAGTACAAATTTAATTGAAAATGTAACAGTTGGTGCAATCAATGTAAGTACCCACAACATTCCTGCTGCTAATATAGAATAGATTGCAAACCAGATTAATATCCAAATGATCCCTAAAACTAGAGCCATGGCACAACCTATATGGATATCATTTCTATTTAAGTTCTTCATTTGATACCTCTTCTGTAGATTCTTTTACTGCTTCTGTAGACTCGTCATCAACATATTCACTGTCAGAATCGTCATATTTAGGTTCATATTTCTCATACTCTTCCTGTGTCGCTGGCTCAGTTACAACACTATGGCACTTCTTACAAGTTTTTTCCCATACGTATCCTTTTTCAGAGTCATATGCAATGCTAGTATCCCAATCGTGATTGCATTTTTCTAAAGAATCATCTTCGTATTCATCAGGATTTTCAAATTCATCTCTATCGATTTCCTCAGTTGATTCTTTAGGCGTATTATTTAATGATTCTTCTTTTGTTTCATTCTGAAACTCCACTTCGTCAACTGTTTTTAATTTTTTCTTTTGTTCAGTTGTTGCTTCAGTTGTGGCAGCCGCTGTAGCCTTGGCAGAGGTTTCAGTTGATTTACCCACTTTCTTTGTCTCTGGTGATGCGAAAGCATAAAAAGATGCTGCACACGTTAATGTAATAGTAACAACTCCTGCAATAATTAATTTTTTCATTATCATTGAAAATATCTCCTATTTATCTGTGCTACCAAAACCGCCTTCTCTTGTTCCTTCAGCTTCATCGTCTTCTGTTGTAAAATATTTCTGGAAAATAAACTGACAAATACCATCTCCTGGATTAATACTCATAGGCTTGTCTCCTTCGTTTCTGATCTTTACAAAGATATGACCCTCATTGCCTTCATTATCAGCATAGTCGCTGTCAACGATACCAACTGTGTTAGCTAATCTTGCATAATACTTAAATCCTAATCCACTTCTTGGATAAGCTCCTAAGAAAATATCCTGAGGCATATATGCCTTAAGCAATGTAGGTAATTTAATTTCCTGTCCAGGTTCTAAGCAGAAACCAATTGGACTATAGCAATCATATCCTGCAGATCCTTTTGTAGCTCTCTTAGGAAGTTCTACGGTCATTGCAGCTAATTCCTCATCTGGTACTTTAAATCCTTCTGCTGAGAAGAACTCTTTTAATGATTTTACTTTTTCATCTTTTCCTACGTAACTAAACTTAATTCTTTTGCTCACTTTGTTGTCTCCTTTTTCTATGTAATCTACTAATTCTTTGAAATATGGCACATTGTCTAACATCCACTGACAGAACTCTCTCCATTCATCTAAGCGGTGATTGCGTCTTGAAAAGTACATGTTCAATAAAACTTCATAATTTAACGTTAAATTCGCTGTTTGTAAATAGCCCTGTGGAAGCATACCTCTAATAGTTTGAAAAATCTTTTCATCTTTTGTTTCTAAATATAGGGCTCGTAAATAATTCAATGATTCAATTAAATTTTCATAATAAAAGCAAAGCTGAAATAAATCTTCATTTTCTGATCTTGGCAGGGCATATTTTAATTGATTAGCTTGTTTTTTAGTGATTTCCCATTTCTCCGCCAACTCAGTATATGTTAACCCATTCCGAACATCTAATAAAAATTCGGCCCTGTCTTTAGTGCTAATAATTTTAGTTTTGCTCTTCCACGTTCTATACGTTTTATGTAAGCCGCTAAGCTCTTTGTATAACCCCTGTTCAACTCCCTTTTGCATGTTTTCAGAAGCTGTAACCCATTCTAAATTTTCGGCACAATTGTTGCCTTTATTCCCATCGATATGGTTTACCTGATTATAATTTTCGTCTTTTTTGTCACACCAAACAGAAGCAACCATTCTATGTAACTGCATGTGTCCACCGTTCCTCCCGCTTAATTTGACAATAAAATAACCATTTCTATTTTGATAAATAGTAACAGGAGCTTCTTTAAAATGCCTTGTTCTCCCTGTCCCATATGAATCTGTATATGTAAAAGCTTCTCTTAAAACATATCCGTTTCTATAAACCTTATATGTTTTCCCGTTATGATCGGTAAATATTCTATAATCATCATCTGAAACTTCGTATGGATATTCTAATTTATATTCTTTCTTCTTAATTGGTGAAAGAATTTCATATATACGTTCGTCCATAATGCTAAAATCATTGATGTCGAATTCGTTCGAAACTCCTTTATGCATAAAACTACAACTGTTTCTAACGGTTCCAACCTTGTATGTGTCGATTTCATGCCATACATACAAGGGTGCTGTAATTCTTACTCCTACCTGCATCATTCTTAGGTATTTTCTGTGATCGGTACCTGCTTTGGCTAATTTTTCCATTAAAGCGAAATCTTTGTCTCCTAAAACCATTCCTCTAATAGGATCGAAAGATCTGCATCTATCTCCGCCATTTGAGGGACAGTCTTGACACGCATTAGTGTCTGTACATTTAAAACTATCGCTTAATTTATGACTGTCCATAGGGTTACGCATACCTTCTATAATAAAATCCATTTGCTCTGGACTTGGAAATACTGGATGTTCAATCTTAATCATTTACGCAACCCTCCAGATTTCTAATTTTTCTCTGAAGTTTAGCAATGATTCTACTACACTGAGTACCTCTACTCTTTAAAAGTTCCACTCTGCTTTTTAGTAATGTGATTCTTGTTTCTGTTGTCATGTTTCTTCTCCTTTTCTTTGTAAATTAAAAAGAACCCGATGTATTTACATCGAACTCTAATTTGCTTAAATATTTAATTATTTCATATCTTCCTTGTGTAGATTTACATATGAGTAAACAAGATCATATATTTCTCTACGAGAAAGCATATTTCCATATTTTTTAATATAGTTATTAAATGTTTTTTGTACTTCTTTATATGAGACATCATATACTAGAGCAATACAAAATGGATCATATACAAGAACTTCTTCAGGGATAATTCATACAATCACCTCTCTAAAATGAAAATTTATTAGCGGCTTTATAGGCCAACAGATTTACTAAATGAGTTCTCTTTACAGAAATACTATTCTTGCTTACTGCATATCTAAGGGCATTGTTTTGTGCAACCATATAACATTTATCAATAGCTCTTGTCATTGCTGTGTATACCCATTCTCTTGAAAGTTGTATGAATGATCCAAAATCTAGCCCAACAATTACTTTCTTACACTGAGATCCCTGTGCTTTATGACAAGTGATTGCATATCCTAGTTCTAAATCTTTCCAGTTTTTCTTTGGAAGAATCATAATTCCCGGAATATCCTGAAAATCAACAGCAATCGTATTAGCATCTATATCAATGTTTTTAACAACTCCTATATTCCCATTGAAGATTCCCGCAGTAAATTTATTCTTTGCATAATAATCATTCTGCACATTAATTATCTTATCTCCCTCACGAAGTATCCAAGCTTTAGAACTTTTTTGCACAAACACTTCCTTCTTTTCAGAACTATCTGGATTGTACAGTGATTGTAAAGCTGCATTTAAATTGTCTACACCCGACTCGTTTTTATACGATGGAGCAATTACCATAAGATCCATAATGTCTGTTCCATCTTCAAGTTCGGATGAAGCATGTTGCATTACCTTATAAAACGTATTACTTTTATCTGAGAAGCAATCTAAAACCAAGTCATTAAGTTTACCTCTAACCTCAGTTCCAATCCAATCTTTTTCAATAAGTTGAATACCCTTTCTGGCTTTTATGCTCTCTGTAATAATTCCTGAATTAGCAGCCTGCCTATGGATCTGGCTTAATTCAATAGAAACAATTTCCTTTGATGCAATTAAATCAGCCGCTATATTCATGCAACCAATACATTCAAGCTGTCCTGTGTCTCCTAACATGATTAACTTTGATCCTGTTTTAATTGCTTTTACAAGTCTGTTAAACAATTCTCCGTCTACCATTGACACTTCATCAAGAATGATAATATCTCTTGGTAATTTATTATCTTCGTGAAAAACAAAACCACCGTGATCACGATCCCCTTTAGGGAATCCTAATAAACGGTGGATTGTATATCCTTCTTCATGTGTAATTTCAGCCATTCTTGCTGCAGCTCGTCCACTTAAGGCCGTTTGTGCATATGAATAACCCTGTAAAACAGCGATCATAGCATCTACAATTGATGATTTACCAGTACCAGCTTTACCTGTGATAACAACTACTTGATTCTCTAAGACTGCTTTAATACCTTCAATCTGTTGTTCATTGTACTCCCAACCTTGATCAATTTCCTTTTGCTTAATGATGTCTTTCCAATTAGAATACTTGAAATCGTTTTCTCCATCTCTTATCCTAATTAGGTTCTCAGCAACGCTCATTTCTAGATCGTAGATCCTTTTTAATCCTACAAACTTACGATCGTCACTAAACCATAGTTGATCATTTACATAATCTAAACCACCTTTTAGGGCCTCATCTGAAATATCATCTCCAAAAAACTCTATCATTGTATCAATAAAATTGATTGGCTTTTGAGTTTTTGAGACAATACCATTCTCTATCTCTGTATTAGCATCTGCAGGAATATATGAATATCCCTCATTCGCTCTCTCTTGGAGATAATATAATATGTAAGTACCAATTCTTTCTGGTGAATCGGGCTTTAAGCCACCTTTCATAGCAATCTCATCGCACTTGTGCCATCCAACACCATTAACTTCAATAAGCTTATATGGTTTATTCTGAATAATCTCAACTGCAATATCAGATGATTTATAATGATTTACAATTCTTCTCAATAACGCTTCTGTCAAACCGTATTCACTAAGCTCTTTCATTGCGTTTGATAATGGCATATATGTTTTGAACTTATCAATCCAAGCAACTGCTGTCTTCATACCACAATTTTTAACTTTGACCAATGAAGATATATCACCATCTTTCAATGTCATGTATGGATCATCTAATGCCTCATACATTTCTTTTACCTGAAGTTTTGTAAAGATAATATCTAAAAATTCTTTTTGACCTTCTTTACTTTCAATTCCATTTGGCAAATATAAATTGATCGAATTAACTTGATACTGCTTTCCATATTTCTTATTTTCTACTTCTGTAGCTGAAATTTCATAGTCGGCATCTTCCATTAAATATGGCATGATACCGACTACTGTAAATGTTTTATATATTGGATGAATTTCAACCTCGCCATCAATCTCTTTTACAAGATCAAAGGAAGCAATTGTAAAATAAGAATCATTGTTTCTATGTATAGTTTTAACTGCTTTTCCTATACATCTCATGCTTCTCTCATCCTTTCTGTCATTACCTCTACTCCTTTCTCTCCGATGTTTGTAATCAATGATGTAGTATGTTTGAAGATTGTGTCTCCATAGTTATAGCATCTGAACATATCGCCATTGCGATACCCCGTAACCATTATCATTTGACCTCTCTTGAACCAAGACTCTTCTATTGAGGTCTTCTTGTTATAATGTAAGAAAGCCCCTTTGGTATATTTCACATTTACAACTCCCTCAGGGGTCAATAATGTAACCGTATGTCGATCCTTATTCTTGTCTAAGACAGTTCCCCAGATCTTACTAATGAAATACTTAGGAAACTCTTTGACTTCTTGAATCTCTTGTCCATTCTCAACCCTCTTAACCTTTCTTTTATACGTAGATGCAACTACTGGTTCTTCTGAAAGATTAAAGAAATTGACAATATTAAATTCATCTCTGTTAAGGTCTGCCAATTCATGTTCATGTACATAAACACACAGTGATTCCATTTCCATATGAGAAGTGGTTCCTGTAACCACTTTCTTAGCTTCATCTTTCACGAGAGCTTTATTATACTTAAGTAATGTATTCGGATTAGCCAGATATTCTCTAAGAGGCTCTAATTTCTTTTCAGTTTCTTTATTAAATTTCTTTTTGTAAATCAAATAATGTTCATCTTTAACGTCATAGATGGAATCTTCTGTGTAGTGATTTATGAAAAATTGCATTGCTCTATCATCTAGTTCAATGATTTCATCATGATAGCCACACTTCAACATTTTTCTTGACGGATCAATATATTTCTTTACAACTTTCAATTCTTTTACATACTGCGAGAAATTGTATACTTGAATTCCATCTAAAACTTCATCTGGAATAAGATTAAGCTCTGGATACATAAATTGTAATTCCTGCATACGATTCAATTGTGATTTAGTCAGACTTGAGATTAGATTACATTTACATAATCTTACGATCGTATAAAGTAAATCTACTCTGTTTTCATCAAATTCATCAAAGCAACCTGCTTTAATTAATTGAATCATCTGACCTGTTTTGACTAGCTTTGTGGCAACCATTCTTTCATAAAAATCTTCGAATGAAGCGAATGGCCTTGCTTGTCTTATAATTTCTACTACATCATCACCGATTCCTGAAATACTCTTTAATGCAAATAAGATTGCATTGTTCTCTTCATCGGCTTTAAATCCTAATTCCGCTTTGTTAATCAGTGGAGCTTGAATTTTAATACCTCTCTTCTGCATTTGTGCTATAGACGTTGCTACTTTTCCGTAATCTGTGGACTGCTTAGATCCTTTGGATTCTTCATCAGCTCCTGCATTTACGGTTAAGCAAGCTGTATTCCAATAAATAATTGGATAATGGTATGCAAGATTTAACTCCTGCAATCCTATAGCACTGTATGGATAGGTATGATTCTTAGAAAAGGAATACCCAAGCTGTTTCCCTACGACTTCTTTCCAAACGTAGTTCAACAGATTATCTGAAGCATGGTTTTCTTTTCCTCTCTCAAAAAATTGCTCTTTCATTGCTTGCTGTAAAGCTGGTTTCTTCTTCGCAATACTTTTCCTCAGCTTATTGCTATCAGCAACACTAAAATCAGCAATCTCTTTATCCATACTGATTTCCATTACAATTTCCTGAGTATCACCTACACCATAATTGGATTTGAGGTATTTCTCTAAAATTTCAATTTCATGATCAGTCAAATGATACTTCGTTTTCATCAAGTCATACCATTGGCCAATATCATTTTTAAATCTAATATAAGTATCAATCGGCTGTTCAGCTCCCTCTTCTGTTACCATAAGTCTCATAATAGAGTTTGCTGCAGCCAATTCTTCTAAACTATGAGGTTGGATACGCCTTGCGGCCTGTAACCCAGTCTGTGTATTAAACTGGAACAGATCCACAACTTTGTTTTCTGCTACCCAATCCCACATTTCTCTAGTTTCATAATCAAGAACATCTGGATGAAGATATTTATCATACGTTTCTCTTAAAGATCCTTGCCATTCCATATACCCTGCATCAATGAGCTGTTCCATTGTCAGGCGGATCTTGTCAAGCGCTTCAATCGTTAAGAAATCCATCTTTAACCCACCACACTCATCTGAATCAGCCATATTAAACTGAGTGGTTAACACTCCATTTGGGGCTTTCATTCGAGCATTGTGAGCAATAAAATCTTCATTAAAGACATATACTGCAGAAGCATGAATAGATCTTCCACAAATTAGTCCTTCAATTCCCATTGCAATGTCAAGTAATTGATCATGACTTCTCATTTCATTCTCAAACCCTGACACTGCTTCTCGTTCTTTTTCTTCGTTTCCGTATATACAATCATGTAAACTCCATGTAGCACCTCTTGTTACTGGTACCATTCCAGCCAAATAACTAGAAGTATCTGGATCAATTCCTAAAGCTCTACATGAAGTTAAAATAGCCGATTTGCTACCTTCTGTTTTGAATGTACAACAATTTAATACTCTTCTTTCTCCTTTTCGATCTTTTACAGCAGAGATAATTTGTTCTCTACGATTCTTTTGTGAATCAATATCAACCGATCTACCGTCACTTTCGTGATATTTCTGTACGGACTAGACTATCTCATCACCCAATGTTAATCCATTGGCTTGCTTATACAAGGATTTCTCGTGTGTGGCACTACAGATAAGGACTTTCACCTTATTCCTCTTAGGACAGTTTTATAAGTTTGTCCAATTTAGTCGTTACACTTCTTTACTTAGCACGGTATTGCCTGCTATCTCTTTCAAGACCGTAGGTTCTCTTAGTCAGTGTATTCGAGCCTTGCCTTATTTAACTGATACCGTTAGCACTTTCGCACACCTTACATTTGTAAGTTCACCACATTTTGTCATATATATCACTATATAAGCGGACTTTTTCAAATCCGATAACTCTGCTTTCTCATGGGAAATATGTCTCCAATGAGGCAATCCCCAATCTAAAGGATTCATTTGTATTAAATCAATTAAATACATTGTATACATACCAGTAACTGATCCTCTGGCTACTCCTACTAAGCTATCTCCCTCTTCCCACATGATATTGATTAGTTCTAAGGTTGATATATAATAGGAAGAAATACTTGACTTAATCTTCTCTGTAACTAATGCCATCTCTTGTAATTCAATAGCTATTCGTTCCACTTTTTGCTCTTCGGTAAAGTCATTCCTGCGAACTTTTGCATGAATTTCTTTCTTCTGATATCCCTTTTCAATTAAGTACAACAGATATCTGTCATAGATGTTGCTGCTATTTGCGTATTCCTGCAGTGTTGTAAATCTCTGATAATATTTTTCAAAATAATTTTCTACTTCAAATTTTGGTACTTCTGCTTCAGGGACGATCGTAGAACAACTTAATGAATACTCTTTAATCTTGTTTCCAATGATCGCTGTATTGTTGATAGCTTCTGCTACAGTTTCTTTGTCAAAGTACTTCATGTAATCGTACATTTCTGGAATTTCCATTAAATATGTAGTCTGATAGAAATCATCTACTTCTCTTTCTTCCTCTTTACTTTGCAAATACGCTTTATGAATCATCTGAGAATTCTTAGATAAATAATGTGAATCGGTTGTTATGATACACTTAATACCATAAACTTTTGACAATTTAAGTAACCATTTATTAACCTTTTCTTGTTCTTCAGATGCTCCCGGTTGCATTTCAAAAAAGAAATCTTCACCAAACAAATCAATGTTCCATCGAACGAAATCATCAATTTTACATTTGGTTTCATATACTTCCAGTTCACTTTGAGCTTCTTCCATTTGCGTAATCAATGTAGGAAGCTCTCCGCCTAAGCAAGCTGTCGATGCAATCAAATGACCCGGTTCTTTTCTTATGATCTTCTCAAGGTCTGATTTCTCAGTTGGAACTCTTGTCATTTTTCCTGTTTGAAAAGATCTATCCCATGCATTTGAACTCAATTCTCTAAGCTGCCTATGTCCAATTTCATCCTTTGCTAAAAGAATGTAATGATAAAACAACTTCCCATCTCCAGCTTTAAAATTTTCCTTTATGTAATCTGCAGTTCCATTGACCAGATAGATTTCATTCCCAAGAATCAATTTAAAATCCTTGGGAATGTTACCTTTCTTTTTCTCATCACGAACATAAATCATTGCCTGAATATGACCACTTAATGTTTCATGGTCGGTGATCGCAATTCCTTTCATGCCCAATTTAACTGCTCTTTTGATTAACATAGGAATCTTATTGATACAATCAATTAATCTGATATTTGAATACTCAGTATGATTGTGTAATGAATAAAATTCTAAATCTGTCATGTTATCTCCTAGAAAATAAACTTTCTATTTGAACTAATATCTTGTTTCTCTTCATACCGAGCATTAACCTTAAACGTCTTCTGGGTGGGTGTCCATAAAGAATAATAAGGGCACATACCTTTCAATGTCGGATCAGCGTTCGGTGTATGACCTGCAAAATCACACCAGTAACATAATGGAGTTGCATTTGGAGCAAAATCATTATCTTTTGTAATCTGTTCCTCATGTTCAAGAAGGTTTCTCAATTTCTTAAGTCCTCTCTTGAAATAGCCTTTTGTACACACACCATCTTCTTCTGTTACCTGTTGATCAATACAAATAAAGTCATACTCGTGAGCAACTGGAATCTTACCAAACAATGCATAACAGGCCAGATCATATATAAACATCTGTAATGGAGTCTTCAATTTGTCTTCTGAAAACACCTTCTTGGATGTCTTATAATCAATAACTTTTAGATTCCCGTCTGCATCCTGATCCACTCTATCAATGAATCCATGTAAAACGATTTTCCCATCGAAACTAAAAAAGAATGGCTGTTCCGTACAAATCGGATGCCATTCTTCTGATTCCATTCTACTTAGCAATACCTGTGTCTCAAACAAGTATGCCTTTTCAGGATAGTTCCTTCCAGTTGCATTATCTCCCTCATAGAAGTCCATTAAATATTTACCTGCAAGACCCTTAACTCCAAGGAGTTCTTCATCTGGAACCCCATCATTAAGCATCTCTCTAAGCTTTCCATAATCAACTTCTTCCCCAGAGAGAATCATATTTCCTTTTTCTTCTAAAACTCTATGTAATAAACTACCAAATTCCAAAGGAATTGTTGAACTTTTTGAATAGTTTTTGTCTACGTATTTCAGTTTATATCTTCTGTTACATTGGTGTAATACATCAAGTTTGGAATAACTGAACTGCGGTAGCCCAGACTCTTTTGCCTCATCTTTGGTCATATTCACTACAGAGTCTTTGATCAATTCAATTAAATCATTTTGGACTATCATTGTTTACTTCCTCTTCTACTTCTAATCTTTCTGCATCAAACCAATCTCCACAAGGTCTCCCTGTACTGTCGATACCTTCAATGTAATACCGATTCGGGCACTTGTCGTAATAATGCGCAGCAGCAGTCACAATACCGCAATAACCAGTAACTGTATCTACTACCTTTGTACCATAATCAAGAAATGCTAATCTTCTCATGGTTACTCCTTTCTCTCTTTTGGCTTTACTTCAATCTTATCATCTAAGAGCTTTTCAAAGATTTCTTTCCCTCTATCAGAAGGACTATCTTTTTCTTGAAGTAAATTCTGTCGATCCATAATCAGGTAAACTGACATATATGGATTTAGTTTCTCAGCAAGCTTGCACAATTTTTCATAGTACAGCAATGCTCTTTTGCTTTTGTGATCGATATATTCCTTATCAAAAGCAATATAACATCGATCAACACCTAAGCTTTTTATAATCTCACATTGATGATCTGTCAGATTTGATCCACATACCGCCAATGCATAATTATAATCTGGATACATTGTTTCAATTTGCAACACAGACTTTTCACTTTCAACCAAAAACAATCTTCCAGACCGAACAATCGCATCTTTGTTTTGATACAATCCATATAATGTATCTCCCAAATTATGCTTCAAAGTCTTTCCTTCCACTGTAATTGGCATATATTTTCGTCCAGCTGCTAATTCTTCTTCATTTAAGTTTCTTCCTCTGATACCTATTAGATTTCCACAAATATCTCTATGAGGAATGATTATTTTATTCTCTTTGCCCCAATAGCTAATTTCAAATTTCTTCATGGATTCTGGACTAATATTGTCTTTAATCCATAATTCATGAGGTCTGTAACAAAACATTTCAAGTATATTCTCACTGATTGCTCCTGGATTTCTAAATTTCTTTTCTTTCTGAGTAAACTTAGATAACCAACCCCAATCATCTATTTTCTGTTCCTTGAATTGTTCCAACTCATCATTCTCAAACAATAATAAATTAGATATATTTGCTACGTATCTCACTGCTTGAGGAAAAGATATTGTAATACCTACACTTCTTTTGCTTCTAATTACCAGTTCATAAATGTCAAATGAGTCACCACAATCTGTGTAACAATGAAACATTCGAGAATCTGGATAATAATACAGCTTAAATTTACTTCCATGATGACATATTGTCTGAGCAATTAAATTTCCTTTATCATCTAAGATTGGTTCTTCCGATCCTAAATCCCTTAGGATTGCTCTAATATCATCAAGAGTTAAGCTCTCCTTGATCAAATCCTTATCTAAGCTCTGCATGTTAAACACCTCCTAAAAGAAAAACTGCTTAATAGCTTCATCGTGTTCTTCTTCATTTAATGGAATGTCGTCATGCTCTACTGAGTTATCTTCAAGAATCTGTTCTACATTTTCAATTGTTATTTGTTCGACTGGTATAAGCTCATTGTCATTGTTTGTTACAAACAGATCATATGATCTACATGTACCTAGATCTGCATGAAGCCACAATCGAACTCGTGAAATCTTTCCTCTTCTTACCTTATATATATGGTAAATTAAGTTTGGATTCATCGTTACGCCTCTGTCTTCTAAGATCGGTTCTACTGCTTTGAGTTCCTCTCTTGTCGGAGGCATTGATATAATACCTATATCTATCTTATCTGCTATACTTTTTGCCACGTTAATCCCATATTTCTATGAGCGCTGACTATCTCTTACTTACGTTTCCGTAAGAACCCTGTTTGGGAAAGCGTATCAATAGCTCTCCTACTCCCATTGCTGGGTTAGTCGATACATCGCTGCTACCTGAACGTCCATTTAGACGCTCAGATGCCATGACACGGGATTATCTTCATCTTTACATGGTAAGACTTCCCCGTTAGCATTATTAAAATACCCCGCTGATAAACGGATAAGGAGTTACAGGCACTTCCGTACCTCGCAAGAGAGTCTCGTCTTTATCTCTTGCATTTTTATACTCTCCATTAAGCTGTGTACTTGAATCAATATGTACTCCTAACTTATTGCAGAGTTCTTTTAGCTTTATAGCAAACATATATAAAATCTGATGTTCTTGTAATTTCATTCCCTTTGACATACTGGCAATTTGCATAATCAACTTTACTGATGTATGAATGTAGTCAAAGCTCACATACAGCACACCTTTTTCTTTTTTATATCTCTTGATTAGATTCTCAATATCATTAATATCAAAATCATCAATGTGTTCAATATATAAAGGGGCGCTCTCAATAAACTGAATAGCTTTATCTACACGTTCTTCTTCATCTCCTGAATATTTACCATCCAAGATTTTAGATTCGTTTACACCACTTACAAAAGCTATGATCATACTCTGGATCTCATCTGCCTCTAATTCTGTTAGATCGGAAGA